TTGGCGCGGCAGGGGTTTGTATTCTGAGGCCGAGTGTGGTAAAGTATATACAATCTTGCAACTAATAACGATGTTACGATATAAAACGACTAAAATGCCACCATTACTACACCACTACTACACCAATTTCTCAGCTACACCATAGCGGCACATTCGAGTGCCGCAGTCAAATCCGATTTTGAGTCTTAATCCAAAGAGCCCTGATGTGACAGCCAGCGCCCAACAAGAGCATTAAAATTGAAAACCGTATTTGAAACGATGTGCCGAGCAGCACATCATCACAAGGCGTGTAGCAACCTGCGACTTGTGTTTGCTATTGGTTACAGCCCGTGATATAATATAATCAAAGAAAAACGGAGACGAAAACTATGACGAATCCTTCTGTGAACTATGAAGCCAAAAAGAAAATTGTACAGGCCGGCGAAAGCCGCACATGTAATAACTGGGTCGAACACACAGATGTCACGCCACAGGACTTCCTAGAGGCATTAGAATGGGTGTGTGAAGATCCGTTCGATGAAGAAGGTCGTATCACTCGCGAAATCGGTCTGGAACAAAATAAGATTGTCCGCCTTCAAGTTTTTAGAGACGATAGCACCGGCCTTATGAGCCTTGTGGATATCGAAGTGCTGAAGAAACCATTACCGCATTGTTGGGAAGGCGCATGGTTTGCTGACGGATTCTACCGCAAGATTTTGTTGTCTGCAAAAGAACGGGTATGAAATAAATCAGGAGGATATCAACGATGACTATGTGCGAGAAGCTCGGTTTCAAATCTGTGGTGCAATACAAAGGTGTCTCCATGAACGTTGATATGGATGCCGTTGTAGAAGAAGCCGAGAGACGAATTAAAAAACAACACGATCGCGACGTAGAACTATCAAAAAGCACCGGAATTGTTGATCCATACTCTCATTATAGCGACGAAATGATGTATCAGCTGGCGTATGACGAGATCACTTGGAAAATGCTTAGTGCAGAAGCAAAGCGACAGTTTGACGCGACTGGTGAATATGACTATATTGACGCCCTTGAACCAATGTCTATGGAAAAAGAAGATGCTATTATTAAAGCGCTTCGAAATCTTCGCAAGCAATATATCATGTACGAGTTAAATCGTGAAACTCCTGAACACGAACAAAATTATTTTGAATATAAAGCAAGACATGACCATCTTTGTGAGCTAAGAAAACCATTTGTAATGCGGAAAAACCCGAACTGGATGTATAATCTTGGGCTACTACCTGAAGAGGAAAAGTAATATGAAACCAGATGATGGTCGTCCAGCAAAAACCACAAGATGCGATAAAAAACGTAGCGAATCTATTCTGAAAAAGCGCAGAGAACAATATATCGGCTCTATCATAAATGGATGGAAAATAACAGACGTTTATAAAAAAGAAGGAGAACGAGATTATTTTTGTACAGGGGTTTGCCCTCTATGTAATCGTCCAGCAGAGATGCGTTTGGCTCAAGTGAAAAAAATCAACAAGTGTATGAAATGCACAAATAATATTGCTAAGCCTGCTGAAACAATTAAAAAGATATCAAACGTAGACGGTTCCAGCTTAACGTCTATAAAGGCGCGACTCGAAGGAAAGATAAATCGCAATTCGACTACTGGCGTGACGGGTGTTTGCAAAGATAGCAACAAGTATAGAGCGGCCATAACCTTTAAAGGTAGGCGAATTCACCTTGGCATGTATGAAGATATTAACGATGCAATCAAAGCTCGAAAAGAAGCTGAGAAGATGATATACCAAAAATATATTGATCAGCATCCTAATTGGGAACAAGAGATGAAGGAAGCTCTTGAAGCAATGAAAGGTGACAACTCCAATGAACAATCCAACAATACTTGATATCTCACTCGGTTTTGTTCTGCACAAACATAGCAGAGACGAATTCAATCGCAAAAATAACAAAGCACAAGCCATCCGCGAAATGAGCGACGAAGAACTTGCTGCACTCTTAAATGAGCTAGTAGCCCAGCAAGATAATTGCCCTCGTACAGTTAGCGGTTGGAAAGAATGGCTGAATGGAGAGATAAAGTGATGAAACATAAAATTGTAGACGTGGCTCCTTTGATGGAATATTATCGCAACAAACTTTTGACAGATGGAGATAACCCAACAATCGAGGAATTTCTTGAAAAACTAAGAGAACTCCCTGATTTTCAAATTGATATAATAAAACGCTAAAAAATGGGGTACTGGTCCAATTAAGGATCAATACCCCATCTATTTTATTCTATTATTGAGTCAAGAACTGAATTTATAATATCAAGACTTATCTGTCCTGGAGCGCTAGAATCTCCAGCGCTTGCGAATGTCATTGCAGAGCCAAATACTTCTCCACACAATCTGCTGACAACCCCAAGATTACTCATGCTGATTGTAATAATAGGAGTAGCAAAATACTTGTTTTTCATTTCAATGGTAGCAGACAATAGAATCAGCACATCCGTGCTATCGTGCGGCATAACTGCTACTTTCGGTATATCAGCTCCGACCTGTTGCATTTTTACCATACGTGATACTAGCTCACTTTTATCAGGTGTTTTTTGAAAATCGTGGCTTGAACATACAACCACAGATCCTGAAGAATGCGCATTATCTATAAGCTCACGGATGTCGTTTCCAGCCGTAAAGAATTCTATGTCAATAAGGTCTGCACAATCGGTATCTATTACCGTGTTGATGAAATCCAAATATTCTTTGTGGGTCAAGGGCACTTCTCCGCCCTCATCTTTAGTGCGGAATGTCACCAGCAAGAGCTTGTCCTTTAGTGCCACACGAAGTTTTTGCAAACAAGATACAACAGAATGTGCATCCATGCATTGCTCAAACCAATCAACACGCCACTCCACACAGTCAATACGAAGTCTTGAAAACTCAAAAGCACGTTCTAAAATTTTTGATTCAGTCATTTCAACGATTGGGATTATGACTTTAGGTCTGCCTTCCCCGATATGACAATCACGAACAATAATGGACATAGAGTACCTCCACACATAATAAATACACTATATCCTATATACATTTAGATGTCAACAATCAAATCAAAACGAACCCCACGTTGCCATTCCGCAAATACCGTCAGCCGTCAGCCCATGTGTTTTCTGCCATTCAACAAGTTTTGCTTTCGTCCCAGCTCCAAAAATGCCGTCTGCTTTCACACCCAGATGGCGTTGCAGTACAGTCACAGCATAAGACACGCTATTATAGCAGTCCTTAGAGTCCTGACGAATCGTAGGCATGATTTTACTTACGACCTTATAGGATGTTCCTACTTTGCTGATCCAGCGGCTAGGAGCTTCACGCACATCGACATGAACAAAGCCGCCAGTCACTTGAGCGCGGCTATAATAGCCAATACCACCATGGCTTTTAAAATACGGCAGGGAAGCAACGTATAGTGCAATACGAATCGGGTCAATACCCTTGATGCAAATATCAGCCGCAGTACCAAGGCAGTGCTGGCTATGAGAACTACCACCAATAGAAATGTTATAAGCAGGGGAACGGTAAGCAGAATTGATTTGAACCGGTTTGCCAAAATGATCTCGCACCTGCTGTAAAACTTCAACGAGTTCAGTTGACACAAGGAACTTATCGCTCTTATCATTACAAGCAAACTCATATGCGCAGAAATTTTTGGACAGCTTCTTATTCCAGTCCTTCTTCATTGAATATGTAATAACGCTCATGTCGTCACTCCTTCAATCTTTCTTGAGCTCTGCCTGGATCTTATCATTCTGGATATCGAGCTCCTTAACGGCTGCTTCAATCATCATTTCGATAGTAGGAGTAACATTAACTCCCATCTTCTCAAGCGCTGCGATAACATACTTCTTCTTGTCGGACTTCTCAATAGCGCCAGTGACGCCCAGCTTCTCGGCGGCGCGAACAGCCATCTGAACAACCTTATACATACCAATCTGCTTCAGGTATGGAATACCGTATGCGATGAAAGCAGTGCCCGCACCGGTGATAACGAGCTTCACAACAATAGAAATAACTTCATTAACATAGTCCATCATAATATTTACCTCCTGATAAAATAAAAGGCTCGAAGCATCATAGCCTCGAGCTAATCAATATATATTCATTCTTCAGTCTTCAAGAAACCGTTTGTTTTGAGCATTTCATCATACATTCGCTCAACATTCTTAATCGCGTGTGGCATTTTATTATTCTGGTAGTTTTCATGTGTCTTACAATAATTTTCGTACTTCCAGATGATATCAAGAATCTCGTTATAATCCTCTTCGGTATGTCCAAGACCACGAACTAGTTCATTATTAAAACGGAGGACGCGACTTTTATAATTATCCGCTTTGCGCTCTTCGCTTTCTTCAATGTGATCATCTAATTTCTTACGTGTCTCTTCTTGCGCGGTCTTTACCTGCTTGATTTCATCCATGACGCCTGCATTCATAGCATTGCCAATCGTTTTTGCAATACGCGACCACGGATTGATTTTGATTGGAGATATTTCAATCATCGCCATAACAGCGGCCACAAGACCTCCACTACCAGCCATAACAGAACCAAGATGATTTAATACAAAATCCATTAGGACTTCCGTTTTTATCACCTCCTTTTACTTTAAAATTTGGAGATTGAAATATTACTCCTGTGTGATTTCTTCGAACCCACTCTTAATGAGGATCTCCTTGACCTTCTCCTTCAGCAGACGAGGGCAGCGCCCATACAGAGCCTTTGCTTCCTCCATAGTCTCAGCAGACATGATTTCTTGTGCCCATAACATAGCCATCATAAGTACCATCCTTTCGATTTTTTGTGTGATTCGTTTAAGCATACACAATCTCCGACATTTCCATTAGACATTGTGTCAGCATCTCGTTTTTCTTCTGAAGCTCTGTGATTTTTTCAGAATCCGTCTTTTCGACAGGCTCTGCCCAATCCAGATACTTCTCAGGAGCAGCCGTGACCTTTTCGAGGTCGATTTTGCTTTCATCGGTCACGATTTCCCGGTAGTCGCATTCCCACACCCGCTGTGCAGGTTGAGATTCATCGTATTCCCGTTCCACCCACTGGCCGTTGACACAGATAAAAATATAGATCTTGTCTCCATCAATGATCGTCTTGACGTTAGGCTGCTCTGCATCGAAGCTTGCTTTCATGAGAAACCACCTCCTTTGATAGTTTCACTGTTTTATAGATGTGATATTTTTTCGCCAGCTTTTGTGAATTGGTGTTTTTGATCGTACCAAAGTAGCTTGTGCATTTTTGTGCTTGTTTTAAATTTATCCTGCGATATCGTTTCTTTGTCGGCTTTTTATAGGCACGACGGACACGCAGGAAAACGCGCCTGCGAATCGTTACATGATCCCGATAAACACGAAATCCCATTGTATCAATAAAATCCGTCTCGGACACCTTGTGTACATTCCAAGTTGGCTTTATTGTAAGGCCCATATTTTCATGAGCATATTCAATCGTTCTATCCACAGCCATATGCATTTTCTTTGCGTTGCTACCGAGAAGCAGAATATCATCCATGTAAAACAGGACGTGCTTCACATACGGAATCTGCTTGTCACGGCGCGTATAAAACATCCGTTCGGATATCTCGTGATATAACTGGCTCATGTAAAGGTTACAAAGGTATTGGCTCAGGTACGACCCGATGGATAGACCTGTATCAAATGTGCTAACCAACCTATGTACAAGCCACTTTACATCATCATTCGCAACGTATTTATCTACATAGGCGAGCAACTTGTCCTGTGGAATACTTGGAAAGCATTTCTTCACATCAAGCTGTGCGACATATTTCACATCTTTTTCTTTTAGCCACTTGCGGACATGTTTCATCCCGTAGTTTGGTCCGCGACCGGGTATACTTGCGCACTGGTATTCTCCAATGCGTTTTAGCATATCTTTCATCGCCCAGACTGCAACATAATCATAGAGCTGCTGGCTGACGTGCTGGATACCAATCCGTCGCAATTTATGATTCGATGAGTCTATCTTTTCTTTGTACCAGATTGGTACGAAATTAAGCTCTCGTGCTTTAAGCTGCTTTTGCATATGGTGTGCGGCGACGATAACCAATCCTGGCTTTTCTCCGTTCTTGATGGCATAAAGGATTTCTTCTTTTGACCGTCCAGTCAGTCCAGAGAAATATTCCAACACATCGCGCCGTTTCCATTTCTTGCGCAAACACTCAGCAGCACAGAACTGTAAAAATTCAAAATCAAGGATATCAACGTTCTTACAATAACGTTTCATACGCATCCTTTCTAAGGTCAACCGAATTATCTCGATTGTTTGCTATACAGGGCTTTCACTTGCATTACTAACCCCGCCCTTCTACGAGCAATTTTCAGCCAGCGACTTAATTGCCACATCAGCTGAGGAGCCAAAAACCGGCTACAACTTCAGTTGCGAAAGATAGAGCAAAATACAAAAAACAATAATAGATACAAACAATCTGCGGCCAAGCAATAGCAGAACCCGTACCCAAGCCAAGCCCCGCAAGACACAAACGACGGGCCCGAACCCGACCCGAACCCGAGATTACCGCTGCTCTACCAGTCCCTTATATAAATTGATATTCGATTTGTTGCCTCATGCCACCTTGCTTTCAGTGGGACTTCCCCCTCTGCCGCAAGCGGCATTCACCCCCGGCGCAAGGTGTCAATCGGCGGCCAAGCAATAGCAGAACCCGTACCCAAGCCAAGCCCCGCAAGACACAAACGACGGGCCCGAACCCGACCCGAACCCGAGATAACCGCCTTGCAGATACTCGCGCATGGTGTTCTTGCTCGCATTACCGCCACCGTAGGCCATATCGCCAGTGCCAGTTTTATTTCCTGAGCCTTTTGCGGCAGGCCACGTCACGCAAGTCTCGGGGTCGAAGCCGATATCGCCGATCCACCAGTCGCCCGCAGGGAAGTTACCGACCTTCTTGTACTTCGCCAGGATCTCAGCGTCGGTCTTAGTGTGAGCTACACCAGCAGGGCAGACGTACACATCCTTGCCGTTACTGTCGTCAAAGGCAAGTACCATATCACTAAGGACTTCATAGCCACCCACAGCGTACTCGATACCCTGTACGCGGTATGGGTGCTTGTAATCCGTATTACTTGCAGGACTACCATCATGGTGGCCGATAACAGCATCCGTTGTGCCGCTGTGCCAGTGCATCGTTGTCAGTGTGATAGGCGCATTCAGAGTATCAGTCAAGGTAACAGGCATGGTATCAAAAGCATCGCAATCCAGATACACAGCACTAGTCGTATCATCGATGGGTTCAATCTTGAGGATTTTTGCGCTGTCTGCATACTGATGGATGGTCGAAACGCCACGGTCATTATTAACAGTGCCGTTGCTGCTCTTTGAACCGTATCCAACAGAAACCCGACTCCCAACAACGAATTGATTTGCCTGCGCTGTTGTAACAGGGAAGTATGTAAGTTTCTCGCTTCGCTGTACGGCTGCGGGATACTGCAAATTATAGCCAGTACAACCTGTGTACTTTTCCTGGCTGGATTTCACCACGCACTTGATAGAGTTGAACAGAATTTGCCACGCGACTTTTTCGCCGCCTGCGCCCTTGTAACCGGGGCCCTTCTTGGCGTAGTCCGTGATCAAACTGTTATGCGACTGGTTGCGTGCCGGAACGAGGTCATATACGCTTCGCAGCAGCCCGTCCTCGCCCACACCGCTGAAAAACTTGGAATGGATGACGTAAGGGTATACAGTATCACCGACCTTTGCGACTGCCCATGGAGTATACCCATCACGAGGAGAATCGGTAATGGACCACAAGATATAGTCCGGGTTGCTGTCATCCCACTTGACGTAAGGGGTCATCTGAATAACACCAACGTCCACAGTGCCAGTCTTGCGGTAATCGTCGCTCAGGTGCTCAATGGCGGTAGGATAGGCGTGGCCGTTTGCGTCCCTCTTGTAGTTGCAGTTGTACCACTTGAATAGGGGAATATCCGCATAATCGTCCCGCCCTTCAACCGTGTCTGTGGACGGCTCGCACACGAGGCCCACGTTGTCGTCCAGCTTTTCACAGTTGACGGTGGGGTTCGTGGCAAATCGTGGTATTTTTACGGTGTAGACTTTACCCGTGCGAGGGAGCTTAAAAAGCACGTCAACAGCCAAGTCCAATGCGCTTGCGGTGGGGATGCCAAAGTCCAGCACAGCATTATGCTCATCGCCGGAATTAGTCACGGTCGGTGCGGAGCCAGCATCGAGGCCGGTCACAGTGCCGATCGTGATGGTGGCGGCAGGGCCAGGATCGCCTTTGTTGCCTTTTATACTGTCGCCTTTTTCTCCTTTAAAATTTCCAGAAGCAATGCCAGCTTTTAATTCTTTTAAACTATTTTGAGCATCTTTTGCGGCAGCTTCAGACTTAATACGATTAGCGTCTGTAGAAGCAATCCATTCCGCTTCGGTGCCTTCAAATCCATGTTGTCTTGCAATTGCGTAAGCAGAATAAGGGCCAATAGGAACTTTTTTGCCCACAAAATCACTCCTTTCTGCTTTTATGATTCAAATTCAAATTATTGATTTTAAAACGAATGATTTATAAAATTTCCTCAGCGTCCGCCTTGTCCTTAGCGTCCAGCGCGTCATAGTACGCCTGCGCCAGCGTCTCCACCTCTGCGATGTCATCTGCGGTCAGCAGTCCGTTGTCGTAGTGCATGTATGCTTTATCCAGCCAGAACGCAACATCGCGTCCTGCTGCAATTTCCCGCTTGATGGAGCGCAGGGTCAGGTCATGCCGGGCTTTGGATTTAATTGCCATAGTCAGTCCTCCTTATGTCGTTGTCATGGACGCTACTGCGTCCTCAAGGTCAATAATGCGTTTGATGGGGTCTGCCCTGCCGATAACGGTTGCACTGTCTGCATCGGTCAGCACGGTGTTCAAGCCGCTCAGAGCTAGGATAGGCTGTGCGCCGGTTGCGGTGAAAGGGGTGGGCGTTTCCAGCTTGTAGCAGACTTGCACAGGGGTTCCGGCGGCGTACTGGGCGGCGAGGTAGGATTTCAAAGCGGCAACGTCTGCAAATGTAGACCAACGCAGATATAGGGATGTTTTCCACCCGTTTACTCCTTGTACCGTATTCGAACCTGAAACCGATGCAATAGGGAACGTTGTGCAATAATCGTCCCTGGACAGCGCTCTTGTTCCAATGGAAATTGATGTGCACTGAAAATAAAGAGTATCACCGGATCCAACGGCATTCCATGGCTCCGTTCCATCCAGCGTCAACAACTTCCACATCCCCAGTCCCTCCCCCGTCACTGCATCCACCGTGCCGCCGTAGATGGTGCGGGGCAGAGTGAGGATGGCGGTTTGGCCGGTGTAAGGGGCGTAGGTGGTAGGGGCGGATTCACTCACTGTTGCAATGACTGGCGTGCCATAGGGCGTTGCCGCTGATGAAAAATTGACACAGTAATACGAGCATTTCGCTGGCGTTTTAAACGTAAAATCAAATCCGACAGTACCGATTACATTCTTTTTTTCATCATAAAAGCAACCGCCTTCTACGTTTTCATTAAAGCGATAGGTTGTATTCGGTGAGCACGGTTGAATGCCTGATATCCAATAACCACTTGAATCTGATATCTCATAATAATTAGTTGCGGTATTGAAATTCTGATATTTATTATTTTGGAACAGCGACGGATTTAGCAGATTCTCCCCGCACCTTGTCACCGTCACACTATCCCTGCCCTTGATGGGCCGCACATTCTCCGGGCTAGGGTCGCCTGTACCTTCCTGCGTCGGCTCCCAGCTCACCTTACAGCCCAGCGGATATCCTGACACAGGGTAGCAAACGGCAGGGTTCCCGGTTTCAGAGATGGGCGGACAGAGGGTGTCAATGATGTGCTTGCTGCTCCAGGCGTCGAGCCCCACGGTGGCATCATCTATGACGGCTTTGGTCGCCAGCGCGTCGCCGGTCACTTTAGCGTCTGCTGCCTGCCCTTCTTCAGTAAGCGTCTTATCAACAGCAGGAGGTTTAAGACTTTCAAGCCATTCCTCTTCAGTGCCCTCGAACCCATTCTTCTTCGCGATCGCATAGGCACTATAAGGACCAATTTTTACTTCTCTATAGTTTTTCAAGAAAGAATCACCTCCAAACACCCATTTCCATCGTCCCTGGCGGTAACATTATCTGCAATACTATCCGCGACATACATAGTCAAATATCCGCTATCGTCTGCGTCGTCAAACCAAATCCATCCTTTGGTAGCAATAGTCTGGTCTGCCTTATCAGCAGCTTCTTTAGCTTCTTTAGCGGCGGCTACAGCTTCAGCAGCACTTGAACTGGAATTAGTCTCACTGGCTTTAGCAGCATTCTCGGACTTCTTGGCGTTTGTTTCTGACGTTTTTGCGTTAGTCTCGCTTGCTCTAGAAGCAGTTTCAGATGCCTTTGAATTCTTTTCAGATGTAGTTGCATTGGTCTCAGAAGTCTTAGCTAAACTAGCGCTAGTAGATGCTTCGGACGCTTTTGTAGTAGCAACCTTTTCACTGTTTGTAGCAGAAGTAGCCTTAGCCGTAGCAGTATCAGCTGCATCCTGCGCCAGAGCTACCTTAGAATCAATTGTCTCGATGACAGCTGTTTTCTTTGTGTCAATTTCAGATAGTGCATCACTCTTTACAGTAGACACATCGGACACAGCCTTTGTCTTTTCTGATTCGATAGCACTTATAGCAGAAGTCTTGTCCACAGTAATGGTATCGGTTGCATCAGTCTTAGCGACATCAATTTCGGATAGGGAAGTAGTCTTTTCAGACTGCACTGCTTTAACCGCATTGGCTTTCTCAGTGTTAATACCAGCAAGGACTTCATCGTTCAAATTTGAAACATCACTGATTGCGCTATCTTTCACAGAACCGATGTTTTCAATCGCTGAAGTCTCCGCCGCACTAATAGCTGATAGACTGGTCGTCTTTTCGTCTTTGATCGCTTTAATGACCGCAGTCTTGCTAGAGTCGATGTCGGAAGTAGCGTTCGTACCAGCTTCCATAACGTCAGAAACAACAGAGTCTCTTGTGTTCTCAACCGCTGTGACAGCCGACTCCTTTGTGTCGTTGATATTGCTAACTGCATTGTCCTTTGCCGTATTGATACTTGACACCGCACTCGTCTTCTCATCAGACACAGCTTTAACGGCGTTATCCTTCAAAGAAGTAGAGTGGGATGTAATATCAGTCTTAGCAGAGCTAAGAGCATTAGAAATATCAGTAAGAGCAGCCTGTTTATCAGAAGTAATCTTATCTACTGCCGCATTTTTCTCTGCGATGGTAGAATTCAAAATCTCCTGAGCCAGATCCTTGCTTTGTTCTGCATCCTTGGCGGCTTGAACTGCATCAGCTGTAGAATCAGATACTTCTTTGGAAGCTTTCTGTTTTGCTGAATCAATGGCCGATAGGGAAGAGGACTTAGCTTCATTGATATCAGATACAGATTTTGTATGCTCGGCCTTGATATTATCGAGGAGTTCAGAGGCTTTATTAGCGGATTCCTCAGCGGAATTCTTTGCGTCAATAGCACTCTGTTCTGCATTAGATGCATTCTTGGCAGATGTAGCGGCTTGAGCGGCAAAAGCGTCAGTAGCCAACTTATTCTGTTCTACGGCGTCCGCATATTCCTTCACTGTATCAAGAGTGCCGATAATAGTAGCCGCAGCCTTATTCGCATTACTTGCGCTATCAGCAGCGGCTTTAGCTAGATCCTCAAACTTATCAGTCAGACTTTCGACTTCACCCGGTTCAAAAGATACACCCTCGTTTGCCACATCGAGGGTGTTCTTAATGACCATAGAAGAAATCAACGTATTGGCATTGTATTCAAACTCAGGCTTCTCACCAGAAGAATCAATACTATAGAACCTCACAGAGAAGTCAACGATGCCAGAAGTATTCGTCACTGAATTCTTTATTTCCCAAGCAAAAAGGAGCTTTCCTTCAGTAGACAAATCAATCATTGTGACTGGATAAAATCCCTCATTTATGTATTGACCACCACGCCTGGATGCTACTGCATACTGAACAACACATGTTTCTATACTTAAATCATGACCTTTGTAATATCGGCCAAGCTCGAAACACACAATTTCTGCACAATGGTCATTACGAACCGCAAGTACAGTACGGCCAGTAGGAACAGTAATGGCGCGGGTATCCATATCAATCTCAAAACGAGGAGCATCATCTGGAATAGCAATCGCTTCTTTTGCCGCATATGCTGCCTGAACATCAATCAATTTCTGAATGAGTTCATTAGAAATATTCACATTTTTTCACTCCTTTCGATTTTTATGTGATTTTATGCATAGACAATCTCGCTCATTTCCAGCAAGCACTGCCGAAGCATCTCATTTTCTTTTTTCTGCGCTTCCAACGTCTGAGGCAGCTTGTCCAGCGCTTCCTGCCGTTGCTGGGCTTCCTGCTTTTCCTTTTCACGCTGGGCCAGCTCTTCGGCGGTCGGTGGGGGTGGTACCGTGCCCGCCTCGTACACCATATAGGTGCCGTCTGCCAAGGCGATGCCCCAGTAGTGCTCGCCGGGCTGTGCAGCATCGTTGTGCTCGCTCACGGCCTGCGCAATGGTGGTGTAATCGGCTTTTGCCGCCGGAGCTGTGTAACCGGGCTTAATTTTAGTGTCCATACAGTGCCTCCTTATCCAATCACATTGCCGCTCTCGTCCACAAGTACCTCTTGCGGCAGCACCAAAATTGGGCGGTAGCTGTAACTGGAATTTGTTTTGTTTCTCTTTAATGTCCCGTCTGCGGCAACATACGCCGCATTACTCGGGGTCCACCCACCGTCCGTAGGCGTCCGGGTCCAGTAAGGCCGGGACCATTTTCTTCTGGCTGTTGCCTCGGTACGAAAGTAGCTCAGTGCCGCACCCTCTTCATATGCGCTGTCCAGGGTTCCATTCAGTTCCGTGATACTGGGCAGAAATACCTTTGTCACCATACCATCCGCCCCCTCTTTCCGGTACTCCTCCATAGGAAAGCTGTCGGTGCCCATATATGGGACCCGCACCTGCTTGATCAGCGGCTTGATATCCGCTTGGATCATCCCGAAAAACGTGTCTTCCAGGTATATTCGTGAATCGGAATTCGCGTACCCGGTACCGCTGGATTTATAAGATCCCGTGAACCTTGTGGAATTGCACAGCAACCACGTTCCAAAGCAGCTTGCGTCGTACATATCGCCCGGTAGACCCTGATGCACAATGATCCATTCTGTACGGATGTTATTTACGTCAAAAAACACCTTTTCGCCAACCGGTTTATTTTCCAAGGGCTTGCCGCTCTGGTAAACGAGCCGGGCTTGACCGTCTACACCAACGTACATCTTTTTCACCTGCCGGGCCTGACCGCCCACGCCCACATAGAGCTTGGACATTTTGTGTGTCGTGCTACCGGCACCGAGATAGATGCTCATGCGCCCACCTCCTTATGCGTACACCAGCAGGACAGTGCCGGTGTCGAGGGCGCTGCCCACGCCGGGGTCGGTGGTCTGCGCCTTAACCGTAAAGCCGTTGACGCTGGTCACGCTCAGGGTGCCGTCGTTCGTTACGCCGAGGCCAGCGCCAACTTTTACGGGGCCTAGCTGGTCAGCCGTGGCAGGCGTGCCGAATTTCGCGTCGGCCTCTGTTTTCGAATATACGTTAGACGAGATTTTTTCTAAATCATCTCGAATGTCCTGATGCGCTGTATCGCTCGTGTTGTGCTTATCAATCTTATTATCAAACTCTTCCTTCGCGTCGGCAATTTGCTGAGTATATTCAGTAAAATCAGAAGGGAGAGTCCCTTTCAAGGTCTTTAGATTCTCAACCAGTTCGTTTGCTTCAGATGCTTTTGCGGCTGCGGCGGTCTCTGAATTTAAAGCATTTTTTTCGGAAATAGCAGCGTTAGCTGCAGAAGTAGTCGCCTTATCAGCTTCAGATGTAGATTTATCTGTATAAGATTTGATATATTCCTCGATATCCTCTGTGAACAGGCGCTCAATAGCCATTTGAGAATGCTTTAACTTGTTAATGTCATCTGCACCAATCAACATTCGCTTCAATTCTGGATTCGCATTAAGAATACTCTGTGCTGCCGAATAGTTGCCGTTCAAAAGAGCTGTTTTATAATCGTTTGCTAGACTTAAATAATTCGCCGTTAAATTCTGACTATCTTGCCAGCTGTCTACTTTAGCTGGAAATTTCGTATACGCCAGATCAGTATAAGTACCGTCTGGATTTTTGTCATAGCTCATTCAATGCACCTCCAATTTGACAAAAATAAAAGCCCCGGAATATCGGAGCTGAAATCAATATTTGTTTTGTACGATGTATGGATAATATGGATAATAACGACTCAGTGTTAAAGTCATCGTTCCTTCGCCAAGTGAAATAGAGATTTTTTTGATAATGAATTCCAAAGGCTCACCTTTTGTGTCGATATAATGAGGTACATAAGAAATCTTTTGATTGACCTCAAGCCATGGAACAAGAAGGCATTCTACTGTAACACTGTCTGTCAATCGTCCACACTTCCACAACATATACTCGGCGCACTGCATAGTTGATTCATCTGTGGTGTACATTTCATATTCTGACCCAGAACACACTTGATTTCTACGCCCGATTTTTTCAATTGTAAAACGTGGATTTGCCTGAGTGTTTAAATTTATATCTGATATATCTGATTCAGTCAAGCAAACATACTTTAAATTATTGCACGCCTCATCCACTTTTGCCTTGGCGATCTCATCATCTGCAGGCATTTTGTTTACTAAGAATGTCATTGCATGGGTTTGTTGCTCGCCACGATAATAAAACTTTTTATATGTAGGACTATACAAAATAACAATCATCATGTCGTGTGCGATTTCAGCGCCATCCATTAAAACATCTGTGCCATTTTCATCCACATCAGTTTCATAAAGTTTGAACGGACCATGTGTGTACTCCTTAACTGAAGTGTTATTATTGCTGTCAGTTTCTGTGACTGAGTTTACGATTGTAATCTCCACATTTTTTTTGAAACCAAGCAGGGGAGTTGTAATAGCTACAGTACAATCCTTTGTGGTGTCTAAACTGGTCGTTCTTAACGTAATAGAAGTTTTCTCTTCTTCGCCGGTTTTCGAGTCTGCATCAGTATGTACAACAGTCATGTGCTCATCATCAACATAAGTATCATATTCGACACTGGCTCCAAAAACCTCAACACAATTCTTGACCTCTGAGTACTCAATATCGCAGCTCTCAGAAATAACTAAGTCTTGAAACTCTTCATCGTTCAAAACAACTGGATCGTTAAAACCAGACGGAATTTCTTGGCACACAAAGGTCGTGTCATCGAAAAACATTTCAAATGGATAATAAAGATCCCGAAGCTCAGTTAGAATAGACCAGATAGATGTACCGCTTGAAAATTCAATATCATATGGGACTGTTCTATTCCAGTAGTTGACGACACATTCTTTCATACCGCTAAGTTTGTAAGTATCAATAATAGCGTTGGATATTTTTGTTCCAGTGGAAATAACGGTTTGATAACCAGTCAATGTACCACTTAGCGACCCATCCAGCATTGCAACTAAATCAACGCACGAAACAGATACACTATGTTCGGTTGCATTGTATGAAAATCCATTCTGATTGAAAGCATAGATCCCTTTTGAATACCAAAAAATATTTTTATCAGATAATCCAATACCAATATAGACACGAACCAACTTGTCAATCCACTCGTCCACAGAATAAGAACTAATCATCTCATTTTGTTTCAAATAAATCGTTGAAGTAAACGTGTGCCGGATGTCTGAGTCTGCATCAATTGAAAGGCTTCCATCAATTGTTAATCCTTCAAGATTATCGATAACGTTTAAATCTTTATCCAGAAGTTCAAGTCTACAATAAAGATGTTTATTATGATTTTTTAGCATCGCAAATTCTTTTTTTGATGCGATATAATACATTTAAACACCTCCTTATTCAACAACGCGAACTTCACAAGTCACAGACACATTGTCAATACCAACAGTGATTGTAGTAGTGCCAACCTTTTTACCTGTGACCAATCCACTTTCATTAACCGACGCCACAAATGGATTGCTAGATCCATAATTTGTCAATGGATAGGTAGCATCGACAGGTTGATATACTGCGTTGAGTTGCAATTCTTCTCCGACATGAATAATCGCAAAAATTTTATTCAACGTTACAGCGCTCGCCTTAATTGGATTATCAATAATAATTTTAATATCCTGAGATAGAGTCATAGCAGGATGGACAACAACTGTAGCGCCAGTATTAGCGTCATTCGTGTCGGTACATTTGATAACCTTATCCTCAAAACTATTGTCGTTAGAATTGTATCGAATACCAATTACAGAATCCTTAGTATTAGAAACATTGTAAACTGCTGGTGTCCTGGTTAAGAGCATCTTATTATTCACGCAGCCATCTGACAATAACTGTTGTGCGGTCGGCAGAATAGTGCCTTCCGTGTTATGAGTGCTACTTGACGGTCCATATTCGTTTGAAGAAAGTAAGAATACAGTTCTTGATATCGTTGATGCTGTATTTTTACCATTGCCTGGAGTGTAACGAATTGTTGTAGGATAGCTATTTAACACAGATACGATTTTAGAATCAAGGGAATTCTTAAATGTATTCGTGAGTAATTTATCAACATCACTAGAACCATACGCATTATTAGAACCAAAACGTGTATTTGCGTACTCCGGCTTTCTGACAAGTAGAGTGCGGCCCTCGCCGTTCAGTTCGCTTTCGTAGTTATGTTTTGCAACGATATAATACACAGGAGAACTATTCTCTCGCATGTGAATCGCTGCACCTTCGTGGAATGCACTTAGCGGAATCCCAGTCGCATCAGACAAGGAAACAACAGAAACATTACACTTTGCTTCAAGTCCGTCGATCGAGGCTGTGATAGTAGCAGAGCCAGCCTTCAACCCCTGAACCATACCATTATCAACGATGACTGTTGCATCGTCACTAGATTTCCAAGTAATCGCTCCGATTTTTGCATTCGTCGGGCTGTAAACAAGATTGATCTTTTTCTTGCTGTTCTTAGACAGATTCAACGTATTATAATCAAATGCGATATCATCCACACTGATTTTCAGAGCGGTGACAGTTACGATAACATCTCCTGTAACAGATGGAATAGAAATCGTATCATTTACAGAGTTATATACAGAATCCGTAATAGAGACTCCATTCATAGAAATCGAAACAGAATCAATGACATATCCTTCATATGCTTCAATTTTTGTGGAATAACTCTCTCCTTGCTTAACGCTGATAATACGACTGCTACTAGTTGCGGATTCAAGATTGAGTGTAATTGAATAATAAGTAGCGTAATCCATATCATTGTAAGCTGTCAGACCATTTGCGCTCAAATCGTCGGTGTTGTTACAGTCACCAATTTGCACAAAATCGAAACTGATACCGACTTTATCAATATGCTCGGATTCATCTTCTTCGACATTTCCGTCTACACTTACGAGCCATTCACGACCATCTTCCATCTTAATGATTTTAGCTTCGCCATTCGTAAGCCAGTCCTTCATATCTTCACGATATTTATAGGAATTATCAAAGTCCCAATCATCCACACCATTATTCTTGATGATAGTACCAGAGAAATTTCCTGTATCGTAATTGGATTTGCTCCCATAGAAGACATAAGGGAATCGACTATTCAAAGTTGTAACAATGCTGGACTGTCTATTTCTTGTGGTGGATGTAACCTTCGGATCAAGAAATACATGATAAGAAGTCTTGCCATCGGTGATAAGAGCGCCGCAGAACGAGCTTACGACAGAAGCTGAAATGTAAGGCAACTCGGTTCCGTCCTTCAAGATATAGTTGACAGAATATTCATACTTGGTGTTACGACCGCGTGCGAAGTAATCAACAAAAGAGAAATTCAAATTATCTGTATCCGGAACCTGATAAGCTGTTAGTGTAGTCCATGTAACATCTCCTACTTCACGTCTACGGAGCTGCATAGACTGAATCTTGCTGCCGAGAGCGCCAATATTGCCGCCTTCAAGCGTCTGAGAATCAAACGTGGCGAGGATTAAGGTGTCGGCCGCCCAATCATATTCTTTCTTTTTAAATTTATTTGGATCAGACGAAACATAAAGCTCGTCAAAAATTCCATTCTTTATTGAAAACGAAGAAAGATTTGACACCAATTTGGAATTACTCAGAGACTGCTCGTCACTTAGAATATCCATTCCTAAAAACATAAATCAGCCTCCTTTAATTCTCGTTATCTACAGAAGAGTCACCGATAATACAACAGTCCAGTAATGCTTGTCCTAAGACCGCGTTTTGATAATCTCCATCCATTGACTCTATATAAATTTCAAAATATCCATCCTTACAAACAACATCAACAAATAAATATCCAGTCGCTTTTTCTGCAAAGATATAATTGCTTTTGATGATCAAATACGTATCATGGTCAACATTTATTTTTAAGGCGGCAAATAGTTTTTCTGTTTCGTCGTTCATATCGGTAAAGAATCTCTTTAGAATACTCAATGTTCCAGTCACAGAATATTCTGCGTTATTCCAGTTCAACTCGACAATTTCTTTTGGGCAATCAGGCTTCACAATAAACTTCATGTCGAAGTCATTAAGATTTTTATTTTGGTCTCTTAAGAAATAGGTAACTTTTGTACCATTGGTCAAATCTACTGCATATTTATCGTCTGCTGTTTTTACGTAAGAAACATCGCCGTTAGGAGAACCAGTGGCCGAAACAAAATGAGATGTCAACCGGATGGCTGCATTATAATGATCGTTCTCTGCCTCAAAAGCATAATCTCCGTTTGATAAAACACTACCAATTCTAATAGGATAATAACCCGTATCGAGCTCATACCCATTTTTTGTGGTAGCCATGCCGCGCACATAGTACAATTTGTTCGCTTCTAGTCCATACACAGAGAACGAATGCGAAATAGTACCATAATACGTTTTCGTTTCGTCAACCAATTTCTTATCTTCGTCATAAAACTCATACTTATATGTTTTAAGAGTCTCACCTTGATCCTTTATATAGGAATAAAGCATTTCAAAAACAGTAGCAGACATTTGAATAATATTTTCTGTTTCTTTATTGAGGCTACTAAAAGTAATAGAAGGTTTCGACTTGCAATACAAAACAATAGGGGAGCTGTACTCTCCATATTCGGATTCGTCAGTTAATTTAATACGAATTCGCAAATAATAATTTTCTTCTCGATTCACTAATTGTTCGGTAGGGGAGATATGGAATCCCCATCCGTTATTTTGTGTGTACGATAAATTGCTATATGCTCCAGAAGAGGTGCAAATAACTTTATCATCAGATCCATCATAAATCGAGTATTCGTATTCTTTGATGATATTGGGGCTTGTATAGCTCACATAAATTTTAAAAAAAGCAATGACGCCCTCTGTTGCGTCAAAAACATTTACAGATGATAATACCGGCTTTGCCATTACTTCACCTCCATTGTCATATAAAAAATGCAGGGTTCTACGTCACTGGCGTAGCTTCCTGCAATAGTTATTTTTAGATTTTACGAATTAGTAGATTGCTATAATCTCCTTGCGGAGCAGTCACAGCAACACGTTCGTAAAGACTAAAATCTTGATTTGATTGTATATTGCACTCTTTTCCAAATGCCGATACGATATAGCCAGATGGCGTCTTTTTCTTAACAACACCAAAAGTGGTTTTATCATACGAAGCGTTCTCAATTGCATTTTGTACTACTTCAACAATCATTTTTGTTAATACATCAACTGCTTTAGATGCGTTACTCATGTTATCTCCTTCCTTGCTGTTGACGCAACTTAATCGGAAGGTCACGTACAATCTCTCTAGCAAGAGCATCCGTATCGCCAACAGGATTCTGAATGTAGATGTCTCCAACAGAAATCGTATCTCCGATGGTTTTGTTCTGGATATTGTTCAAAGCGCCATTTTTGGACAGTTGATCTGCAAACCATTTATCTGTATTTCCGCCCATTTCAAACAGTTTAGAAGTAATATCCGCAGGAACTACTCCGTCGCCGGTTTCAAGATAAGTGTAACGACCAGACGCAGGTTGACGTACTAAAAGTTCAGGACCTTGTTCATCGACATTATACATGCCAGAATGTTTGACGTCCTTATCTCCAACCGCACGCTTGCCCCAGTTCCAGAACCAGAGCTTAGAGTTCTTGATGCGATCCCAGAAAGATTGCTTGGTTGTACCAGTATCAGACCCGGGTGTACCAGAATTTGCGTTGGAAGCAGGGCTATCTGGGCTATTGATAACAATACTACCAACGTCAATTTTTCCGTTAGAAGATGTTCCGTTGTTCTTGTCTTTCTTGCTCTCAATACCAAAGATCTTCTTGACAAAACCACTAATGTTCTGAATTGTACTAGCAATCATACCAATCGGAGAATACCGCCATACGGTATTGCCAACAGATTTTACAATCTTAGTTCCAATCTTGTCATCGCTTGACCAAATCTTCTTTTGGTCTTTGATAAGACGAATATTGGTATTGATTCCATTGACAACGCCTGCGACGATGGCTCCGATAACAGGAATCGCGGAAGCTCCTGCAATAGCAACCCCTCCACCGGCGGCTGTGGCACCACCCGCTGCAACGCCACCACCAATACCGAGAGCACTTCCAATCTTAGTAGCAACGCTACCAGCAGCCTTAACTAATATCTGACCGCCCGAAGCAAATGTGCTGCCAAGCCCCTTGAACGCAGAACCAATAAAATCACTAATGCCAGATAAACCATTCGAGAAGATGGTTGTTAGGCTATTGGCACCACTACCGGAGAATAGCCCCTTAGCGCCAGACGAGATAGCTTCCCATCCTGCCTGGAACGCCTTAGTGATACTATTCCCGGAAGTTCCACTAAATGCGTTCTTAACAGTCTGACCGATATTTTTTAAACCGGTGCTAATGCTGATGTTGAGCTTACCGTCAGAACCAATAGATCCGAAAATCTTTTTGGCTGTTTTGATTAAACCATTAAAGCCCTTATCAGTATAATCAGTAAATCCAGATTCTACCCAGCTGTACAGATTATTAATCTTCTCAAGGGTTGTAATCAAGGATTCTAACTTGCTAATAACATCCTGAATACCAGAAGTTGCCTTAGTGGACTGCATTGCTCCAAGGACATTACCCTTAAAGACGTCAAGTCGGCCTTCCATCTCTGTAAAGGTCATGTCTGCAATTTCAGCAGAGTACTTGAGTTTTTTGTTGTAGTCATCCCAACTGGTTCCAATCAAGTTGATGATTTCACTGTACTTGTCTTTCAACTCGTTCAGCTTATCAATTTGGTCATCAATAGCCTTTTCAGCGTCCTCTTTGCGCCATGTCCGTTGCTGGTCGTTTAGATTATCCTGGGCTTCCTTAACTGCCGACGCATCAGAAACCCACTCATAACCATTACTGGTATACTTGCGGACAGTACGTTGCGTGCGAGCTTTTTCAAGTTCGGCTTGCAGTTTTGCAAGAGTAATCGCACGTTCTTCCTCGTCATTAGCCTTTTCAAGCGCTTCCTTTTGCTTATTCAGAGCTTCGATTTGGTCGTCGATATGCTCTGTCATGGCCTCGCCCCAGATTTTTAAGTCATTGTCCTTATTAGATCCAAATTTCTCGAATAAATCAAACAGGGAAGAGAATAAATCTTTTAACTCGTTTAATGCAGACTTCAGGTTTTCCATCTCAGTGCCCATGCCCTGCATGTGGTCCGTAACGTCCCAAGTTCCGTCTGCAACTTTCTGAAGGATGTCAGCATACACTTTACCTGCGTCCGTTCCTTCATACTTTAATGCGAGCTCTTGCAACTCGGCAACATAAAGAGCACGGAAAGCATCTTTATTAAAAACAAGCTTATCGCCTTGCATTTCAAGACAAGCAGTATACTTCGGGTTAAGAGCCATGAACTTCTGGATGCTATCTTGACTGAGATTTCCGTAAATGTTATACTCTTTTGTAATATCAGCCAAATCATTGAAAGCGCTTTGAAAATTATCCATTCTATCATTGATATTGCTCAATGTAGAACCAATTCCATTGATATACTCTTCAATACTGATAACGTTTCCAGCAATTTTATCTCTTGCATCCTCAAAGCCCTTTGCAAGGTATTCACCAGCAGCTCCGCCAGTCTCCTTGCAAGCAGCAATCATGCTGTCAAGACGATCGAGGAATATTTTCTTGAACGCATCACTGTTGTAATCGATTTCTCCAGTCTCAGGATTCAGAGCCCCAGCATAGTCTGCATTAGTAAACAACTCGGAACCGTCAGCCAAATCACGGATTGCCTGATACTGCTTCTCAACACTGTCAGCATCCAACAGTCCAAATGGATTGCTAATCTTACTCTTACCAACTTCATCTAAGTCAGAAAATGCGGATTTTATAGCGTCTGTCTTTTCCTTGGCTTCGTCCATCGCAGTGCCGTAGCCCTTGATTGCGTCAGTCAACTGCTCAAAAGAGATGGTTGTTGTATCTACATTCTGATCAAGATAGTTCAGAATTTTATTCATCTCATCAGCTGATTTTCCGCCATCTTTTGCGGCATTCGCTTCCTTTAATTGCTCTTTTACAAACTTACGGAACTGCTCTACATTGATTTGGAGCTTATCGGCTTGCTTTGTTAAGCAAGCCGTGAACTTATCATCCAGACCAACCAAAGCCTTTGCTGTGTCAGCACACAGATATCCGTACTGGTTGTACTCCTTCATGGCCTTATTCAAGGTATCGAAGGCAGAAGCTACATCAGTAACAGACTTGGAAGTATTCTTATTCCGTTTTTTGGTCTCCTTATCAAAACCATTCATGTGTTGACGGAACTTATCCGAATTGCCCATGATTTGGTTAATAGTTGCGTCCAAAATATCTAAACCAGAAGCAAGGCCGGCATAGACTTCCTTAGTCCTTTCTGGGTCAGCAGACCATGCTGCATCTCCATTTGCCAAGAACGTCTGCGCTGCTGCGGCTGTCATAGATGCCTTTGCAAATTCGCCAAGGGCAGGACAGACCCGTTCAGTCAAAGCTGTTGCTTGGTCTTCTGTTGCCCTGGTAGCATCCTCGACAGCATCCTTCTCTTCGTTCTTAGCAATCTTTGCAAGCTCCGCATTTGCCTTCTCAACAAGAGCCATGGCCGCAGACTGATACTGAGCAGCAATCATACCCTGATACTTCTCGGTATTCACCTGAAGCTGACCATCAACGAGTTCGAGACAACTCAGATACTCGAAGTCTTCATTAAGAAGAGTCTGAAGAGTATCAGCACTTAAATAACCGTATTTGTTATATTCCTCAATAGCAGTAGTTGCATTCTTGTAAGCCGCTTGAATCTCATCGATTTGAGAAGAGATATCTTCCATTTTCTGAGAAGCTTGTGCTACCGCGTCAACACCATTTGCAGAAGACTGAGCTACAACACCAACCTGTACGAGAGCCTGAATAAAAGCGTTCGCGCCATCTGTATCGGCAGAGAAATCCATATCTGTCAATGCTTTACGAAGTGCCGCCAAGGCTTGCGCCTGTTCGTCAGTCAAGCCTTCATTCGTGCCCCACAAGAGATCGTTTAGTTTGCTTGCATCAAAGTCATCAATGGTATTTTTCAGAGTTTCGATTGCGGTATTTACTTTATCGAAGCTATAGCTTACATCCATACCGTTACTCTTACCATCGCTCCAAAAATCAATTGCTTGGAATTTTCTACGAGCGTTCACATTCTCGTTGACAGCATCGGTAGAATCATTGTAAGCATCCACATCATCCTGAAGTGCAGCTTGTTCATCCATTAAATACTGATAAACAGTATTGTATGCACCGCCTGCTGCTCTCTGTGCTTCTGTTGTGTTTTGTACAATATAATCCAGTGCTCGTCCAAGTTCAGAATAATACTTTGCGATAGAATCTGGATCATTTAAGTCCTTCGCACCAAAACTACCATTTTTATTAAAAACATCAATATCAGCATCTTTTAACTCGTTCATAATACCACGATTGGTATTTGCGGAAACAGAACTAAAGAAATGTGAACGATTGTTGTCTTTTGCTGTTTTTATGAGTTTGTTCCCTTGGGCATCTTTTGATTGAATCAACTTCGATTCGGAAGCTTTGAGCTGTTCTTCTGTGATATCCTTCAGCAAACCAAGCTGTTCTTCATATTTTCCATTTTGAAGATCAAGCTGATTTGCTTTGTTTTCGTCAAGAGTGCCTTGTTCTTTTGCAAGAGCCAAAAGCTCCTCTTGGATATCCTTTGCTTGGTCAAAATCTTCTGTACTCCAACCAGACTTGTCACCAAGCTCTTCGTAGGCATCAACTAGATCATTTAAAGAGGAAGTGGCATTTTTAGCTGCGTCAGCTTCCTCTTTAGTCTTTGTAGCCGCAGTATCGATTCGCTGTGCGTAATCAGCTATGGCGGAAACGACTCCGTTTATTGCCATTCCAATTAACGCACCAACAGCCATCGACAAAGCGAGATTTAGTGCTTTTGCCGCGAATGTTGCTGCCCTCATCGAGAGAGTCATTCCCTCAGTTGATGCTTGACCTTTAATTGTGTATTTGATAAAATCAAGAAGAGAAGTACCAGTACCACGAATTTTTGGGTCGAGCGATTCAAACATCGCACGCATCTTTCTGAGCTTAGTAATAAAGCCAACAATATTGCCTTTATCGTCAACACTAAATACGTTTAAGAAAGATAATATCTAATTTGAGGAGAAGAATTATGAGCAAAACGATTTTAGTATGTCCGAATTGTGGCAGATTTAAATGGTGGCCTGATATTTCATGCCCACATTGCTCGTGCATTATGGTAAATTACACAAGATGGAAAAATGCAGACGAAGAAGGCAAAAAGAAAATATTGAGTGAGTACCCTCAACCCGACGAATATCATCCGATCGCTGGACATCCAGATTGGCTAAAAGAAGCCGACAAAGAAGACGCAGAAATTCGTAAGATACTCGCTCAAGAGGAAGCTCGCAAGAAATACGTTCCTCATTGTCCTACATGCGGCTGTCCTGACGTAGAACGTGTTGGATTCGGAGAGAAGGTTGTAGATACAGCTGTATGGGGTTTTCTGGCTAGAAAACCTAAATGCCAATTTAGATGTAAAAACTGCGGTTATGAATGGTGAGAAATAATAAAGCCCTACCAGACATTACATCCGATAGGGTTCAATTCACAATATTCAATTACTCAATTCCATTCTGAAGGATGAACTTGGCGGCGTCGGACTTAATATTAGGATAGATGAACTCAAAACGATTCACGTTGGACATTGGAATGCAGAGCGCAGCGTTCGTTTTCAACGTATCTGCCGCACTCTTCCACGATTCAAGAGAATCATCTTTTGAAACATAATAGTGAACCAGTGAGATATAATCATCGTCAATCCCTTGAGGCTTCCCATAAAAGATGTTTCCGTCCTTCATAAATACTTTTACAAGAACACCCTCTGCGTTATCAAAGTGTTGGGTAAAAATATTTCCGGCAGTCTCGACACCAAGTACATTGGAAAACAGCTTGCGAACTAGTAGCCAATTCTTTAACTTGAAAAATACTACAGCATAGAGCAAACCAAAAAGGACATACGCAAAAACAAGAGGGAAACCCTTGATGGCAATCGACCAGAATATTGCATCTAAGTAATCGACGGAACTCTTTATAAGATATCCGATAGCTACGCTTAACACGAAAAACATCTGGTCGCTCATTTTCTTCATGTCAAGCAAGCGATAACACCAAACACATAGTGCACCAGGCACAAAAACATGAAATAGCAGATCAACGCTGCTGATTAGTGCTTGAATTGTGTTCATCGGCACCTCCTTTGTTGTTATTGTTGTTGCCATTTTCGAGAACACCTAACATGTCAACGTCCTTTGGCGACCGCTTATTGTAAGTTGAAATCTCATAGTCTGGAATATGTTTCTTGTTTTCCATGGCAGTATCCTCCTTTTAATAAGGAAAGTGTAGCATGGAAAGTGCAAGCTGTCAATCCAGGATGCATCGTGCCGAATGCTTCGATAAGCAAATTAAAGAAGAACTCGCTCAAGAAGCTGAACTTGCAAAGTATGTTCCCAAATGCCCAGTCTGCAGATGCCCTCATCTCGACAAAATAGGTGCAGGCTCCAAGTTGATTGATGTAGCAATATGGGGCTGGGCAAGCAGAAAGCCCGGCAAACAGTTTAAATGCCGGAACTGTGGTTATGAGTGGTGATAAAAGAAAAGCCCTGCCACACAAAGTAGCAGGGTAGTGGTCGTATTCATTTTAACGCAGAACGTATTTTGCAGTTTCGGAATCCAGATTATCGTACATGAACTCGAATCGTTTTACGTGAGACATTGGGACACATAAAGCTGTATCATCATTTAAATGGGAAACAGCTTCATCCATCTTATCTCCGTTCCGATCAGTTGCTGTAGCATGGTAAGTCAAAACGATATAGTCATTATCGGCGTTTTCGATTGTGCCATAAATATAGGTTCCATCGTCCATATGAAGCATCACATCGGTTTGCCCACTAAAATCGATATGGCGAGTCCAAATATTGTCGCCAGTATCGTAGCCGAGATGATTACTAAACCACTTTCTTACCGGAATAGAGTTTTTGATTTTGTAAAACAAGGCGGAGCATACAATACCAGTTACAATATAAACAACAACGATAGGAAAACCCTTGATAGTGAATCTTCCAAGTAAATGGTCAGCGTAATCAATGATATACTTGATAGTAAATCCAAAAGCAATACTTAATGAAAGAAACCCTTGGTATTCAATTTTCTTTAAGGAAAGCTTTGTGTAAAACCAAACACAAAGAGCTCCTGGAACAAATACATTGAATAGTGTTTCGACATTATTTACTAGTTCCTTCATTCGACCCTCCATTCCCTCGTTGTTTATCGCGGTTTCTAAGATAAGAGCCGCCATGTGTTTTTACCGAATCTGTACCGGAATAAGTATAAGTATTCCTTGGAGACTGACGTTCTTGAGTCTGTGCCCCATACGTAGAGATTTCGTAATTCGGCATGTGCTTTTTCTTTTCCATGATTCAACACTCCTTTTATAAGAGTGTATCACAGGATGTCGTAAAAAGCAATGCAAAACGCCCGGCCTCCCAGCAGTAGGGAAGTCGGGCTTGTTCTATGATGATACCTTATTTAAGCTTTTCCAGAATCTCGTCTGCACTCACACCACTCGACAGTAGCTTCTTGAGTACATCCTCTGCTTCGGCCTTCTTTGCAGCTTCCGCAACCTTTGCGTCGGCATCAGCCTTTTTCTTTTCGAGTTTTACAATCTCTTTGTTGATTTTCTTCAATTCAGCTTCCTTAGCTTTTCTTTCAGCATTCAGCGCGGCAATATTCGTGCCGAGCGCGGCGATTTCTTCAGCGAGAGATTCTGCAGCAGTATTCTTTTCAGCAATCTGTGCAGCATAATCGATACCGTCAAGAACTTTTACTTTGTTCTTGCTTCCTTTAGGTCTAGCCATAATAAAACACCTCCGTATATTTTGAATACGCGATTGTAATATTATTATAGCCAAAATATCGTATGTAGTCAACGAATATTTTGTTTTCTCCTATTTATATTGCGCCAGAGAGTAGCGCATCTCCTCAATTCCACCTACTTCTTTAAGTCGTCTGGTTACGTCTGAGGTGGACTTCTGAACTTTCGTCCAGAACTGACTATCCTTCCAGTGGTTGCTCACTGACCCTTTTTAGTCGATGAACCTTCCACCCTCCTACATTATATAATAGGAGAGTGGATCGGCTGCTGACCGCCCATTGTAAACGCTACTTAGCACTCGATTATTACCATGTTTTGACAATACGATAAAACGAGCTTTTATCTCAGCATATAGCATCCATATCCTTGTTTCTATCTTTCGATTCCTACATTATATAAATATAACAATAGGCGATATGGCTCTTAGGGTTTCCCAGCACTCTAGGGGCTATTTTTTATATGGTGCCGCATCCTATATTTTTATACGCAACAAATATAAGAGGGCATATTAACTTTACCCGCACCATTCTTGAGCTTTCCGCTCATCTGCATTACGGACAACACGCCAGAAATGGCAGCTGTAATGGCCGGAATAGAACCTGCAAGGTTGACCATTCCGTCTGCTGCATCAACAATCTTCGTAGCAAGAGTAACAAAGAATTTGATGAGGTCACTGCTCATAACGTCATTTGAGAATTTCTCAAAGCTGGCGTTAAGCTGCTTTAAGCGACCCTCAATTGAATCCATCATGCGCTCTTGTTCAGTCATTGCTGAATTAGAGCTGTTAGCGGCATCTTCCATTGATTTTTCAGCAATGGAGAATTGCGAAAGCAGAGCAGAAACTGCATTCGCATTACGTTTCAATTATATTCAGCAGGGTCATAACTCCTGCCAGTGCTAATATTTTAAATTGTTTTATTGAAGAATAGCTCCATAACGAACCATTTCGTCAAATAGAAAAGACTCCATATCATCAGACTCCCAATATGGAATCCTAATCAATGGAATCTTATGTGTAGAACAATATTCGTCTTTTATTGCGTCGTGGAGCTTTGTCATTCTAAAGCTATTCTTTCGTTTCCCATTTTCTCTCCATTTAAATCTTCCATTTTCATAATGCTGTTCACCATCGTATTCAATACAAATATTATATTCCGGTAGATAAAAGTCAAACGGAAGTGGAATCTCATCTTTGCAATCTTGAAATCTTTTTTGCTGTTCAAATTCATATCCCCATTTTGTAAGAATTGAATTTACTTCCTTCTCACCATGAGATGCAGAACACAAAGGGCATCCTGTTTTTTGATATAAAAGAGATCCTGGAATAACCTTCCACTTATAATCATGGATTTTACACCGCATGAGTATTTTGGTGTTTCCATTTACATATTCCTCTAATGGTTCAATGTTGGGATTTATCTCATTCAACTCTTTAACAAACTGTTCGTTTGTCTTTGATTGATTTTTTGTTTGCCGTATTCTACTACAAATTGGGCATCCCCAATGAAACACCAAAAGTTTCTCGGGAACGCAATCCCATGTATAGTCATGAATCTTACAACGGAAAGTCATCTTTTTATTTGCCTTAACATATGTTGTAAGAGCTTCTATGTTAGGATTCGATTCCGAAAGTTCTTTGATAAACCCCTCGTGTGTTCTTGAGCACGCTTTTCTTCTGTTTTCTGTTGAACATTTTGGACAACGATATCCACTTCTTAAATTGTTTGGCGTTACCATCCATTCAACATTATGTATCTTACACAAGCATTTAATTTTTACAAATGCCCCTCTGTAATCTTCAAGTAACTCAATATTCGGATCGTTTAACTCTTTTACTAAATCATCAGTTGTTTTGCAAAGACCAGCACAATACCGACATTGTTTTAACTTTTTCATAGAATACGAAATTACTTCTTGAATACCTTTATCCCTATGCTTATTGCAAATGAATTGAATATATGAACGGTTACAACCAGTTCTGTCATCCATTCTCATTTTAACAAATTCAAAATCACGCTCTTCACATAATTTACGAGCTTTACTCTCTGAAAAACACCGATATGGTCTTCCGTTTTCATCCCTACAAAATTTGCATGGCGTACTAACTTTTCGAGTATTTGTCAACGCACTAAGTGTCGTGAATTGAACGCCAGACGAAGAATGCTTATTACAAGTAAAAGCAATTTTTGATTTTGTGTTCTTATATTCGTTTGAAACTAGTATGCAATTATTTTCAAGAAAAATTCTTCTTACATCATCTATCGTATACTTCCTCAAATAAGCACTCCTTTCTATTTCTTGTATTAGCACATCCTGTGCTTTCACACAGAGTTTAGACTATTTCTCCATCCGTCACATGACGGAGCACACCTTTTCCATTTAAGGGATTTTCACCCACGCCTTTATGAATTGCGCCGTACTCCTATTGCTGCTTTTGACAGCCCCTCACGGGGGATAGTCGTTGAACCTTATCCTATGCAATAGCTATATTGCTATTACACGTGCGGATCTTGGCTGCATGAACACCCATTGTCACGATATTTAGGCTTTTGACCATATATCATCCTTACGTTGTTTCTACTTTCATACCATCATAGCGTCATTTCTGCGCTATTGTGGTGTAAGGCTTTAGGGATTACCTGCAATTAAATGTGAACTATTATGCACATTACTGTACATAGTGGTAAACGCTTACCACCGAGTAGATTGGTTACGTTTGCTTTGCTAACGTCCGTTAATTTATCCCACACCTCAGAGATTTCTTTCAAAATCTCGTATGTGCTCTTAAATTGTGTACCGGCAGCGTCTTTCATGATATCAACGCCGGTAAGCTGTTTCATTTCAGTACGAAGACTTGATACAGAATCAGCACAGCCATCAACAGATTCGCCCAAATTAGTCAAATCCGTCTTGGCGGCACGAAGGTACATAGAAATTGTACGGACCGTAGTGCCTACTGTATCCGGGTCCTGAAGTACAGAGTTTGCCGCTGTGATAAGACTGACAGACTGCTCAAACGAGTTACCCGCTGCTGACAATGCACTTGCCGATCTGACAAGTGCTTCCGCAATGCCACTTTCGGAGATTGGTTCGTTATTACCAACCGAGTTAAGAACATTAACGACATGCTCTACTTCGTCAGCTTCCATTCTAAATCCCTTTAGAATAGAGACTAGATAAGAAGCAGCATCAGATGCACTATCAATGCCATCACCAATGTTGCTTAAAACAGTAGACCACTTTGCAAGCTCTTGTGATTCATCCAGTGTATAACCTAAACGAGACCATTCTGCTGTACTGTCAATAACATCAGAAATGGAAGCACCAAGCTCACGCGCTTGACTTGAAGCAGACGACAAGAAACTAGAGTATGCCGATTCAGTTTCATTTGTAACTTTCTTCAAGTTAGTCATGGACGTATCAATATCTACGACATTATCATAAACCTCTCGCAGACCTTGCTTGACCATTGCAACGCCAGCCATAGCGATGGCGGTCTGGAAATGTTCTTTAAACAGACGAGATAGTTTCTGACCAAGAGTTTCTGTAGTGGCCCCACATCTGCTGGCCTCAACCTCAAGGCTTGATAGTCTTGCACTAAGATCAGTAACATCGCCTTCACAGCCAGCAGCAGAAGCTTTTATTCCGTTTAAACTATCAATTAGCCAAGAATATTTACTTTTATTTGCAATAGAGTCTTCTAACTTCGTTGCACGTTCATAAACACTCTTAAACTTCGTCATGTCAACATTGGCTTGATTTATATCTCTAAAATCAAATCCAAGTTCTTTTAAATGTTGACTTGTAGAATCAATAGTTGTATCAAGAGTCTTGCATTTTTTATCAAAATCTTGAATTGCTTTCCCTGGTGTAGTGTTCTCAATAGAAGCAAGCTGATCTCGCAACTCTTTTAACTTTCCAGAAGTTTTTCCAGTTCCATCTTCTCCATATAAATATTTTTTGATATTATCATTTTTATAGTTGGAGTTATTCTTAGAATAGTTTTCAAGAGACTGAATCTTTTTTTGATATTTTTCATACTCAGATTCTTGAGAGGCGAGAGTCTTTTTTAAATCATCTGCAATTTCTTGATTTTGTTTTTTTAGTTCTTTTGCAGCCGAATCAGCACCTTTTGCAGTATTCCTGTCAGCATTGAATTTTCCGGTTTTTTCGATATCCTCAAGCTTTAACTTCTGAGATTCCGTAATTACATCTTTTGTTTTTGTCTTGAGTTTATCCATCTCATCGTTGATTGCGCTCAATCTGGTCTGTACCGCTTTCAACTCAGATGATTTGTTTCCATTAGCAATTAACGATGCTTCATCCGCTTTTAACTTTGCTTGACGATTTGCAAGGCTGAAAAGGCGAGAAATATCACTTTTCGAAGTATCTTGTGTTTTTGCAGAGCCAGACTTTCCGGTATCAACCTTAACTGTCTGCTTTGCCGCAGAAGCCATAGCCTTTTTAAGCTGTGCAGTAACTTTGCTCTGGTCGATCTTAACATCAAGTGTGACCTTTGGAGTTTTTAGTTTTCCACTCTTGACTACCTTATCAAGCGCATCATTTATATTACGGATAGTGTCGTTTTGATTTACTCCAAAAGCAATTTTTACTGGTTTTTCTTTATAATACTCCTTAACAGAATTAAATTGCTGGTCTAATTCTTTTTTATTTGTGTCAATAACAACCTTGACCTTAATGGCTGTTACGGCAGAAGACTCTGTGCCAGTATTTTCTTTTTCATCCATACTGTTGGTCACCTCTCTTTTCCATTTTCAACAATTCCTTTCAAAATAAAAAAGAGAAGCGGCCAGCTTCTTCAAGCCAGCCTCCTCTCATTCAAATTTTCCAAATAAATTGTGGGATTACAATTCATGTAATGCGGTTTTTACGAGCATAGCTGCTTCAACTTGGACTTTTGAAATAAATGGACGCGCAGGACGCTTTGGTTTATTTTCCTTCGGTCGCCCCATTCGATTCCATTCTGCAATATCCATCCATAAGCCATGCTCAATCCAATTAGCAAACATTGTTCCTTCTAAGGCTGCATTATCTCCTTCTCGGAATGGTGTTTTACACCACGATTCCTGCGGTCTTGCAACATCCTTTACCGTCATGGTCACAACATTATTGTCAGTAGTAACACTACTTACGATATTTTTTTTGCTTTCGATTCCGTCAGACCGTCCGCTCTTCGAGTGTACGTTTTCTACGATGCTCGCTTGCAGTCTCGTTTCAATTTCCGGCGCAACACCTTCAAGGATGTCTTGAACGCTGCTAACCACACCGGCCAGTAAATCATCAAAGTTCGTATACGAAGAAGCAAGACTTCCCATTCACTCCACCTCAAATCTCAAACCGATCCTTTGCAGACTGAATCTTTGTCGTATCCTTCTTAATGTAATACTTGTTGGTCACATCCGTGCCAGCATGGTTGAGCAAGGAAGATACGTCCTCCAGACTCATACCTGCATTCTTCAGCAGGGTAGCACCACTGTGCCGGAAATCGTGCGGATGCAGTGTAGGCTCATCAATCATCTCGCCAATTTTCTTACACCAATCACCAGCGGTACTTGAAGTAATCGGCATCCATGCACCATTGGTTTTCGTACCAACAAACACATAGCCGCCATCCTCGATACCATGTTCAGTGCGGTATTCTTTCAGCTCTTTCAAAAGCTCAGAAACTTCCTTACTGAACATCAAATCAACGATTTTACCTTCCTTTTCCAGAACGTCATGCACCATGCGATTCTCATAATCGATAGATTTCCAGAGTGTATTCCGCACAGCATTAACACGAGCCATCGTAGACAGTGAGAACAGTGCATACAGACGAAGCGTCATCGCATTATCCTTCATGTGAACTGTGGTCACAGATTCAACCAGAGCGTTCAGCTTCTCTCGCATCAACTTAACCTCATCCGGCGTAAGGTATGTCTGTTTCACAACAGCCACATCCTTGGTCGGGCGGTCAATGAACTCCATCGGATTTTCTTTGATGATTTTCTTTTTGCGAAGATACCGGTATAGCGCAGAAATCGTGCTCATGCGCCGCTTCATACGAGCAGAATTATTTCCATGCTTCTTACAATAGAACAGAAATTCTTCGACATCCTCTTCTTCAAGTTCCGTCACGGGGGCGTTACCCTGATTGTCCAAAACATAAATCATCCACTGCTTGAAATCTGATTCATAATTGTAAACAGTAGACGGGCTGAGATCACGGATACCCATATCGGTCTCATATCTATCCCAGTATTTCAAAGACACTGGGTTAACATTCTTGAACTTCTCAGCATCCCATAACTTCAGCGGTTTACTTCTTGTAGCCATATTAAAATTCTCTCCAACCCACCTCTAAAAGTATTTATTCCTTTTTATCTTTTGCCAGCACAGCAGAGATCTCCTGCTTATTATCCAGCAGGGCAGACATAACCTGAGAAGCCTGATTCACATCAAAGTCACCAAGACTCTTCTTTGCATCATCCAGATAATCCTTCAGGTAATCCACAAACTCAGCGAATGCATCGCGCTTATTACAAATTGCCAGAGTCAGATACTCGTTATGAGAGCGCTGCGCACGCTCCTGCACTGCCTTCTCCAGAGAATCATACTGATCCCAGAACGCAGCGGTGTCACAACCTGCAGTTCCAATCTTCAGGTTAAAAGACTCATAAGCAATACGCGGCCACTCGGTCTGCGGCTCACTGCGATAATCATAATCAATAAAATACTTCAGGCAGGTCAGCCGGAACGCCACATCAAACAGCGCAGGCTGATAATCGTCCTGAACAGTACACATCTCAATGACCTCTTTCACGAAGTCGATTCGCTCCTGAAAACTTAAAACCTTCATTTTATCTCCCTTTCGTCTGTGCTTGCTTTAATTTCTTTCGCTCTTTTCGAGCTTTTTTTAGGTCGTCGTAATCGACCCAGCCTCCATCAATTTTGGAGTATGTTATCCAGCGGTAATCTACATCAGGATAGTGGAACCAGAACATCTTACGCTTCATCAGCGCAACACTGTCAGCAAAACCCTTCGTGTCAATTACCTGTTTACTGCCGTCACTATATGTAAGTTCATAGTCTGCCACATAGTCAATCTTCCTTACAGCAACATCCTTGCCGTCCTTATTGATCCGGCGGAATGCCTCCTGTAACAAAAAAGGAACCTGTTTACGACACTCTACGATTTCGCCATTTTCCAGCCCAGGTAATACAATGTCCCGATAGAACATCATCTCGGCACGGCTATCATAAACCACACCATCATAGGTCCTATCTGCTGGATTTTTACTCACATTAAACTTTGTTCTGTTCTTTTTCTCCATAAAATCACCACGGAAAACGAAGGGGCGGTTATGCCCGCCCCTTACGATTTGATGTTTTCTTAACTACCGGCTTCACGGGCGTCTCATCCTTTACACCACTAGATGGTCCATTTTCAGCCTTTGCAGGCTCATCCATGATCTCATGGAAAATATCACGAACAGCCGGGATAAAAGTTTCTACCTCAGCTTCCGTAACATTCTTATACTTGCGCACCAAAAGAGTAGTCAGGTCTGCCTTTGCAGTCTCTTTTGAAATAATTCCCTGACGATACTGATTCACGGCAGTCCACACAAGAAAGTGCGGCTCAGTGTCGCAAATCATTCGCCAAGGATTAAGACGCGCATCCTGCTCGCAATGCGGGCAAACCGGATATTCTTTTCCGCAAGTACGGCACCAATTCAGATTTGCCATTAGGCGGCAGCAGTCTCGATGCGGAACAGGCGCTTGTCTTCGGAGCAGTATTCTTGAGTAGCGCTGATCTTAACAGGGTGAGCCAGCTCGTTGTTCAGGGTCATATCAACAGCATTGTCCATCTTTGCATTCGGGAAGATGATACGCATCAGCTTCTTATTCGCCTTATCGCAGGGATTGTAGCAGAATGCCTCAATCACGAACTCGCCCTCGGTAGAGAACTTATCGGCGCTATCATTGATAGCAATGCCCTCCTCGCTCTCGTACTGATACTTCACAACAAAGCGGTCGCCAGCCTTCAGGCTTGCACCAGTGGGTAGAGTGACCTCAGTGCCAGAAACAGAAAACTGAGACTCGGCGGTCTCACCCAGCTCAAAGGTCTTCAGTGCATTACCCTGACCATCGACCAGATCGATGTACTTAAAGGGGGCATTTGCAACAGCAGCCTTTGGGGTATGAGTCAGAGTCAGCTTCTGGCCGTCAGCAGAAGTCAGATACTCAACAGTGGTAAAGACCTGCTTTGCTGTAGAAGAAGCAACCTCCTTCTTAGAGCCCATCTGCTCTGCCAGAGCACCCAGATGCATCAGAGCATTAGACCAATCTGCCTCTGCAGTCTTGCTCTTGTCGAATGCCATGATGTTAACGCCCTGTGCATCCTGAGCATAAACAGTCTCGCCGCCCAGAGTCAGCTTGAAATCCTTAACCTGATTCATGGTCCACAGACGCTTGCCATTCAGGTCATACTCGTGAATGCGATGAACGCGGTCAATAACGACCTCATTGAAATTAAAATCGCTCATAATATTCTTCCTTTCAATTTATTTGGATAAAATAAAAGAGCAAGGCCAATCAATCAACCTTGCTCGTCCAATCCAGTTGTGCTTTTGGAATTTTTCCAAATTCCACGGTGCCAGCGTAAACGCCATGCATCGTATTGTCGTAACTTTTTATTTGCTGAATCTTTCTTACATGATTCATGAATACACTCATAGGGTAATCCATAGCCTTGAAGTAATCCGCTTTAAAACCAGATGAGCACGCCATCGAGAGCACAAGCTCTGCAAGATGTGGTTCATAATGCTTTATCTTCTGATACTCCAAATTATCTCTGGCTTCCTCTATCAATGCAATTCTTGTTGGTTCGTCAGCAGCAAATTCAGAATGCTTTTCAATTCCATTTGCAGCACACAAGTACTGAGAAATTGTTTCATACACTACATGGTCAATACGAGTATCCGTAAATCTGTTGTGCAAGACAATCTCACCACTTATATTATCTTTTGCCATCATAAATCCAGAAGTGTCCATATCGCCAAGCAAAATAGACATATCCTGATTTTTATTGCCTATAAAAAGTTGCCGAAACATTTCAAAATCCGAAACCTTCTGCCAATCAACCCCAACAGAGTCAAGCTGTGCTTTATAATCGCTTGATGTAGAACAGAATAAGTAAACCAACTGAAAATACTTTTGCTCACCATAATCGATAATATCACCGACAGACGGCATGTGAATCGTAATTTTGTCATTGATTTTGAAATCTCTTCCACGCATCAAACTTGGCTCATACAGTTCTCGAAGTTCCATCAACCACACCCCACAAGGTCATCCAGATCCTGCGTCTTGAACGTCATGATTCTCACACGATGGTGTAAATCCATATTATCCTCGATGTTGGATGTAATTTTAAGTTGCTTGATTCCAAAAATTGTACTGCCGTGTAGTTCTTTTTCTACAAGTCCACTCAAATAGTCAACTCGTGTTGCACCGCCATGACCTTTCATCTTCATCAACGCTTGGTTTACAATAACCCACACAGTAAGAGTGAAGTTTTCATACCAGTCATTGACATTGCTACGGTCAGTCATATTTACCTTAAAACAAATATAGCTGTGTGCTGCCTCAATCGTGTCTGGAATATGAAAGTATGGAAAGATGTAGGTGTAAATCGCCTCGTCAGGCTCTTCAATATCGTCATTGCCCATTGCTTCAACAAGTCCTTCCGTATTGACCAGCTTTAAAGCCAATTTGTTTTTGTAATCAGTAATCAATTCACTCGTTGTCACAGCAAACTCACCACCTTACATTCAATAGATGTATTTGCCGTACCATCTGCATTTGTCAGAGAAATCCTAACAGTTGCGCCATCCATGATACTATTATTCAAAATACGAATTTTAAAAGTACCATCGGCAGCAACCTGCGTCTCAACGAATTCCTTGAATTCATCAAGGCATTTTGTACTCCATACAGAAGTCTCGGCAACTTCCTCACCAGCAATCGAAATAAACACAGGTGTGAACTTTTTCCAAGAGCCACCCACGCGGGCCTCAGCCTTGCCAGCATATTTAATAGTAGCTATAATCTGAGAATCCGTATCGGGCGTATCAGTCTTGTTGGGCTCAAAGTAGTCACAAATCATCTTCTCGGCATTGTCGGTCTTGCTGTTATACTGATCCTGCCGGATATTCAACACAAGGAACCCCTGTGTCTTACCATGCAGTTCGTAACGCTCTGTACTCTGATCAACAGAAGTCGTAACATACGTTTTCGGCTCACCATTGATGATTTCCAACATAAAACGCTTATCAAGGTCAATCAGTGCAGTCTCGTCATCAAAAGGCATCTGCACCTTATACTCACGTTGACTCAATGAAGTCATAACAAGTTCTTTATTATTTGCGTAATAAGGCTTACTCAGCGTTGCCCAACGAGAGACAATTTCGCCAGTAATCGGATTCTGCCACTGAATCTGACGGTTACACAGCTCCATTTTGCCACGAAGAAAAATCTCATCATTTGGCTCGATTTCAGTGACCAGCCATTTACAGTTGTAACAATCAACAATGTCACCAAGGTTTAAAGAATCACCCGGGTAAGCCCAGATTTTCTTTTCCTTAGCAATACTGTTACTGCGACTGACGACCAACTTCTGAGGCAAACCATTTACAAGAGTGTCGTCCTCATAGTCAACACTGTCCTTAAAATGTGCAGCAAAGTCACGCTTTGCAAAAGCAATTTTTACATCCTTTTTGTTAGACATCTTTGCGGCACCGCCGACAGCTCGTGCCCTCGTATAAAAATCCATCGGTATACCTCCTTACTCAGAGTAGGAAGCGTATGTATCATAGTCGATGGTCTTACGCTTGCGAGTCGAGCGGTCTTTTGCCATATAGTTGTCTAGCATTGTCATATTCTCCTCGTGGATGTCTTTTACAAGGGCACGAATACTCGCACGCTCATTAGCAGGGGAGAATACCTGTAAACTTGTAGGAAGGTCTTGTGCGCTGAATGCCTTTAGCTTTCCAAACTCTCGTTTGAAATGCTGCTCCAGCATTAAATGTGCAAGCATATCAATTTCGTCGTATGTAAGGTCTGAATTGAATTCCTCTAGCTCAGAATCGTAATCATCAAAGCTGAAATTCTCTTCAGGCTCAATATTTCTGGTAATCACAGAAAGTGACTCCATCAAATAACTTTTTGCACGGTCATGTACAAGATCTCGCACTTCATTCTCGGTTAAGTCGAAATACTGAAAGAAATTACTATCAGTTTCAACCAGCTCGTAGAACTTGTCGTATATTTCCGAAAATGCGGTCACACTATCCCTCCAATCTTACTCGGCGGGAACGACCTCCGCCTTTTCTGCCTCTGCCTTCTTACGGCCACGCTTAACAGTAGTCTTTTCTACAGAATTATCCGGTGCAACATTCTGTGCGCCAGCCATCATAGCCTGCATCTGTGCCAGTGCTGCCTGCATCTGCTTCTGCATTTCAGCAAGCTGGTTCTTTGCGGCCTCAAGCTCTGCCTGAACATTATCGACAGGCTTGGTTGCTGGTACAACAGACAACTCGCTGTTACGCTTGCCAGCACGAAGCTCCTTATAACGCTCGTCAATCAGGCGCTTGACCTTAGTAGACAGGTCTTCACCGGCATTGGTCATACGATAAAAGCGACCACGGATACGCTCAAACTGAGCACCATCCTTAATGTCAATCATACGCTGAAGATTCTCGACAGTGGGATTCAGAATCGCATTATCGATATCTTCAATGAATAGAACATCGTCACCCTTGATGCCAATAGCCTTAAAGATTTCATTCTGCTCTTCAGGGCGAAAACGCAGAACACCATTCTTGAACGCAGAACAAGTGCTATTCATATACATGATCTCCTCCGGCGGAATAGGAATCACACAAGGCTCTTCCACGCTGCCGGGCTCGAAAGTATAGCCCTTACCGTTCAGTGACGAAATGGTAACCACGTTATCATCGCAGTTCAGAACGTCAATAAACTTCTTTTCCATCACGGAACTCATAATTTGTCTCCTTTTCTATAAAAGCGGAGACCGCAAAGTCTCCGCCCAGATTTGCCTTTGGTAAAAATTACTGCAGAACAATCTTAGCAACGCGCTCGATATGATCAATGCTATAGCCGAAGGTAAAGTCCTTGACCATCAGATGAATCTTTTCGTTGTTGTTGTCGTGATCCTCGTAAGTATGAGTCTCACCCTTCATGTCAAGGCGACCAATCTTGCCTGCGATGCCATAGATACGCTTATCCGGGATCAGCAGGGAACCATCACCCAGCTTCTTAGCAGAGCTAATACCAGTGATAGCAACACCATCATAAGTCTTAACAAGACCATAACGGTTGAACTCGTCCTTAGCTGCGTCAGACAGATACTCAGCGTAACCGGTCATACGACGCATCTTGGCACAATACTTCATCAGGCTGACAGTGAAGGGATTACCACCATCGGCGTACTCATTCAGATACAGAGCCAGAGCGTCCATGTCCTGCATAGTGGGCTCCTTGCCCTGTGCATCGATCTTCTGCTCGCCACCAGTGATAGCGTCATCAACCATGCTAAAGATGTCATAGAACATCTGGTTCTTCAGAGCCTCAGTCATAAAGGTGGTCAGAGTTGCCACACTCTTCCAAGCATTACGTCTTACTTCCACAAAGCTAAGATCAGCCTCGATCTGCTTATTACGCCAGACGGGCTTAATGGTCTCGTAGTGCAGGTAAGACTTCGGCACGTTGCCACCCTTAGCTGCATCATAAGCCTTCAGGGTATTCTTAACAGTACGACCTGCCTCGTAGTCATCAAACTCACCAACATTACCACGCTCAAACATGGAGTCCAGAAGCTCGTCAGGTGCACCATACAGCTCATCAGTCACGGTGCGGTTAACAAACTGAGCAATCTCCTTATTGGGATCGCCCTTGTCAATCAGCTCCTCAACATGAGCGCCAACAACCTCTGCAATTTCCTTGTCCTCGGCATCCATAGCGCGATTGTACTGAGTCTTCTCAGCAACTTCATAAACACGACCAGGCTGCTTCATCAGCTCGGCCACTTCAATATTCAGTGCCATAATTCATTTCCTTTCTCTTCGCGCAAAATAAAAGAGCTACCGTCCAAAGACGATAGCCTTAAATTTCACGTATCATATTCAAGATTTTCCTCTCAATCAAGCAACAGTCTTTGCTTCGGGCAGCACACTGATCATAATCAGCTTATGGCCGTTGTCGTCCATCACACCAGCAAACTCAAAACGAGAAGTACCAGTAGTAGCAACCTGCCACTTACCGTCAGTGTTGACCTCCAGCAACTTGCCGATGTTGGCATCCTGTGCATCAGCAGCCTTGTACTGGTCAGTACCGTACAGCTCGCCAGCATACAGAGGAACACGCTTCACCAGCACGCCCTCCTTGATCTTGGTGACCATCTCATCATAGTCATCAAAATTAGTCTGGCTTGCATAGATGCCCTCCGGGATAAACTCATGGGCAATCATCTCGATGCCCTCAGCGGTAGCTGCATCAGGGAACTTAACCTGACCAGCCTTGTGGTCAACCTGAACACCCATACCGGTGACCATAGCGACCTTTGCGGCATAGTTAGCGGGAATATTCTTCGCGCCGTTCACCATCAGTTCACGAATCATAATATTTTTCCTTTCTCTCAAATGTTATTACTTACCCAAATATTCCCGCCATGCGTCACGCTTGTTAGCGTTAGTGGTGTTATACTTGGTTTCATTCAAATTCAACTTGATACTCTCAGGCTTATGCACCTCAGAGGTCTCAACCTTCTTTTCAGTAGGAGTCTTCTTGGCGGCTTCAACGCAACGCTCGGCAATCACACTCTTAATGCCGGTCTCGTCCAGATTCTCAATCAGACTTGCGTAGTTACCACCCTCGGAAACTTCAGCTTCAGTAATCATCTTGCTGGAGATTGCGTACTGACGCAGATCCTCCTTTTTTTGTGCAAGCTCTGCAGCCGCCTTTTCTGCCTCTGCCTTCTCAGCCTGGTCCTTATACGGAGCCAGAGAAGCAACCTCTTCCTTTGCACTCTGCAATTCAGTATTCAGACTTGCAATAGTGTTATTCAACTCCGCAATCTTGGTATTGACATCAGAAATAGAAACGGTCAAAGTGATATTCTGCGGCTCACCAAGAGAAACCTCGTTGCCCTCAACGGTGTAAGAGAACATGATGTAATCCAAATCGTTCATACAACGACCGAATTTCTTACACCAGATAGTGTGATCTTCGGGGAACACTTCGGCTAGATACATATCTGAATTAAACTTCACAACAGCCTCATTCAGCTTCTCGTACAGGTCATGACCAGTCAGACTGGAAGTCTCTGGAGTGGGATCAGGCTCACCAGTAGGTTCAGTGCCAGTTTCAGGCTCGGTCAGTGGAGGAGTTTCACCGCCTTCCTCGGAAGTTTGAACATCAGGCTCTGCCGGAGTAGTGGGCTCAGTAGCAGGTGCTGCGTCAGGCTCGCCAACGGGAGTCTGCTCTGCCTGCTCAGGCTTAGTGGACTCGACCTGTGCGGTCTGAGTCTCCTTGTCCTTATTCAGTTCCAAATTTTTTGCCTCCTTTTCATTAGATTCTATATTTGAAATCTCTTTTGTATCCTCGATATAGGCATTTGCCAATTCAAGACCAAAATCGGTTTCAGCGACTTCAAGCAGTTTAGAGCACTTATATGCCGGCTCAACATTTGCACCAAGCAAGCAATGTGCAGTAAATACACCATCGTCAATGATTTTTGCCATGCGACCACCCACGATTCCCTTATGAGCTTTCAGCACATCAATTTCCCAACTGGTGTTTAACGTGCCACTCTCAATACGGCGCAGAATCGTCGCACAAGCCTTTGGATATCGCTTCCAGATCTTACAAGAAGCAACAATAAAGTCGGCATCGTCAATTTTCTCGATACCGACCGACTGAAAACTACCAAATGCATCAGTGTCAAATTCAGCAGTTTTGTATTCATTGCCATCATCGTCTTTTCTGGTGACGACTTTCATATTGTGACCGGAAAAATCCAGTTCACCCTTTGGAGCTACGACCAACTTGCCAACAAGCGGGTTGCCAACCAGTGTACTCATCCAACTTTCAATGGTGTCACGGTTCAAAGCAACCTGATTTCCATTTACTGAAAAGTCACAGATGACAAACTTGGCAAGATAGTGGTCTGGATGCTCCGTAATCTCAGAGCAACAGATGTTTCTACTATAGAAATACTCCTTACTCATCGTTCATCACCTCACTTACTATCTTCATTTCTCTGCTGATCATAAATTTGTTTTTCAGTTTCCTCGCCCTTTGGACGGCCTGTCTTTTTATCACTGTCACTACCACCGCCGGAACTACCGGTCGATGTATAAGAGGTCTGGCGAGCCACAAACACATCGTCATAACCTTTCTCGATTTCAGCCTGACGCTTGCGTAGCTCGTCCTCAGCATGAAGCCCCATATACTCGTAAGCAGTCTTGTAAGAACAGTTTAAAGTGGTAAACAGGAACTGAGCAATCGCCTTCTTCATCTCCATACCCATCATTTCAGTAGTAGAGACCTTTACATCAGGGCAGTACATCGAGTCTACACCTGCATCTTCAAGGCGAATTCGATACCATCGCTTTAATACATCCTCAATCTGTTCCGCAATCTTACCGATATTTTTCATCAACTGGTCAAGAGACACTTTTGCAGTTGAAACAGTCTGCTGACCATCAGTGTTCAAAAAACTAATACCCAAAGCAGCCATCTCTCGGTTGCGATACTGTTTAACAGTCTCGATATTTGTCATCTCAACTTTTGGCTCAACATATTTGATATCCTTTACATAAGGCGCTGTAGTCACAAGTACGGTATTTTGTTTCCATGCACGCAGCAGATTATCGTGCGCCGTCACTTGTTCAGAGAAGCCCTTTTTATCTTTGTTTGGTCCCATCAACTCAGGGTCAAGCTGTTGCCAGATGATTTTCTTTGCCTTTGCCTTAGCATTTACACGGTCTGAAGTATCAAAAGTCTCAAGCATCAAGGCCGGACGTAAAGCGCGGAACAGGGGAGAGACACCATATTTCTGTCCCATGTTGCCGATACGAATCACACCACAATGGTCAACATCCAATTTTGCATAGGTATCACCATTCTTAAACGCCTGATACACCTCATCTGGATAGTTGTTTTGAATCTCGGTCTCCTGATTTTCAAAGAATAGTGCTTTATTCTTCTTATCCTTCAGCATAGATTTGCTCAAAGCGGATTTCAGCTTAGACATATTGATAAGCACAACAGGCTGTCCATTTGATAAGTAATCACTTATCTCAGCAATACCAAGAGGGTAGTAGTCTACAATGTAATTCTCATCCTTCTGACGCAGATATGTAATGTAAGTACCCTCTGCATAAGTCATCGGAATGGCGGCACGAAGCAGACTTCGCACATTGATTTGTGTATTGAAGTCATCAATCACTTCACGGGCATAATTTACCTGTTTTGTCTTATTACGCTGCTCAGGGAACTGTGCGAAACTGCATTTGAACTCCGTATTAACATTCGCCTCAATCGCATCATAAGTAATGCCAATCAGGTCATCTTTATTGATGTAATTACGGATAATACCATTGACCGTCTGCACATTCGTCAGGCTTGACTGTAGCCCTCGTGCAAGTTCATCAATTCGGTCAACCGTCAGCGTTTCAGAAGAGGCTGAAATTTTCAGGTATGTACTATATTGCTTATTTTCAGGATCATAGGATGCGATAGCATGGCGGATAACATTATCCATTCTTTCTTCTGAAAGCTCGTTTACAGATGTAAGCACAACAGTACCATCATCTGTCTGTGAAGCAGTCACGACATCAAAATCTTCCTTTTTCTTTCTTGCCACATTTTCACCTCCTCTGCTTAGAAGTCAATGTTAGAAATACAAATCGGCGGAGCAGTCATTGTCTCCACCGCAGACTGACGCACTTTATCCTTACGACGTAATTCGTATAGACGATGAGCTAAAAGCACCATTGTGTACGCGCGGTCATCTTTCATTTTATTGGCGCGGTCTGGTGGTAACGCATAAGTTACAGAAGTGTTTTCTGGATTTGTGGTTTTCTGCATACTTGTGATCTCATTTTTCATAAGATCAATGTTCACCCATGCCGTTTGCTCATCTAAAGAAAGCTCGTGCGTTTTCAAAATTTCCTGACCAGTTGCCTTATCTACACCATCTACAACCTGAACGTAATCTCCACCGTTATATTCAAGAGGAAAGTGGATGACACCAAGGTTCATCAACTCAATAAGCTCTTCAAACATGACGGAACGGAATTTACGCGGACTAATCAAACGCAATTTATCTACAGCATCTGGATAACGTACATCATATCCTTCATAAAGTTCATGGTTTGCATCAATAAATCCACGATGTTCTGTGCCAGATTTATCAGTCCAATTATTGAGTAATCCATCTGCGTATGTAGAAGTACCGCCACCGCCTGCGCCTTGGTCAATCATCAATGTGTCAATGTATTCGTAATCTGGATTTTGACCATTGTAATGAAGTATTAGCTCACGTAATTCTTCGATTTGACGATTCGAATCCATCTTATATTTTTTAGCATTCGCTAAATCAACCATATTTACACAGTTGATAATATCCCCACACATACCATTTTCAGGGTCATTATAAATACGCATAACTGATACAATAGAGTTATCCATAGTACGAGCAGGGTCAAAAGCAATCACATACTTATATTGCTTATCCCAGTATAACTGTGGTAGGTATTTACGCTCATTACGTCGCACCGTTCCCCACTTAACAATCTGGTTTACACCACCATCGCGGGACGGCTTATTATAATATTCACGCATTGCTTTCTCGTGCGCGGATTTTAGAGCTGCTTCGACTTTATCTCTTGTCAACAGAGCCTTGTATGGTTTACCGTTCATATAGACCTGAATTGCAACATCGCAAATCATGTCACAAACAAAATAATCGCGGTCACCGGCAATCATTCGTTTTGCAAAGTTTTTGTAATACTTATAAAAAAGCTTCTCCATAGTATCTTGACTAGAAGCATATACGAGTTGCGTAGGTACTTTTCGAGGCTGAGTGTCTGGGTTATAAGAATCATTTGTATCTGTGACGAAATCCGTATTCTGTGTTGCAAAAGCTTCACAAACAGTAATTAACTCATCAGAGCAAAACGCCGCTTCATCAAAGAACACAAGAGTGGCTCTGCGTGATCTATTAGCATCCGGATTGGAGTTTAATGTATTTATGGAACTACCGTTATAAAATTCAACAACATACCCGGCGGGATTATGACTAAATCCGCTCTTATTAGTTGGGGATTTTACAGTTTCTTTTTCCGCAATATCCGTTAAACTACGAATAGATGCTGCTGTTTTACCAACACGAGTTACGATTTCTTCAATCTTATTAAAAGTTTCCGATTATAAAAATAAAATTTAGCGTGCATCGCAACTGCACACTGCCGTATAAAACGGCCACACAATTTCTTGTCGTGCGTAGACTATTTCATCATCCAAAATATAATTTGGAGCTTGATTTTTCCTCCGCCATAAGCTTGCGGTTTTACTCTCCCACAAGGAGATAGTCGTTGAACCTCACCCTGTCATATAGACGTTACGGGCAGTGGCTGCATGAACATGGATTGTTGCGAGCCTTAGCACATCATAAGATGCTTTTATTTCAGCATAGCTCATCTCTACATTTTTTCTGCTTTCGCACATTTACGTTTATCGTTTCCGATTCCGCTTTAGTGTAGAGCTTTACCAATTACCTGCAATTAACCAAGAAGCACACACACATCTCTGTATATGTGAGGCAACTTACCTTACTCTGATCACCGACAGATGATACAATATAAATACCCTGGTTCTCATATAGAATAGCCTTTAGTAGAATGAAAACTGAACCTACAAAAGACTTACCAAAGTTTCGACTACACGCCCAAAGAACATGACTTGCATTCCAACTCTGCTCTAGCATATATGCCTGTGCATCAAATAGTTGAATACCCAACAAATCTCTGGCCGCAATAACAGGATTGCGCCGATAGAATGCAATCGTTGCAGCATCACACTCATAAATCTTACGTTTTACGGCTGTAATAATAGGCGCTCTTTGTTTCATTCTCATACGGCATCACCATCCGTATCTTTTGCGCTTGCGTCAATACCGGCATCTTCTAACAGCTCCTTGAGCCGCTGGTTCTCAATAAGAGATAGCCTGTATTTTTCCTTGGTGTCATCGCTTTCTTTCTGGAACTTATCAATCAGTTCTCTCTGTGTATCGAAAATTTCTTGCTGGTCGTTTTCGTCAAAGAAAGCATTTTCCTTAATTGCCTTAAAACTCATATCTGCCGCCCATTGAGTGCCCGGAGATCGCAGCTGGTCATAGAAGTTTGCTTCTGCACCAGTAATATCCTTTTCACGCATATCCTTCATCAAGAAGGTGAGCGTGTTACGTCCGGCATCCTTGTTAGAGCGGTTTTTGACAGAAATTTCATTTTCCTTGGCAATCTTATCGTTATTAGAAACCAACTTGACCTTAATGTCATTCAGACTCTTAATTGCTTCCGCTGAGTTCATAGGATTTAGACGAGCAATCTGTAAGTCAATTTGACGTATCTGGTTATTATTGTTCACGACCTGAACGATCTGTGATAGCTTAAACGGGTCGTCCTCAATACCATCCTCAAAATACTTGATGAGTTCACTAAACAAATAGCGGCGGTCGCCCTCGTTATATCCGTCAAATGGGTCGTATCCAATAACAGAAATACAGTCGTCCTTTGCTTGAATCTCTGCCTTCGACCACTTTTGCTCTTTCTCTTCTTGTAAGTCGAGAGCGTTTTTATTGAGTTCACCGTTTACAAGAGTATTAGAGAAGGTTTGAAATTGAAAGTTTCGAGCGTTTCCGATGATTCTCAAAATCAAACCCATCGTGACGCGCCCATTATTCTGACTGATCGAATCAAAAAGAGAATTATAAAACGGAACGTCCAAGACATGAGACATAATCATGCAAGCCGTGCGGTCGCTCCCGAATTTACGAGAGTATTCATCGAACATCTCATTTACACAATCCTTGCAAATAGGAGCGTAGCAATCGTTGGCTTTCCATAACTGTGAGTATGTAATCTTATAAAAGTGACCAACTGCCACATCATATTCTTTCCCACAACGAAGACACTTGAACGTCTTTTTATTTTCGGTTCCTTCAAGAATAATATCTTGGTCTATAACCTTTTTCTTACGCGGCATTTAGTCACCTCTTTTCATCCAAAATAAAAGCCGTAGAACGTGCGCACATCCTACGGCAAACAAAAGACCACCTCTAATGAGCACCAAAACATGGGAGGCCAAGGTGGTTTACTTCTTAAAAGCCCACCATGATACGCATCGTCGAGAGGCTTAGTGGGTATAATCAAAATTAAGACCCATGACATCAGCTGCACTCGTATCATTGAGTCGCTTACTAACATAGGTCTGTTAAGCACAAAAGTGATGCGATTATGGTACGCATTTTTCAAAAGAGGCGCAATCGCATCTGTATCATCTATGTGAGCTTGCTATGTTCACGACATTTATGTCGGTAACATACCTCGCCCTGCCGACGAATCGGCCAAATTTCAAAATAAACCTGCCGCCAGAGGGAGTTTAACTAACGGCAGGCTTGCAAAAGGGGAGATGCTGGGTGCGGGTAGTGGTGACGATCCACTCTATACTGGATTATGGGCCCAGCCAGCACACCGGCGCTGTCACCCGCGTTATATAGTCGGCTTGCTACACTATGCATCGTGAAATGAAACCGATAACTCGAAACGTCACGTTATAATCGTTCTGTTTCTACAAAGACAATTCTTTATCTGCCATTACAATTTAATTCAGTTGGCCTTGGCACGCCCACTCCGAATCCAACAGAGATAAGTGAGTTTAGAGCTCACCGTCTTAGGCATTAAAACGATAGGCGCATAATTGGTGTATCCGGCGAGATTTGAACTCTGCGATACCTCGATTAAAAGTCGAGTGCCTTACCAGCTTGGCTAACGAATACACAATAAAACCTACCTTTTAGCCGGTGGTAGGGAACCGGTTTTAATTACAAACCCTCCGGGAGAAGGACACGACATCAGGAGGATTCGAACCTCCGGTGCCTTACGGCACAAATGGGTTCAGGCCATTCGCAATAAACCAAACTCTGCCATGATGCCATAATAGCCCCACTTTCCATATATTGCTGCTTCTTGTTTTCGAAGAGTAGGGAGTAGCAATATAGTCATGGAGATGGAAGGACTCGAACCCTCGGCCTCTCAGGTTGATCAGTTTCCCGCGCTCTAGCCACTGAGCTACATCCCCATATAAACAAGCATCCATCAAGCTATCCGAGCTAAGTTGAATTGTTCTCGTGTTGATAAAACGCTTGGGCTTGTTTATAGTCGGAGCCACGACAATATGCCGCATTTTACATCTTCGACACGATGGAATGAAACCTACGACACTGCATATATCGCAAATCATTCTGGAAACAAGCATTCACCTTATCTCCCCGGTGCGGGCGCAGTGTCCGGTAGAACACCAGTTTGTGAGCGAAGTGCAGACATTCGTTCCATAAAACGCTTGTTTTAGGCTTTTAACGCTTCGCATTAACGTAGCGAAACACAAATAGCTTATCATTTCATTCCGCAGAACTACTTTGCATCCAACCATCCGTAGATTAAGTTGGTCTAGGCGGTAGCAACTATTGACCGCACAGCTTGGAGCCACCTGTAGGAATCAAACCTACGACATATGTGGTACGAACACATTATTCTATCTACTGAATTAAAGTGGCATGGAGCCAGTGACATGACTTGAACATGCGAAATCCATAAAGGCATCGGGATTACAAAACCCGCGTTCTACCAACTGAACTACACTGGCACAATAAGCTGGAGCAATCGCCCCAGCACATAGAAAAGGAGACAACAAATGATGTCCCAAGCAGACCTTGGAAAAGGAGACAACAAATGATGTCCCAAGCAGACCTTGCGATCGTACTTCTTTTTTAATTCCCCGGTTAGTGGTAGGGGCTCACCGCTTTTTAATTTAGACGTACAATGTGCGTCTTATCTTCATTCAGCCTTCCGAATTTATCTGATAAACCAGGATAAATCCTTCTCGCTGAGATGGTGTTAATTTTCCATCTGCGTAATCCATTTTTGACGTCTCACAACAACAGCCCTGCTCATAAATTACAGAATTACCGATATCATAGTGACCTGTTTTATGAGTGTGTGCCATCACGATAGTATCAAAGAAATAATCATTATCCTTGAAATATCGATATGCCTTTTCTGCCGTTTTCAACATACCACTAGAGTAAGCAAGTGGATGCGCAAAAATTGTTTCACCAACGAAACTAAACCAAGTATCGTTATAGACAATCTCGATACCACTATCCTTAAAAACATCAATCAAAGGGTCGTAATGAACCTTTGTATAAAGCTCCTTGTTGTAATGGTTAAAGCCATCAACAAAAATAAGCTCCAAAGATGTCTTTGGCATCAGTTCAAGCAAGTCGGTGTCCAGATTCTTAGCAAGATAATTCTGGAAGCGTAAGTCATGATTACCATAATTGACAACAACCTTCTTAGGCTGAAGCATCTCAATCAGGTCAATCATATACTGACGTGCAATCAGAATTTCCTCCATTGGACTCTTACGATACACCTTGTTAAAACGAGAAATGGCCTGCGCATCTACCAGATCTCCGTTTACCTGAAGGATATCAATCTTTCCAGCATACTCACTAAAAGTCTCAATGGGCTTCTGGAATGGAATATGTAGGTCGGAAATAGACAGAATGCAGGTTCCAACATCTCTATTAGATAAGGACTCCTGATACTGCATACCCGCACGGAATGCCTTAAAACGCTTGCGATATGCGCACTCACCAAAATTCTTACCCAACTCATCATTGAGTACCTTGGCTGCGCCATCCCAAGTCAACTCTCTAGCCAGAACGGCATTCCCGATTCTTACAAAGAAGTCATCGCTCGTTTCTTCTGGCTGTTTATTATAGCAACCCATTGGTATCAAGCCGGGTCGCCCAGCAGCTCATCAGAGGTGGAGATATTGATAGTAACACCCTCAATACCATCCCACTTTGCCAGAGCTTCCTTCAGATTGAAGACGTTCTCACCGTCCTTGGTAATCTCGGTGATAGTGCCTTCAGCAGTATCAATAATAGCGTTCTTAAAAACAACACTCTTCTTAGCAACCATAATTCTTATTCTCCCTTATATTTTATTTCAAAATTTAATCCACAGGCATTTCATCAGCCCACTGGCTGATCCAACCACGGTGGTTTGTAGTCAACTGACATACGGCTACGCGGTCATGCTTCGCAAAATGTTGGAGGCAACGCATAAAGCCAGAGTCAGAAGGTTTATCAAGATCACACTGTAAATCATGACCAATAATAATCAACTTTACCTTTTCGCCATCACTACCATCGCAACGAGAAATAGTCTTCTGTAACTCTTTAGGAGTATAATTCTGGCTCTCGTCCAACAAAATAATACCACTCAGGTTCGTGCCACGAAGGAAAGTATGAGTTAGACAAGAAATATAACCAGTGCCATTCTTCTGATTCACCATAGACTCGTCGTTGATAACCTTATTAGGGTCAACGTTGCATTTAATCAGAGCCTGATAAAAAGGTTCAAAGAAAACTTCCGATTTTTCCGTAATAGATCCAGGAAGATAGCCTTGACGCTTCTCGCCATAACTAGACACGACGTAAGTCAATTTATCAAAATAGCCAGCCTGAACAAGCAGATTTGCAGTCGCAGTCGCAATAAGCGTCTTGCCGGAACCGGCAGCAGCGTTGCAGATCACAACATCAATGTTTGGATTCCAAATTGCATCACGAAACACACGCTGTTCAGGGTCCAAAGAAATGCCGTAAAAACCATACCGATCAGGATCAGTAATCTTCTCCATAGGAATCTCAGTGGGAATCTTTCTCTTAGCCATATATTACAACTCTCCCTTAATTGAACTCATCCACATTATCGCAAATCTTATCTACGATACCAAAGTTGACCTGCTCATTAGCATCCAAATACCAATCCTTAGCCTTATTCTTGGTCATGGTCTTCTTATCAATAGTAGAGTGAGCCATAATATACTCACGCATCTTCACGACCTGCTTCTCGTAATAGTCCATAGCCATCTTAGACTGCTCGAAAGTACCCTGAGTGCCGCCAGAGCCACTGTGAATCAGCGCGGTAGAGTGAGGCAGAGCAAAGCGCTTCTGACCAGACAACAGCATCACAAGAGCAGCACTCATTGCGATACCTGCGTTGATCGTCCAAACAGGAGTCTTACTCAGCGCAACAACATCAATAAAGCTAAACATTGCGTCTAGCTCTCCACCGTAGCTGTAAATAAACAGCTTAATAGGCTTACGCTGCTCAACAGGAGTGTCCTTATCAATACGGTTGTACTGCAGAATCTTGCGCTCAATTTCAATCAAAGACTGGTCAATCTCAAAGTCAATAAAGAAGATGCGATCCTTCTCGTCAACGTAGAAGTTCATCATCTCAGGAGAGGGAAGACCACCACCATTCATCAGGTTAGTGATCTCCTCGGGAAGCTGAATTTCAAAATCCAAAGTCTGTACCTCGTTCTTTCATAAATTAGTCTCGAATGCCGCGTTTGGCACGCTCGACAATTTCACGAGCTTCAATATTAAACGGAATCAGTTCCAGATAACGAACAGATTCCTCAATAAATCGCTTGTGTCGAGTTTTTGCAATGAAAACCTTCGGATAAACCTTACGAATTTCCTTTGCTTCTGCTTTGGTAATCTCAATCATTTAGGTAAAACACCCTTTCAAAATCAAAATAGGTAGGAAGAAAACAAGCGTCCTCGCTCTCTCCCTACCATAACTTTCCACACTATGTTTTACTCTATATATGTAAAATTATAACGTATCTACGTTGAAATATCACGCTTTTTCACATTTCATAAATCAAACATTTTTCTATTTTGTGCGGTTTTCTCGATGTTTACGTTTTTAGCGCATTTACGGCAGTATTTTTGTCTGCGTCCAGTGCGAGCAACCATCTTCCCACAACAATCACACTTGATGTATTCTTTCCCACAATACTGGCTCCACAGAATGCCAGCATTCTCAAAATCGTCCACGAAAATCTCATGAGGAGAGTGCGGCTCCGCAATCAAAACATGAATGTTCAAGTTGTCAATCTTTTTCAAGCTGGCAAACCCAATAAAACCAAGATTATGTAACTTACAAATCATCTCGTTCTGTTTTTTCTCATCCACGGATACGTTTGCCATCCTGAAAATATCAGCCGTATCTTCCGTAATCCAGTAGTTGCATTTTTCATTAACGGCAATATGGTACTTTGCCAGACACAGCATCGTGAACATCAGACGTTGCATCTGCTTGCCTTCAAGTGCTTGAATCTTCTCAACCTCTGCTTTTGTAATGCACACACCATCAAGTTCTACCATAGGACGACCTTTAGCAGAAGCAATCGCTTTATCAATCAGTTCTCTATCCAGAACCTTGTTGTATCCTTCAAAATGGCGCAGCATATACTCGTTAAGCTTTTCTCTTACGTCATCCTTTGAGTATCCCTTATAGAAATAGTACTTCGCAACATAATGCAAAACATGCCCTGCTTTCTTCCAAGGTATATCCTTCTCTAGCCACTCTTCAGCATAAAGAACTTCATTCAAGACAATCATCCGCATCCTCCTTGCTATTCATGTCAACCAGCATATCCTTGAAACGCTTTCCGTCATATTCAATATCACCATTCTCATCCTGCACAAGAGAATGCACCATGCCGCCATGGCGTTCCAATAAGCGTTTGATCAAAGTATCGTGAAACAGTTCCCAGACTATTGCAATACTGGATGCATTCTTCTTACAAAGATCAAGCATAATATCGCAAAGCACATCGTCATTGGAGCATTTGTCGTGAAGATTGCGGAACATACTTTCCTGATACAGCGCAATTCGCTCCTTGCGGTCTGCGGCGGTTTCTTTATTATTGTTTCCGTTGCCAGAATGGATTGCGTTACCACGAGCAAATTTCAAGTAATCCTTAAAAATAGAGCGAATACCATAGTATTGAGAATTGGTGTACTCAACGCCAGACTTGAGCGAGTCATAGTCAAACTTACGCTTTATCTTGAGTTCTTCCTCAAAGTCCTCCAGTTCATCCTCAATAGTCCAGCATAAGCGATTCATAGTACAAGAATTGATTCCGACAGGCATCCGATAAAGGTAATACTGGATAACCATTTCGTCCACATCATCCTTAACGGTCTTTTGCATAATCTCATCCAGACCGGCAAACCCATCCCACTTGATGCGCTTGCGAGCTGCGGCCACATACTGCTTGTAATCACGCATCTGAGCAGGGTAGATATAGCTCATAAAATATGGCTTACGCCAAGCGCAAATACTATTCCAGAACTTCTTGTCCTCAATGGTATCAGGATTATCATCGTCTTTAACAGTACAAGCTTTGTTGTCATACCAATATTGCGGCATATCCGTCGTAGCCACACCCTTTATTTTGTCGATCGCGTTTTGCTGATAAAGCTGTCCACAGATAATGCGATACGTAAGCTCATCGTACTCTTTACTACCGCGCTCAAATTTACTCCGCACATCAAACATCGTTGTAATTCGGTTTGTTGTACGTCCAATATTATCTCCAAATCCACTGATATTAGATTCAATAAAATCCTTCTCGGTCGGAACTTTTTTATCGCATTTTCGCTGGACACAAAGAACAACGGGCTCATTTTCCCATTTATCAATAAGAACTCTATTATCTGTAGAAAACGTAAGATCAGCATCAAAGTCTTCGCCGTTAAGCGCAGCACACATATTGTCCCACGCATTGGTGATAAACACGGATTTCATATAGCGATACCAGTATTGGCAATCATCAGATGCATTCAAATTCATGCACCGAATATTTGCCATCTGACTCATAGGAGCTCTAAAACAAGCAACCCTCTTGACGTCTCTATCATTCCAAAAACGACTGTAAACCTCACCGGCCTTCAATAGTCCGGTTACCTCCATCCGAAACATAGACTGGCAAAGTGCATATGGATCACCACTCGCAACTTGAAAATTTCCTCGTACCTTCACAACACCCGTTTTTGCCTGAGAGATTCGCTTTTTAATAAAGTACCGAATCCGATTTTGCACATAAGGATCGTTAATTATTTCCGGCTCAATCATAAGAGCCTTAATATAGTCGTTTTCAAGACTGTTTATGTAATTCGGGTTATCACGCATTCCACTACCACGCAAATACAACAACGCATCACGCCAGTCACCGCCCATGACACCCTTGATTTCATCCAAAGTTGGTTTCACGAGTTCATGAATCTCTTCGTTCGTAAGCTGATAGCTTTGAATAAACTGATAATTCAGGTTGCGCTCTTCATCAAGCTCTAATTCACAAGTCTTAGTTACAGAGAAGTGGTAATGATTCTCCCTGCAGTTTTCAAGATAATCCTCGCAACTGTGATAACTATCCCAGAGCTTTAGCATAGAGGTGCTAAGAACGACCTGAATTCTATTGATATCGCGATAATCTCCCCATGCGTCCTTTAACATATTCTGTTTTGCTACCTTCTTAGCAAACTCACGGAAAGGGAAGGGGAATAACATACCTTTGCAAAACGCATTTCGCACACAGAAACCAGACGCGGTGGATGGAAGATTCAGATCCTCACTCCACTGCTGTGCAAGATCGTAGCTAATAAGCCCAAAACCGTCATTTGCACATAGTTCACAATTATGTTCGTTATCTTCAACTATCGTAGGTTCTCCAGATACTCCGTCATCCAGAACAACAACATGGTCTTTAAAATGCGTATAACAATCATCAACAATAAGCACACCATCAGGGTCAGTAACCGGAATAGAAGCAGAACAAGCAAGAGCTCTATAAGCCTCTAACTTCGCAGGTACAAACTCCATTCCCTTGTTACGGCCATTATCGATTCGCTTGCGGATCTCATCAATAAGACGGTCGCTCACAAACACAATCGTGTTATTCTTGACACCACCGGTAGTGCCAACCAGACGGCGATATGTAATTCCATTGATTTTGAACCCCTTTGGAGAACACGCCCGACGGTAATCATTCTTCTTGTCTACAACTAAACACATATAATCCGGCTTAAACTGAACTGCATCCAGTTCAGTGTATAGCCTCCGAATCTCCCGGCGGTTCTCCAAGCAAGATGGTTCATTCCGCAGCATCTTGATTCTACGCTTGATGCTCCGCGCCTTAGCTTCTGCTTCTGTAACACCATTCAACTCATCAATCCATCGTAGAACGGTGCTATCAGCCAATGAGATAATCTCGTGATTTCGTCTGGCTTCATCTAATGGTAGGGTTAAGTCCCATTTTGCTTCAACCAGACGCTTCGTATGGATCTTAAAAACAAACTTCTGGCAAGTTTGCTGCTTTGCCATTCGGCAGTCACCTCCATGTTCTTTTTGATCATATCCTGTGTTGTATAGTTATAAAGAAAAAATATAAAATTAGGCTTTTACAGATAGCAGTTCTCGCCATCTTCCATAGCCTTGAGCCAAAGTCGTTCACGCTCCTGATAGAGCTCATCCAGCATATCGTCAGCAGTATCATACTCGCTGCGTGTCAGGCTATTACTATTCATGTCACGCACAAGCTGCTTGATCTCTGCATCAACATCCTCGTAAGTACGCATCATCCATCAACCTCAATAATCTTTAACCTTAATCGTCTGCTCGTCCATAATAGCACCGCAGGCACCGCAGAACAGTGTACAGTCAATTCCAGTAGAGTTATGACAACTTGAACACTCACAATACAGTGATTCTCCAAAATCCGCCTCATGTTCAATCCAGTGGGCATGAACCACTCGACGGAACTCACCGCCAGCAGATATCTCTTCTTCAAGAATGCGCTTTGTGTATTGCATTGCCATATCGCACCACATATCATCAATAGACTTTGCGTTACCTCTGGCCCTAGGACGAGCGATGGCACTATCGAGGACGCCAATCAATCGTGTTGCATTTACAAACTTATCCATTACTTAACCTCCTCAACAACCCGGCGGATCGTCTCATCAATCTGTTTAAGCTCTGCCAGTAAAACGTCCACTGTATCAGCATCACTTTCGGAAATATTCAAATCCTTAATCTTATGTAAAGCCCATTCGAGGTTCGGGTAATAGCCAACCGTAACCTCTTTTACACCGGTGCCAATCTCACCAGTCTTTGGATTCTTGCCAGCAGGTCGCTGCTCAATGATAACGAGATTTCTGTTATCCAATGTCTTAATTACATACTTTCCAATCTGAATTTTCATTATTCTCTCCCTTTTAATATGTATTTATATTTCAAATAAGAGTCACACAGACCCTCATTTAATTCTCATTCACACGGCTGGCCTCAAATGCAGCCACATCATTCATGAAATCATTGATATGTAGGTACTTGTCAGCCTTCCGCACAGTCTTAGGCTTAAACTCTCCGCATTTGCATCGTACCTCATCACAAGTAGTGAAGCACGGGATCTCATACTGGCATTTTGTGCAGACATGCTTCTTATAAAACTCCGGCAAGCGTCCAACCGCTTGGTAACACTCGTAAGTTACCTTTAAATCAATCCAGTAGGGGTTATCAAAATTCATTGTCATTAACCTTCTTTCAAATCTCACCAATTAAATCATCAATATTAAGACCACAATTCAACACATTGCGGCCAGCTTTCTTGTTACTTTTTTCTGCCATCTTGTCCGCCAACACCTTATCGACAATATCTGCTTCAAAATTCATAACGCATTCTACATTTACGTTATCACGAGCTGCCATTCTCGCATTCGCCTCAGCCACAAGTCGAGCCATAAGTTCTGCGTCCGCAGATTCTTTATCCGCATCCTGCATAATTTGCTCATATTGTTCTTCAGTCAAACCGCTGCCAGCCAAGAAATTGTCGATATACAGTTTTTCGATAATCTTGCATCCATGGTCTTTTTGGTTCAAGGTAACAAGTAACTGGTCGGGAGACTGACGAATTGTGTTGTCAACCATATCTGCCACCTGCTGGTTAGTCAACTTAACTTTTTTATATTCAAATTCCTTTCGGATTTTTCTTTCAATCTTATTATTGTCACCCCATGGCTTCTGTTCTTCCAGTCTCCGCTCAACATCTTCGTGTTCCTGAACTCTTGTTGCCACGATGACTTCCTTATTAAAGATCATTGAAGATAACAAGCCGTCACAGACAATCGTATTTAGCTTTGCCATCATCTGTACAGCAAGTTCTACATCTGCTGGGTCAATCTTTCCAAACCTGCGGGCAAATAGATTCATGGTTTTTGGTTCAACAACAATTCTATAAACCTTTTGAATGGTACTATACGTTTGCTCTTTTTCAAATTCCTCTCTAAGCTTTGGGTTCAGCTTACGATAGAAATCTCTCATCCGACCAGTTTGCCAAAGATCCCGTTCAGTTGCCGGAGTTCTACCATCAGACAATGTGTAATCTTTTAGTACCTCGGCCTTCAATCGCATGTATGTCAGATTCTGTTTATCAGTTAATGGGGTTATGACAGCACGACCATCGACATAATTAACAAATGCCCTTGTCTCCTCATAATCCAACGCATCGTTTACCTTTAAACCATGCAGGGCACTATCTAGCCATGTTTTTAGTTTGACGCTTCCGACCATTTTTCGAAACGCCTCAGCAACAGCCTCGTCATCCTCTGTCTCAGCATTCCGTCCCCACCATCTGTAATCATGACCAACCATTCCACATGTCTCCCAGATGTCTTTCTTCTCCCATAGTAGCTTAATGCCGTCACATGGCTGCGACTGACAAAGGGCGTTAAAGTGGTAGACGAGCAATTTCTGAATAAGGTCAATAAACTTTCTGTTACCACCAACTGGCTTTGCCGGAAGTATTTCATCCTCTGGCCGTATACTTTTTATAATGATTTGCCTACCAACCTTCTTTAGAACCACGAATCTGTCCAGCTCTTCCAAGAATGCAGGACGACTATTTCCTGTAATTGGTTTGCCTTTATCGTCAAGAACTTCGAGACATCTTGCAAGCTCAGAAAAGTTCTTAAAAATCTGACCAGCAGATAATTTTGAAATCATATCAGGTGTTACTTCGTATGCTTTAGCCATACATTACCTCCTGTTTTTGTACATCAAACCTGTATATATAGAATATGTAATATCAGTTTTGATGTACAAAATTCATAATTTGTTAATATTTAATTGTACTTTGAATTCTGTAAGGTTCTATCAACCCAATTCTTCTCGCAAAATATCTTTTAATGGTTTACTCGACTTGAATCTATGGAGCATAAGCGACATAGATTCAATTTGAGTAAACCTACGAGCGTCCTCAGACGCGAGATCCTTCTCCACGCCCTGTCTGGAAGACCACTATAAATATCCACCACAATCATCCATTTACAGAATCCTGTGTTATATAGCTATCTACACTCATTATACCATGGAATTGCCAAAAATTCAATAGCTATACAACACAGGACACCGATATTCTCAGCGCCTATTATAATAAGGTATGTTTCTGGGAGTATTGTTCTCTATGAAGGACATCCAGATATCCTGTGTATTCAGTATAAGCTGCCAGAGGCTACAATCATGCTCCTTAGAAGTCTCTGAAGTTTTTGAGAGTTCCGTTTGGATGCCAGATCAGTCCATTTATAGCAATAGGGAAGTACAGATTGGTACAAATAGGTACTTTATGCTCCGAAGAATGGTCATTTTCGGTACATTTATGGTACACATCGGAAAAACCCGCATGAAACCTAGCTTTTTTAGACTTTATTGGGTCGAAAAGGAACAAAATAAGGGGTAAAAAGGTACAAATAAAAAGAAAAACTAGCCAAAATATAACGCAAATACGTTAAATTCTAGCTAGTTACCGAATGAGCTACCGATTGAAAAATAGCGATTTTAAGCCATTTTTAGGTATTTTAGAGGGAAAGTGAGTGATTTGTGGGTGTATGTAGAAGAGGATATAGGGATGTATCTTGGGATGGTTTTATCAGGGGAAAGTGTACCCGGGGGCAAGAGTAGAGCTGGAGTTGTAATTTGGATGGGATGGATAGGAGATTAGGAAGGTTTGAGGATAGGAGAGATTGGGAAAAGAGGTTGTATTTTTGCGAGAATTATTGTGCAAAATGTATATGAATATATGGTATAACAAATTGATAATTGGTGATTATGAATAAGAAAGATGTACTGGGGGCTCGGTCTGCTGCCTGGAACGTCCAAAAAGTGAAAAGTATGCCCCATGGGTACGAGTGCCGGAAATGCTCATTTTCCGGCACTAATTCCTAGCACTTTACTAGGGATTGTTTTGGCTGATTTAATCCATAGTATTTTACTAGGATATCCGATCAGGCATATAATTCCTAGTTGTTCACTATGATATCGAACAATTCATAGCAAATTGCTAGGAATTGTTCGATATCAAAACGATATCACATGTTGCACAGGCAACATAAAGTAAAGTAAAAATACTTTACACCTATTCCACTCCGCCTATATTGTAATAATATTATTATTCCATATCGCGCACGCGCACGCACCCATCCGGGACTCTAATAGGTACACAAAAATCCATTTGTTGCACACGCAACATTTTACGGTTTAACCGCTTGACTTTTCCGGTTTAACCGGCTATAATAGTGCCAAGCTCAAAGGCAACACCGGAAAGCGGAAAACATGATGGTTCTGAAACACCGGAAAATTTCAGTTTCCACTTTTTGACGTTTCACCGTTTGAGCGGTTCAAAAAATAGGGCTTGACAAAACGGTTAAACCGTGATACAATACAGTCAAGCTCAAGGGCGAAAGCCCAAAAGCAAAACCCAAAACCCAATAGCACATTGACAAGTCAAGACTTCTGATTTTAGCCTGTTTGGTTTAACTCTTGTTTAATTACAAGAAAAACCATGCAACAAAAGTCAAGATTAGAAGTCTACCATATCGGCAAACATTTACTTGTTTTGTCGGTTTGGTGCGACAAGTCACAAAAAATCGTACCTTGAATTTTGATAACACTATTTTTGCAGTAGGGGCGGAAACGCATAACCAAAAGCAAGAAAAGCGCATATTGGCAAACAAGATGTTTTAGACGCAAGTCTTTCACTGGTCCCTAGGTAGACTATACCTAAGAGGATCAGCAAGGATGGTCAACAGTATGCACCTTGTATCAAAAGCGTACTGTACCACAACGACAGACAGTAGTTTGTCGCAAGTACGATCATACACACATTATAGCACAACAAAGGAGATAATACTATGTCTAACCTGTCTAACGTCTGTCTGTCCATCCGTAGCTCTAACAACAAGACTTCTACCGCAAGGGGCTATGCAAGCAACGGCAAAGCTCTTGTTAGCTTTACCAACAAGGGCGGTGTTAATACGCTCAAGGCATACCCTAAGGCCGATAAAGTGCCGTCTTATCTGTTGATGGACGAAAAAGAGTATACGGCATACGGCAACGCAATCAAGTACGTTTACAATTCCGCTTGCCACGTCAATGCAAGCACTACCAACAAAGAGGATGAAAGCATTATCAAAGTTTACACTACCGACTTCCATTCTTGCCTGTCCGATCTCGCAAACATCGTTTTTGGTGAAACTTTCTCTATGCAAGAGTATCCCTCTTTTGGCACAGAAGTCCTTGCAATGGCAAAAACTTATCTTACTACCAACATGGATGGTGACGTTTCACCGGCAAACCTTCCGATCAATCGTTTCGTCAAGGCTCTTGAACCTATGCTTTTGAGCGTAGCAGCACATAGCGTTTTCCTGAAAGACTATGAGCGGGATTATAACCTTGCTTGCAAGCGTTGCAATTCCCGTATCAACAAGGCAACGGCACAGCTTGATAAGGCACAGGCAGAGTATGATAAAGCACTGTCTGAACTTGACAAGGCAAAAGAGCAGATTGTCAAGGACAAGAGCGACAACACCATTAAAGCGTCTACTAAGAAAACTCACGAAAACAATCTTGACAAGGCACAGAAAGAATTTGACGCAAAAAAGAGCGTCCTTGACACCATCAAGAACACTATCAACACCTGGACTATCAAGTTAACCGATGCTCAGAAAACCTTTGAACAGGCAAAAGCAGAGGATGAAAAGAAGTCTTAAAGTCAAACCCAAGAAGTTAGCCTAAACATACCAGAATGCAATACATAATACGCCTGACGACTAGAGGTACAGGGGAAGAAGTAACCTCTACCAACGGCAAAATGCCGTCACAAGATACCATGAAAGAGGTGAAATATCTTGAAATCCTATCAAAATACGATTGGAGAAGTGCGTCAGAACACTTCTGGACACTCTATCATCTACAACGGCACAGAAGTTAAAGAGCTTGATCTTTACGGCACATTTGACGGCGTTGTGTTTGTCAGTCGTCCGTTTATCGCAATGGAGACAGGCTTTATGCCTATGTACGTCAAAACGTCTATGGGATGGACTTCTATCCATCCTTGCAAGATTGTTGACTTCCTTAAAGAAGCATACCATGCAAGAAGTGTTTCCCTTTATGACTGGAATGTCTATCAGCAGAGTAAAAAAGAAAAGCGGCTTGCAATGGAAAGGATTAAACAGCAGCAGAATGAAACGGCTTTTCTTAGAGCGTCACAAGCTAATGCAGAGGGTTCTTTGCGCTATCATAAGAGCAAGAAACGTCTTGATGACCGCTATAATGAAGTGGGTAAACCAGTTCAGAAAAAGCGTTCTCAGCGTGTCGTGTTTGGCTCTAGTGAATATGTCACAGTTTCCGGCTGGATCTACGGCAGAGAAGTTTTGATGAATAATCATAGCTTCCGCATGGATGAAAGAATGTCGTACTACATGGACGGCACTGGATGCTGTGCCCGTGATTTCGATAACAGAGATATGCGCCCTTTGAATGACGTATTCCCTGTGAAATCTGGCAAGAAAGTAAGGTGATAACTTTGAGTTTGACAGTAATTCGTCAGAATGATATAATTGTACCATCAAGAAAAGGCGGTGCAATTATGGCAAATCGTGATTATAAAAAAGAGTATCAGCAGAGCAAAGATAAGGCAAAACTGATTGGCCTAAAAGTTGATGCTGATTTCTTTGATGCTTTTACCGCTAAGGCAGAGCTGAACGGAACAAATAAGAATGCGATTCTGAAAGCCTGTGCAGAAGCGTACACTTATGGAAATCTCATCATTGATGAGAATGGAAAACCTCAGATTGTTGGCTAACCACAATAACCCTGGCAACAACGTCTTGTGAATTTATCGCAAGGCGTTTTCTTTATGCTCTATTTTGCATAATTATGCAAATATTATGCAAAATATACAAAATGAAAACAACACAATAAAAGAGGAGATTTATTATGAAATTTGTCAGAATTAACGGAGAGAATCACGCCGGCTATGCTCTGCTTGATATCATCGAGCACAAAACAACCAGCATGACCGTAGCAGAATTGATTGAAGCTCTGTCCAAGTGCAGCCCGGACGCATACGTTACGTTCGGAAATCAATATGACGATTATATCGTCGAAACCGTTAGAGAGGTGTGATACAATGGCAATCTTGGCTATTGAATCGGCTCTTGATGTTGCCATAACATTTGGTGATACAGAGCTTGCGAAAATTTATCATGAAGCCCTAGCAAAAGCCGGTGTTGAATACGTCAGCACCGCAAAATGCTGGATTGAATAAGAAATAAGAAAGGATGTTTGTTATGAAATCACTTCTCATGTTCTTTGGTTACACCGCCTATCAGGCAGGTTGTATTGCACCTATGATGTGGTTTTTCGTTCTGGGTGCCATCGCTATGGGTGTGGCAGAATGGAAAGGGTGGTTGAACTAATGAACAGAGAAGATATTGATATTCTCGAAGTAGGCAATGCTTATACGGCGTTGTTTTACAAGAAGAATCACTATCAGCCATACATTGTGGCTTGGCATTTTGACCCGGATTCCTACACATGGGATCAGGGTCATTATTTTTGTGACCTGAAAAGTGCAAAGAAATTCTTTGCGAAACAAGAGCGCAATAATGCAAATTGCAAGTATTGCGAAAAGCTGGATTGCCCCCACAGGGATTGCGTCAGACGTTTGCCCTATGAAAAGGGCGGAATCCTTGCTTGTGAGAATCTTTGGTAAAGGAGAATGAATATGGCAAAAATGAAGCTCGATTCTATTTACCCCGATATTGTCAATCGCTTTCAGTATGTGAAAACGACTAATGCAGACGCTTGGCAGAAATATGTTAAGAGCGTTATTGCAGAGCATGAGTACAATGACCTGTTGACCCGGATTGCGTGGGATTTGCTCAGGTATGTGTACACTTCTGGTACGATTTATGGGTGGTACGATAAGTATAACGTACATGATTCGCATATCACAACGGCAGTCAAGAAGGCTTATATTGAAGTCTTTGGAATGCCATCAGAATAAAAGATATGTTTTAGAAAAGGAGATGTTTGTATGGAATGGACTGGTGAACGTAATGAAATTTTCAAAGGTCTGGATGCACTGTATATTCCTTACAACGAAGGTTGGGACTGTCATGGAAGAGCAATGTGGCGTGTATGCAAAGTGAAGAATTTTGACCGTATTCGCCGCATTGGTAGTGACGCGGTGATGTATTATGGAACAATCTATGACGGTCATCAGATCTGCTACACGGAAGAAGATGCTTGGGATTATATCAACAACTGGCGCACGTTTCGTAAGCCTGTTTTCCCGCTTGAAAAGATTCCAAATTGCTTTGGTAAGAAGCTGTTTGCATAAAATCAGTATTTTAGTAAAGGAGAAATGACAATGAAAAAAGGTCAATGGTTTATGAACGATGAAACTGGTGTTATCACCAACATTCATCGTGAAGCTGTCGAATGGTATCGGCAGAGCGCAAATGTCTCAATCTGGATCAACGGCGTTATTGTTTGCCGTTGGGGTCACTGATAAGAAAAGGAGAGTACAAAAAATGAAACTTACTCAGAATAAGCTGTCCGTCATCCTGGTTACTGTTGTGGCTAGTGTTTCCATTCTGGCAAACTGTATGACTGCAAATGCAGCAGAGTCTATGAAAACTCGTCTGGAGAATCGTTATGTTCTGGCCGGTAGCGTGGATGAAATCGAAGTATTCCGCAATGGAATCAAGACCATCCATGTTGTTGATGAGAACGGCGAGGAATGGCTGTATTCTTATGCAAGCATGGAAGAAACCCCGGCAGATGGTCAGAATGTGACCATGATTATGAATAGCAACGGAACAGAAACAATCTATGATGATACCATCGAGGATGTTCTGTGGGCACGGCCTAATGAAGTGGATGTTGATTGATATTCACAAAATGTTCGCAAAATATAACGTATCAACGTACTAAAATGTGACGTTAATAAAATCTACATTTTAGTGCTTGACAAAATCAGCAGTATCCTGTATTCTATAGCTAGAAAAGGCAAGTCCGTCATAGGACTTTTATTTTTACCATATAGCTATATAACACAGGATGCGAAAGAAAGGAGAGTCAACTGTTATGGCTATGTACAAAACTAAGAAGGATGCAGCTTACGCATGGGTTCAGGAATTTAATGCGATTCCTCAGAGCGTTATTGAAAAGCTCGCCAAGGTCGATTTGGAAGTGAATGGCGAAGGTATTACTGAAATCACGCCGCCGTCTTGTGGTGATCGTATCTATATCTTTAGCGGTGACCACTATGGTGAAAATGGTGAGATTCAGAGCTACAACAAAGATGATAACACTTACAAAATTTGTCTTGATGGCACTGGCGAGGAGGTTGATGCCAGAGAAGATGATTTTGAAGTCGAGCGTGACGACTTCTTTCCGATGTGGGGAACGATGTGGCAGTTTAGCGATCCGTGTGATAACTGGTGGCTCGAAAATCATCTTCAGGAAATGGCAGATTGCGGATTCCGCATCTACGAGCAAGAGGATTTTGAGTACATTTTCGGTATTGATGGTTGTGGCTACGACTTTTATGAAGCTCATTGGATTCCGCTTTATGAAAAGCGTGGATTCCATTGGGATGATGAGACTGTAAAGGAGATGGAAGAAAATGCGTAAGACGTTGCTTGAACGGCTTTTGGATGCCGGATATCCGAAAGCAGAAATTTATCATCATATGTCTGACCTTTATGTTTTTGTAACACCGTTGACTACAAAAATTATTTCCGAATGGTGTAATGAAAATGGGTATACGATGAACTTGCATTGTGCAAAATTCGTGGATCAGATTACGGGGAACATGATGTACGACTGTGCTTTTCAGTATTACGAGGTGGAAGAAAATGACTGATACGCAAGAGATGTGGGATGTTTTCTGTGAAATGTCAGGTGAAGATGTCGCAAGAGTATTTACCAACTATTATGGTAATCAGCTTTTGAGCGACGACTTCCATAAATTCCTTATTGACGAGGGATATATGGCTTCTGAAGAAGGGTGGGTTGGCTGATGATTATTGATTTGATTCTCGACCGTAAGGACGGTTATCCGTATAACGCTCACGAGTTTTATAACGATATCCGAGACTATGAACGTCTGGGTGTTGGTACGCATGGAGAAGATATTTCTATCGCGATGGATTACGGTGACAACCGTGATGTGCAGCGTGTGCTGTGTCAGTACGTCAAGAGAAATGGTTATCCGGCAGATATTGAGGACTACATAAGAAGTCAAGTCTGGGTGGTATAAGCAACAGATGCTAGGTGATTAGCGGTACTAGGGTAGACATAACCGCTACCAGAATGCGAAAGCATAAAAATAGTAAAAGGAGTGTTAAGTATGACAGTGTTTGGATTGATGTGCTTGTTTGACAGTTGGAGTAAAAATCTTGTCGTCAACGATGAAAATTTGGAACCGATTCTTAAGGGAAAGACTGTTCTCAAAGTCTTTGAAGAAAGAGAAAAGTATAAAAATATTCTCAACAAAGAAGTGATGGCATTCGGAGTTTACGATAATGACATTTGTGTAAGAGTGTAAAATCATGCTTTTATGAGGTGATAAAAATGAAGAAAAAGATACCCGTTATTTTCAGAAAGATAGACGGACACATTGATGGGTTTCTTCCTACACTTCCGCATTCGTATGGCAGGGTCGAAAGCTATTGTCGGAATGAAGGACATAATGAAGCGGATTACTTTTATGCAATCAAAGGTAGGCTTGCTACTGAAGATGAATACGAAGAAACGCTAAAAGAACTTCGTGCAATTTATGAAGATGATGAGTACGAGTTGGTTGTTCGTAAGAAGATTGCAACATACTGGAAAGTAAATTTTTATGAGGTGTAAAAATGTATTCGGAAAAGGAATTTATTGAAGCATATTGCTGGATGTTTTACAGCACAAAGAAGAAAGCACGAGAAGTTTACTCTTTGCGAATCCATGATAATCCTGAGTATGTTCATCAGATGATTGCCTATTACAAATCGAATTGTAAGAAGGCATTTTACGAAGATTGAGGTGATAAAAATGACTGAGAAAGATAAGCGTGTTTTGAAGTACGCAATCGATAATCTTGTTCTTAGAGAAATCGAATTATGCAAAGGAAGTTGTAAAAGTAACCTTGAAAACAAAGCGAACCGTGAACGAGATCGTGATTTGATTATTTATGGCATTCAAAGCGTTTTATATGAGGTTGAACGTCTTGAAGAACAAGAGAAAGAGATGCTGGAGAAAGTCAAACATGAAGTGGTTCAGTTTTGATTGAGGTGATAAAAATGGATACTAACATAAACCATCTTAACAGTAGAAAAGAATACATGGAGCTTGTTTATCACAATTCTAGTCCGTTTGATTTTTGGGAAGAAGTGCGAAAATTTCACAAGGAACGTGAGCAGGAGGAAAAAGAACATGACCAACACTGAAAAGAATATCGTTCTCGCGGCTCTTTCTTCCTATCGGCGTAAGCTGATGGATCAGAGTGTTTCATTTCTTAGAGCTGGTAACCATGAGGATGCAAAGCAGTCAACGATGGAAGCAGCCAATGTGAATGCACTAGTGATTAAGTTCACAAGAGAAAAGGAGTTTGCAATATGAGAAACCTGTCTAAACAGAGCCGTAAGAAAATTTTTGATTTGATCAAACGTGATTGCACATTTGTTGGCTCTTACGATTTGGAACATTCTGAAGAAAGTGTTTTGACTTATCTCCCAAAGCCAGGCACACAGATTCACAAAGATGTTGAAGAGGTTCGTGTCATAAAGAGCCGCAAGACTGGAAACTGGGTTGAATCCGTTGTTGATGTGCGTTGGTATTACGGTATGACTTGCGCTGATGCAGAGATGATTGAACGCAAATATCAGTGCAAATCTAACAAGTGAGGGTGTGGAATATGAATAGCGAAAATAAGATTGTTGTTACTAGCTGGAATGGTAAGTCTTGGGAAATGACACCTGAACAGATTGAAGCAGCGTACCGTTACAAAGAGCATCAGTATCGTATTGAAGATGCAGAGAATCAGCTTGATGGCAATGCTGATTGGATTGAGGAAGAATACGGTTATTCTCACGATGAGATTATGGATTTTGCTGACGAATTAGCAGAACGATTCGAGGATAAATTTGATTGCAATGTATCAGAAAATGATGATTGGGTAGCACGTATCATAGAGATGTTTGACGCCGCAGGTAGAAAGGAGAGCAACGATGACTGATCCTTGCCGTTATTGTGTAGCACCGGAGCGTTATCCTGGTTGCCACGACCATTGTGAAAAGTTAAAAGCCCATCGTGAAAGTGATGAGTATAAAAAGCTGTGCGAATATAAGAATACATACCTAAAAAGCCATTCGACAGCAAGCTCTACACAGATTAACAAAGCGATGCGGTACTTCAAATGTAAAGGTTATAGCCTTTATGGATTCAAGAATGTTGGGAGTGTGTAAAATGAACGGCTATTACGTTACTATTGAAACAAGCGTTACTTACACAACGTTTGTTGAAGCAGACAACAAAGATGATGCTTATGAAATTGCGAAAGATAGATTTGTTGCCGGTGAAATCGAACCAGATAATCCAAACCCAACGGATATTGATTGTGTTACGGTAAAAGACGCAGAGGAGTGATAAAATGTGGGATTTAGTTGAAAATGAATATTCTAAAAAATATGGAATTGGGTGCGCAACCTTTTTTCGTGACAAACAATTAAAAACAGCAATGGTTATGTATAAATATAATGGCCGTAGCGTTATGTTTTGCTATTCCGAGTACGATAATAAGACTCTATCTGACGGGGATAAAGACGAAATTGAGATGACAATCAAAAAGAAACTCAACTTTTGGAAGGATTAACTATGTGGGATTTAATGGGCAACAATTATTCAGAAGTATATGGTATTGGATATGCTTTACTGAATGGAATTTCAGCTGGATTTTATGTAAGTGTCATGTACAAGAATCTTGGAAATGAAATTTACTTTTATTATCTTGATGATGCTCCTTACGGAGAACTCGATGATAATACCAAAAATAAAATTGAGGATATTATCTATGACGATCTTAACAAGCGTCATATTTTTGGGGAGGGCTGATTATGTGGGATTTAAGAGAAGTTCATGCACTGCACGATGGCGATGGTTGGATTTGGAATGAATCTTTCCATCACAAGAATGTGTTCGTAGACGAGAATGAAGATCCGAAAGAAATCTTTTGGCAGGAATGTCAGATGTTCTTTCTTCAGGATTATCTAAGCAAGTGTGAAATCGTGGATGACGGCGATATTCTGGAGCTTCAGTTGAGGGATTCCGGTGAGCCGATTCTTGCTATGATGATTGCAGAGTAAAGGAGAATGAATTATGAAAATCGAATCTAAGTATAAAGATATTCTGGAATCTCTTGAGTGGGGGATTGTTGGCGAAGATTTAAAAACAATTGATATCGAAAGTTGGTCTCCGGCTGGTGAGAATATTGTTCTCACATTAAACACAAATGATATTCCCGGCAGTGCAATGAGCGAATATGAGAATTTCGATGTCGATGAGCACGCAGCTGAACTAATTGCAAATCGTGGCGAGAATGGTATTCCAGATTCTGTTTGGGCGATTGCTGAAGACGCATATAAGATTCGAGATATGCTTAAAGAATTGGCATACGCACTTTTATTTGCAGAGTAAAGGAGAATGAATATGTTGCTTTTTAATGACGTTCTGGACGACTGTGTAGTAATTGTTAAGGATGATAATGGCAACAGTAGAGTTATTTCTGGCAGTGCTGAATCCATGCTTTATGACTGGTGGCACGAATGTAATTATGTGGCAAGTAATGACTCTTTGGTTGTTTACGCAGCTTGTTTTGGAGTAGAAGTGAAATGTAAAACATTCGGAAAATACATGGAAATGATTGATAGAATTGCTGGAAGTTGCGACGGAATGGAAAGAGGAGAATGAATTATGACTCGGTTTTATCTTAATGCAGGTGCTCTTAGCCGTTGGATGCACCAGAATAAAGCACAATACACTGGTGCTTATGTTGAGGGCGTTTTGGTTGATAGTTTTGTCGTTGAAACAAAGCGTGGAGTAGCAGCTATCTATGAACACGCTCTGAATGAGTGGACAAGCAATTATTATGTTGAGTTCACTGATTACAAGAACGGTTTTAAGAATGGCAAAGTCGATAAGATTTGGTCTGATTGGTACGCTTTTGAAGAAAAGGCAAGCGCATAAGAGGTGAATGGATATGAGCGACACTGAAAAGATTATCAATGCATTAAAAGATGAATATTCTTATTGGCAGAATATCGCTTATGAAGCACAAAAAGAAGGCGATGAAGAGGGAACGACATGGTATTATGGCAAAGCAACAGGAATAAAAAAATCTATCGAAACAATCCAAAAAATGAAGGATTACGGAATCGTTTTATAAAAGGCAAGTTCATAAGAGGTGAGTAAAATGAATGTAATTGATCATATCGAGAAAGAGCTTCTTGATAAATACGACGCAATGATGGCGTTATATTTATTAAACCCTGACGATCATATTATGTGTGAACGTCTTTATGCGATGCTACTTTGTTTATCTTCTGATATTGAGGTTGTAAGAAAGTATAAAAATAAAATTTAATAAAAGAGAGATTTTAGATATGGAAAAACTGTATTGCTACGATAATGAGATCATAAAATGGACTTACGGCGACAATCTATATTGTTTGCATATTCAGCACGATGATATTGCAGATAATAATCCTCGTTGGTTGGACGACCATGATTCTGTAATGGCCTGTTTTCATCCTCGCTATCATCTCGGTGATAAAGTAAATGCGAGTACGGCAGAGGAGTTTTGGAACAATCTGGTTTACGAGATGTGCGAGCCAGAAGAAATTATCAATGCACTTATTAACAAGAAAACCATTGATGTAATTGCAGAAAAGAGTATTCGTGATGATACATATTATCTTTCTGTTCTTACTGATGATGGAGAATATACTCATTTTTGTCAGGGTTTGAAGGAGAATGAAATCCCAGTATATGCTGAGGGAGAATTATCCATTAAGGATTGTCAAATCCTTCTTGATATGTATGTCGCATGGCTTCCACTCTGGTTACATGACCACTCTAGCCTGTCTATGGATTGTGATACACGATTCAGAGGTTCGTGGGACGATAGCAATGTTGGTTGGATTGTTACAAAAGTTCCTAGCGGTTCTGATGTTTACAAAACAGAAGCGGAACGAATCATGCGTGACGAGGTTAAGACCTATAGCGATTATCTTTCCGGTGAGAATTACGGCTATACGCTTTACAAAGAGGAACACGGAGAATGGAAGGAGATTGACAAAGCATTCGGATTTATCGGTTCTGACGTGTTTGAAAACGGTATCACATACAGCGCTGGTTGTGGCCTTGAAAAGGCATTAAAGGAAGATCGGTGCCGTATCGGTGACGCAGAGAAGGTTGTAACCGTCACTTATAACTTTGATAAATGTTGAATTTTAGGAGGAAAATAAAATGAAGTATGAGGTCACTATTACTCGAATTGGTTCCGTTTTTGTTGAAGCGGAGGATGAAGAAACGGCAATGGAAATTGCAGGTTGTCAGAGTACTAAGGATGTGTCGTGGAGCGATAGTTGGGAAGTTACAGATTGTACAGAATATGATGATCCTTTTATCGATTATATTACAGAGTAAATTGAATGATTTTGGAGGGAAATATTATGAAAAAAGATTTATACACAAAAGACGAACTTTATAATCTTCTAAAAAAAGGCGCTATTCTTGATGAATTGCTTGATATGAGTGATGGGCAAGAGTGTACGATATTTAAAGCGGATTACTTTCCTGAAAAATGTGATTATAATATCGTTATTTATATTCCTGATCTCGACATGAATGATGTTGTTTATAACCGTAAAATGACCTTGCAAGAAATTGCAGATGCATACACGAATTTCTATACTGCACAGGATTTTATCGATATCTGTGAAGGTGATGAAAAGAAAGCAAGACGAGTATTTTACAATTGTGATTGGCAGCACCCTTCTACTGAATTTACAGAAATGGAAATGTTTGATGAAGAAGATGATGAAGATAATTGTGATACTCGCTATTACTTTGCAGAAACTCGTTGGTGCGCAGATGACATTATTGATGCAGCGAAAAGAAAAGGTATTGTATTGAGTCCGCAACAGGCTGAACAGTGGTGGCTAAAGAACGAGAAGTGGTTTAAGGATACTCTTACTGAATATGGTAATGAGATCCTTTTCAATGCGGATTTTAGTGAGGTATAAATCATGAGTTATAACGGTGGACCTTGCTGGTATTGTATAGAAAAAACCTGTAAAAACTGTCCATGTGCTGTTGCGGAAGCATATGAAAATACATATTTAGATGCACAGTGGATGCAGAAGCTAAGTTGGAATAAAGATGATTGCGATAAATTTGTTGAACGTCTTTGGAAAGAGAACACAGATATCGCATGGACCGAAAATGAATGTGGAGAACTAGTTCTTGATCAGAATTGGAGAGGTTTCCCAATTGGCAACTTCACACAAGATGATTGGTTCCGTTGGGTGGATGAGTTCCATAGTAAAGGCGTTGGCTGGGTTTACGAGAATGTGAGCGTGTAAAAGGAGAGTTTTATTATGGCTATCGTAAATGGATTTGATACTCATGAACTGCGGTATATCCTCTTTGGTGATAGAGGCTATGAGATATACAAGGAAAACGATTTTTACTACCTAAGTGATGGATATGTTCTTGTAAAATGCGATTTTGATGTTATCGCAAAAACGTTAGCAGATTTGCCGGAGTTAAAGATTCCTAATAACGGATATGGTTACAAGTTTAATGAAGAAGATGGCTGGTCTGATTCTGATATTACAATGCTCCACAAATATTTTGAATACGTAAATCCTAGTCGTTGTTCATATTGGGAAAAATTTCATGATATAAAAGAGTTTAGAAGAATTCAGCACAAAGAAATCAGAGGTTGTTGTGAATATATTTATTCGTGTATTGTTTGCGAGATGGACAATGGAAATAAGGCTTTACTAAATGAGAAGTATACAAATATTCTGGCAAAAGCGAAAAAGTGGGGCTGGTTTGCAGAGTGCAAGGATAGTTTAAGCAGCGTTCACTTTATGAATAAACAGAACACTCTTGAAGCATGGATTTGCCCAATTCGTTATAAAGAAGGTGCCATCTGATGTATTACCATCTTGAATATTCTGTTAGACATTTTATGTACGGCGATACATACAGAGGGCATGAAATCTATCCCACAAAAGAGCTTCGTGACGCAGAGCTTGACTGGATGAAAACGTGCTACAGCAAGCCGACAAAGCTTGTCTATACAACGTATGAAACCGAAACGCTCAGTAAAAATAAGATAATAATATAAAGGAGAATGAATAATGAAATATGACACTCAACTAATGGCGGAAATACTTTGCGGAGTGGCAAATGTTGAGTATAGCCCAGACTTGGAAGAGCTTTTATATCATTTGGATATCCAAGCACAGAATCCTAACAATGCGGATTTTAGACGTAATGGGCTTGCTATTATTGCCAAGGCTTGCGAGAATTTAAAGAATAAATAAAATCGAGGTTTTAAAAATGTGGACTTTTAATAGGATTTATCTTCGGGAAAGTTGTATTTTGCTTGTTGAGGAGGACGGAGAAAAGAGTGCAATCACAACAAGTGCATATGACTTAATAAAAATGTATAATAACGGCGAGAGTGAATGTCCTGGTGATAACGCAAAGGTTATTTATTGCTCGATTTTTAATGTAAAAATGAAATGTAAAACGTTCAAAGAACTTATGGATATGCTTGAGAAAATTGTAGCTGATTGTTGTTGAGGTTTTAGATATGGAAAATAAAGCAATGGTTGTTGTTTATGACGATACGATGTGTAATGGTCCTTACCGTGTAGAGCACAAAACAATGGAAGATGCAGTAGAGTCTGTAAATAATGATTTTGAAAGTCTGATGAAAGAACTGCGAGATGAAGGCTATGAACCTGAATGGATTCGTGACGGTCATCATATGCTTGAGGTTTATGTTCCGAATACGTCTATTAACGCATGGTGGGATTTTGAGTAAGGAGAGTTGAAAATGGATACTAACGAAATCAAAATGTTTGAGCAGAAGATGATTGACAGTGCATTTATTGATGCTGTTGATTATGATCCGAAGGTGGCTGCACGAGCTGTGGGAGCACGTAAGATGAAAATGAAGGGCGTGTGTTCCTTTAACGAATACATTAGTTATTTGCAGACCATTACAGGCAATGCAAAGTTGTTCTGGAAATATCAGTTTTAAAAGGAGAAAATAAAATGTTTTTGCTTATCAATATTTATATTGCAAAAGGTGAGGATTCATTTTTCCCAGAAGTTGTTTATAAAAAGGGTTTCAATACGATTCTTGAGGCGGAAAATGAAATGAACAAACAAGTGGACGATATTCTTGTAAATCATTATTGTAGATATTATGAAGATGAAAACGGTGAACAGAATTTTAGTGTTTTGCGATTAAAAGGTGATATTCGTATTGATGCTTGTGACGTATACGATTGGTGGAAAATCGTAGAGATTTGATAAAACAGTTCTTTTAGAAAAGGAGCATTATTATGTTTTTGTTGTTGAATACGGTTTATGAAGAGGGGAAACTTCCAACTTTGTGTACAAAGACTATTTGTGATTCATATGAATCCGCAAAAGACGAAATGGAGTCGCAGGTTGACGAAGCATTGTATTCCATTTATTTTCCAGGAAATGAATCGGACGAGGCTTGTATGAGCCACATCAAAGAGAAAGATAATAATATATACATTACCGTTGGTAAGACGATTGACTGGTGGACCATCGTTAAAATTTAAGAATACAAAGGAGTAAAACAAAATGGCTACTAATAATCCTATGACCGTAATAACCTCTAAGCCTTTTGGCGTACTGAATGTGGATGTGTATGAGGATAACAAGCATCAGTATTATATGACCCGTGAACAGATTGGTACGGCGCTTGAGTATGACGATCCAAGAAAGCGCATTGCTGTCATCCATTCTCGCAACAAAGACCGTCTTGATAAGTTTTCAAGGGGGTTTCAAATTGAAACCCCCTCTGGAAGTCAAACGATGGTATGCTATAATTTGAAAGGCGTAATGGAAATCTGCCGTTTTAGCCGGCAGCCCAAGGCGGATGCGTTCATGGATTTCTGCTGGGACATTATGGAATCTTTGATGCGTGGTAATTCTGTTCTGGCTGATCCTCAGATGGATGCTGCACTGAGTAAGGAGTTCATTGATGTAAGACTTCATGCTCTGTTTGATAGTGTGAAGAATCTTCAGAGTGAACTTGATTCCACCCGTAAAGATCTCAGTGAACAGATTGAGGAAGCTCGCGCCACCAGCAATGAAGCGCTGAATGTGATTAGTAGCGTATCTCAGTGTGTCCATCAAATCAAGGACAAGCAGATGGATGATGCGATTAAAGCCAAGAGTTATACTCCTCGTGCAGAACAGATTAGTGACTGGCGAAGAGATATGTATGACCGAATCAAGGTTGTCGCCAAGACCAATGACATGAAGATCGAAGAAATCATGAGCAAGATCTATCTCTATATGAGAGATGTGTATGGCTTTGTGATTGAGGATGAGCGGAAGAAATTTAAGCGGAAAACTGGTCGTTCTGGTCACATTTCTACAATTGATGTCGTAGAGAGCAGCAATATGTACAAGTCAATTTTTGAATCGCTTGTGAAAGACCTTCATGCAGAAGCTATTAGCAGTAAAAAGGGAAACTTCTTTGACCAATCCAATGCTATTGAGGCAGCTCCTGAAGCAGATGTAAATACGGCTCCTGTAATTGAGGTTGAGGCAAAGGAAGTAGAACCTGAACCGGTTGTAGAGGAAAAACCTAAGAAGCAGAGCGAAACAGCAACTTACCTGATTCCAATTATTGAACCGTTGGCACAAAATCTTGGCGATAAAACCATTCATTATCATAAGACTTATCGTATGGTTTATAACAAGATTGGATTCACTAAGATGGAAAACATGATGAAGCAGTATAAGCGCATTCATGGTCGTGCTCCGAGTCCCAAGACAAAGGTATTTCTTGAAAATGATAAGGCTATGCGGATGTTTAAGAAAGCTGTCAAAGAACTTATGAAGGAACAGGAGAATAAGTAAATGTACGTCATCTCAAATGGTCACAATTATATTATGAAACGGAAGGGAGGTCGGATCTGCGCCACCTGTGATATCAATCTTGCATTGCAGTTTGAATCTAAGGGGATGGCGATTTGTGAAATTAACAAGCTTCCCGCCGGGTACAAGAGTGGACATTACGCACCGAAATCTATGGACGAAGCGACTATCACAGACAAGAGTCCGAATATAACGGCTCCGGCTGTAAAGCAGAGTACATACGCATTTCACATGGAAGATTCTGAATGGCTGGCGGAACTCAAAAAGAATCTGGTTATTACGGATAAGACCATGTGCGATTTGAAAGATATGTATTCAAAAGTGTACGGTGATTTAACTGCCGCAAGTGATGAGATTGATGATCTTGAACACGCTATTGAGTTCAAGACTGTAAATGCAGCGCAAGGCTATCAGCTTATGGCAGAACTCAAAAAGGCTCGCCGGAAGCGTAGAGAAGCTAAGGATGCAAAACTTTTGCTTGAGATTGTTATGAATACAGAAAACAGAGAATGGGGAGATGGTAAGTTGGAAACTGCTATTGAGCAGCTTGGCACTCGTCAGTTTACTCCGAAAGTTCGTGACGATCTGTTTGAAAAGAATTGAGGTACATAAAAATGACGATTCATATTTTACACGAATGTATTGATTCTAGCGATTTTTACGCAGAAGGTAATATTATTACCATTAACAAAGATAAAGAGAAGTTGTCCGAAAAGATGTTCTTGCTTTATAAGGATTGCCGGGATTCTGAAGGAAATAGTGTGAACCAGGACGAAACGTGGTGTGATTCATGTGAGGCGTCCGTTGTTAGTGAGAGCTATGGAAATTACTATCGACATCATTGGAAAATTGACAAGTTTGAGGTGTGAATTATGATGGTATATGGAAACATAACGTGTAATCGCTGTGGCATTACATGGTATGGCCCTAAATGTGGAAAGCTCTATTGTGATGAATGTCGTAAGATAATAAGAAATGAGGCATCCATTCGATGCAAGAATAAAAAGAAACATAAACCAACATTTGTTGAGATTGTGAGAATGGCAGATGCTGAAGGATTATCTTACGGTAAGTATTGCTTGAAGTATGGAATTTGAGGTGAATGTGATGAGTGCGCTTGAAAACGAAAAGAAAATCGAAAATACTGTTGCTCTTGATTTTTCTGACTATGATTCTTCTAACAAAGAAAAACGTCAGAAAGTAGTTAAAAAGAATTATAGCCTGACTCGTATGGAAGCAAATCATGGGTCAGTTCAGCCAATTAAAGACAAAGAGGATATCAAACGTATTTCAGAATATTTCTGGATTAAACGTCAGTACCGCAACTGGTGCTTGTTTAATGTAGGATGTTGCACAGGATTCAGAGCAAGTGATTTGCTTCGTTTGAAGGTTTCTGATGTAGCAGCTACAGATATGAATGGAAAGGTTGTGGTGAATTTCAACGCAAAACTTCGTGTTAAGGAAAAGAAAACAAATAAGTATCGCATTCTTAAAGTTCCGGTCCCGGCACTAAAGTGTATTCAAACTTATATCAATATTGATGGATTGTCTTATGACGATTGGCTCTTCCCGTCTCGGCAAGGCAGTTGGAAGAACTCCATGAGAACAAACGGTGGAACGAGCGTAAGCAAGTCTGATGTGTTCCGTAAGTACGATGCAAATCCAAAAGAAACGGGAGATCCGCTTGATGTGGATTCTTTTGGTAGGATTATGCGTCAAATTGGTAAGGAATTAAATCTTCCTGTCCAACTTGGTTCTCATAGTTGTCGTAAAACCTTCGGATATCAGTTTATTGCATCTCATCCAAACGATGTAAAAGCCTTAGCTTGGTTACAGCATAGTCTTAATCATAGTAGTCAGGCAATCACGCTTCGCTACATTGGCCTAGATGAAGAAGTAGATGACGAATACTACTCTGGGATTGATTATGGTGTGGACACTCATAGTGAAAATGAGGAGTGATAAAATATGATTGTTGGCGGTGAATCCAATGACATAGAAGAGTTTAAGGAAGGAGACCGCGTGGTCTTGAATCATTTACTTGAAGGAACCATCGAATACATATCGAAAATTGGATTCGCAGAGGTTTTCTTCAAGACAGACTGTGGTTGCGGTCGCCTTCCTGTTAGCTTGAAAGAACTGGAGAAAATGACTAATGGCAAAGATGTACATTAAACTCTGGGATAGCTACGAAAGCTATTTTGAACCGCTCAGTGACGCTGAAGTGGGGCGACTGGTGCGAGCGATGATGAAATATAAATCGCTCGAAGTAGAGCCAGAATTCAATGGGAATGAACGGTTTACTTGGCCTGCTATCAAAAGAGAGCTTGATGAAGATGCCGCTTATACAAAAAAGAAATCTGACATTGGAAAACTTGGCGGTGCTCCGTTAGAAAATAACAATGCAGAAAAGAAAACAAGCAAAAACAACCAAAAACAAGCTGGACATAGGACTAAGGACAAAGGACTTAGGAAAAGGTCGTCTTCGTCTAGTGATGAGACGACGAATCCTATTGTGGATGAGTTTGAGAAAAGCATCGGGAAGCTGAGTGAAAAACAGGCAAACGAGCTGATGTCTTACATTCGGTTAATGGGTGATGAGCTTGTTCTCACGATAATAGCGAAGTGCTCAGATCTTGGTGGTCATACGTGGGCTTATGTTCGTAAGGCTCTGGAAGAGGCCAAGAGATTGGAGTGTAAAACAGCAGATGAGTACAATAAGATCGCACCGATAGGTGGTGGCCGAGCCAAAAGAATAGACCGTGAAATGCCTAGCGGAAACGATTTTTTGAGCGGAACGAATTTGGAACATAACTTGGAACGCATGAGAAAACAAAAAGTTCAGGTAATGTAAAAGGAGATTTAGCCATGGACAGCAAACGTGATGAACTTTGGAAAGTGATTCGGACTCTTAGTGAGATTCGGGCGGGGTTTGATTGTAGTAACAGAAGTGATGTAGAGAAATATTACTCTTGCTCTGTTGCGATTGATGTGTTGCGTGATGTGGCAAGCAAAAATTTTTGATGAGGTGAAATTATGGGATTGTTACTTGGTTTGGGTCTACTTGGTGCAGCGTTTGGTATTGACGCAGCGAAGCAAGCGCCGTTTGATAGAGCTTACCGCCGTTTAGAAAATGAATGGGGCACTTGTACATCGGAGGAGAGTAAGCGGTGCGATGCTCTAAAGTATGCGGTACAGAATGGCTTGTGTTTCGAGGATGAGAAGAAACCTGTTATTGAATGGCAGAAGCTGAGAGATCTTCAGTGGAAGTATCAGTTGGCTGGTATTTCTTGGCCGAGAGAATCTGCGATTCGAGATGTGTGCCGTCTGGCGGCTCGTGACCGTGGATTTGAGTATAAAGGGTATCTGCGAAACACATTGACGTTTGGCTATATTACTGATCCGAAAAATATTTGCAAGCTTGGCATTGTAGATTGAAAGGAGATTTGAAAATGAATAACACTCGTAGAAAAGCTATTAAGCAGATCATTGACCGTTTTGATTCAATCCGTAAAAAGATTGACGAGCTTGTGTCTGAGGTCGAAAGTGTAAAATCCGATGTTGAGGATATCCAGTGGGAAGAAGAAGAGTATCGTGATAATATGCCGGAGAACCTACAGGGAAGTGAACGGTATGACAAAGCAGATGAAACTTGCACAAACCTGTCCGATGCTGTGGATGCTCTGGATGATATGATTGGTGCGTTGGATTTTGATTTTGGAGATGTGACTACATCTCTTGAGGAAGCAATGGAATGATTAAGACCACAAACCCATTAAAGAGAAGTGCATGGGCTGTGTTCTTGTACAGAGGCAGACAAGTTTATTCATATCTTTTGCGTAATAGCAATCTTGGCGACAAGGAGCGTATGGTAGAACTGCTGGCACGAAGATACATGACAGAGCCTGAGAATATTGTTGTAGATATTGAATTTAGAGATTGAGGTGATAGAGAATGACCGCGTTTGTAATGTTTGCTTTTAATGTGGCACTGATAATAGCAGTGAATAATAGTCCGTTTGCGTTTTAAGTGGAGGCATGAATATGAAAGAACTGGAAGAAATTTACAATCGATTATATGATGAATATATTGACGCTAGACGAAAGCATTTTGAGTCTGCTCGCGATAAAAAGAATGGCGACAGAATATATCTACATGGTAAAGTGCATGGGTTAGAAATTGCTATTAACATCGTCGATGAAGTACTCAATGGGGCTGAGGCAGAATATATCAAGGAAGCTTTTGACGTAGATCCATATAAAACCTAAATTCTGTGGAGGTAAATATGAGATATACAAAGCGTGAAATCATTAGCGCGTATCGGATTCTCACGAAGAATATTCAGCAAAATGATCTTGGCTGGCGTGGAAAAATGATTTTAAGTGATGTACTTGATGACTATTTTAGCCGTATTGAGGGTGAAAAAGTTGTCGTTGATCCGAAGTATGGAAGTTTTCGCTGTCCCAAATGCAATACGGTAATTACAAGTAGGTATGATTACTATTGCAGAGATTGTGGTCAGAAGTTTGATTGGAGGATTTAAAAATGACAAACAACAATAAGAAAATTAGTGCGCTGCGTGAAGGTATTAGACAGTTAACGAACGAGCTTGATGAGCAATGGAAAGCGCTAGAACATTTTTCTGGAGATTTATATGAAATAAAACGTGTTGAGTATTTGGCAGAACTAAAGACTATAAAAATTCTTGGCGGATCTTATTTCCGTTATGATAACGGCAAGCATACGGTTTTCATTATGGGGTTTGATGGTCAATAATGTAAAAGTATGCAAGAATTGATAAAATCCGGGTTCTAATCACCTAAATAAAGACAAGGATGTGAACAGTATGTGGAGTAAAGTTTTGGTAATTGGCGTAATAGTCTTGCTCATCGTATGGGTTATGGCTATAATGAATGTAGCATCTATGGAAGATGATGCCAACGAGAAATGGCTGGAAGATCATCGAAACGATAAAAATTTATAAAACAAAAAGGGGAATTATTATGACTACTTATAGCCCGTTTTCTGTTCGTGACGCAGTAAAAGACTCTTGCCCTGAAATGGTCGAAACCATTTATGGTCATGCTCCGTTCAGTGCGAAAGAAGCATTTGATGAAATTTATGACCGCTGGCAACGAGTTTATGACAACGGCGATTTATGGTTCGACTCTATTGCTTTCGTTCCATCGCCTACAAAGCGTTTCCCTTGCAGTGATAAAAGTGCGCAGGAAGCAATCACCAAGGAATGTGATAAGGAAATTTTCGCCATGTATCTTCATGTAATGCTCATGGAAATGCCTAGCGATCTTTTCCAGAATACGGTCGAAGCTGTTAGTATTCTTGGAGGCTCCGATATGGCTCGCATTCATATTGCAGGGCATGACATCACAGTGCAAGAACTTGCCGATGCATATAACGAGGCGAATCCGAAGAAAAACAAAATTTGTGTTTGATAAAAGTTAAGATTTAGGAGGATATATGGATTTCATAAGCATTGATGAGATTCGTGTTGGTGACGAAGTTGGCGTAGTTCGACCATTACCGAATGGATGCCATGGGCATTTCCCGCCTGTGTTTTATATTGTAAGGAGAATTACACCCAAGAAAACAAAAGTAGAGATGGATAATGGGCAGACATTCTTGGTGAAGAACGTTAAATTTTGTCGTTCTGATAGAAGCTGAGATTTAGGAGGAATATGCAATGTTTTGTACTGAAAAATCATGTGAAACTTGTGTAGATTGGAGTCGCGTTCATAACAAGTGTATGGATGCCTTTCATCCAAATGTGAACACTGAAACAAAAGGCAATGGAGAATGCCCTTACTATGAGCGAAGGAGAGAGGCAGTTTGCAATATTGCTTTTCCAAAATCGACGAGAGAAGAATATTGATAGAAGCTGAAAACTAGGATGGATTTACTATGACTTACGGAGAAATGAACAACTATATCACCCATGTTAGTGACAATGATTTGGTTGCGTTGTGCAAGAGTGTTTACAAGTTCAAGAATGGAAATGGAGTGTTAGAGCCAACTTCAACGCTCAAAATTCTTGCAGAAAACCTACAGTTTTCTGATGTGAGAGCGTTGGAATACGCCATTACAGAAGAAGCGCATAAACGATACGAGCAGATTGTTTTGCTTCTTATGAAAGATGCTTCAGCACATTATTTGAAATGATGAGTTTTAAGGAGAATCATAATGGGTAAGTATGTGAAGCGAGAAGACGTCTTAAAAAAGCTAAAAGATGTATCAAAATTGGCAGACGAAAAATCTGGCAGAGCGGTGATTGCGTTACTTAGAGCATCTTTAGAGAACATTCCGTACATTGTGGTTGAAGAAGAAATTAAGCAAAACAATAAAAACTAAGATTTATGAGGTGTTAGTATGGAAAGAAATTGGATTATGACTTGCACTAAGTTCAAAATGGTACGCGAACTTCTTGCAAAGAATGAAAAGACTATCGATATGTGCAAGCAGATTCTTACTGCGCTGCAGGCGTGTGATGACGAAATTGTTGCCAGATTTTCAGATTGGGAGTGGAGAGAAGACTTTGCTGAACTTTCGTCTGAATTGCATGATGAAATTTACTGGATGGATGCAGAGGAATCGTATGCAGCTTGCGAAGAGATTGTGAATGACCGGCTGAAAGAAATGTACAATTTATGTGACGATGCGAGTGTCTGGCTTGCTGTTTAATAAGAACTAAGATTAAGGAGAGATACATTATGAAAAAGTTCGTTGCTCTTTTTGAAGGTTGGAATGATAAGCACGAACATGAGTGTATGTGCTATGTTGTTGATGTAGATGATGACTTTGAAAGTATTTTGAGTGTTGAAGAACAGGCAGAAAAGATGGCTCGAAGTGAGTATCCTAATTTAAAAAATTTTGAGACGCTTTACATCAAAGAACTGCTTAATAGATAAGAACTAAGATTTAGGAGAACGATTATGCTGACTGTTATCGATAAAGAAAAAACTAAGCGAGCACGAAAATATGTCAATGAAATGAGTAGCTCTGAATTTCTTGAACTTTGCTATGATTTTTATAATTATAGCCATAGTGGGAACAACAAAGAGAATGGGGCTTACAACAAGGCTCTTGAATACCTGAACTTATGGAGTGAACCAGTTGCCCTTAAATTTGCCATCTATGAGAAGGCGCATAAAACATTTGATAAGATTGTACTGATGCTTCTTGAGGATGATGTTAAACGTTATTTAAATTATGAGGTACAAAATGATTTATACCGTAACAATGATTGACTCGTTCAAGAACGAGCAGAATGCGAAATTCAGTTCGCCAGTGTCAAATACCAAAGGAATCTACTGGATGCCGGATGATAGTTGGATTGCTGGGTACTTCACGGATTTGAAAGAAGCTATCCAGTCTGTGATTGATAATGTGGCCGATGTCTTTGAACATTGCTACAACTATGCAGTTATCGAAGGGTATGAGGAAGGATTCTATCCTGTGGCCGAGCTGACGAGGTGGTTTAAGTATGATGCCGAGAGTGATAAGGCATTTGAAATTGAACCTCCACTGCATAATAATGTGCGTGGATATGCGTTTTAAAGAAGGAGAATAAGGCTATGAGCAGTATACTTATTGATCGGAATGCAGCCAAGAAGGTAGAATCTATCTTCGAGCATCCTGATGAGGTCTATTCGGTATATCTGAAGTCTGGTGGCGATGTCGTCTGGTTACAAGGGAAAATTGAGTTGTATGAATATCTGAGGAGTCTGTGATATGGAGAAATACAATCCAAAAATTTGTCCGTTTTGTGATGGCCCTGCGAAATATAATAGACTCTTTCGTAAATTTGTCTGTATTTATTGTGGAGCAAGTACGAAAAATATTTATCCACCTGAATTTTGGAAGGCGAAAACGAAGAATGTTGACATGGCAAATGCTGAGAAAAGTCAGATTTGATAAAACCAATATTTTGAAAGGAAGTGATTTTTATTAACTCTAATTTGTTAATGAATCGTGAGCGAAGTATTGCTATTGTGTGTATAATGTGCTTGTTAGCAGGGAATCTTGTATCGAAGATCAGCTCGGTGATTCAGAATCAGAGCAATTCGTACCTTTATAATAGTAGTCCTCCGGCAGTGAGTATTGTACAACAAGAGGGAAAGAAGCAAGAAGTCGTCGTAGAAACCGTTATTGAGACTAAGGTGGTGAACTTTAGCCAGGGTAAACATGAACTCACAGATGACGAGCGTGCTCTTGCTGAACAGATTGTTGCTTGTGAAGCAGGTGCTGACAGCCTGGAAGGCCAGATGGCCGTGGCTCAATGCCTTTATAATTCTGCCGTGCTTGATGGCTTAACCATCCAACAGGTCTTCAAGAAGTATGGGTACAGTACCTTATATAATAGGAAGGTGACGGCAGAGAACGAACTGGCCGTGTCCATGGTGTTTGATTATGGCGCTAAAATTTCAGACAAACCTATTCAATGGTTTGTGACCCCGGCGGCAGCTCCTGGCAGTTGGCACGAGCAAGGGGCAACGTTCGCGGGTAAATTTGGCGCACATAGGTTCTATTATAACGCGGAATTGGTTGTGGATGATGCTGAGTAAATGGTATCATCTAAAATTTTAAGCTTTTACAACAACAAAAAGCTGTATTATATATTGACTAAAACAAAATGGTGTGTATAATATATCTTGAAAGTTGTTTATGTGAGCGGAAGGCGGTATTTCGATGAGAGAGAAAAAAGTCTTGGAAGTTATACAGATCGAGAGTTTTCTGAAGTACATAAGAAAAAAGCGAGTGTGGATCTGCTTTGTTTGCAATGGTGTGGATGTTCACATGGTCTGCAAAGAAATGGACGACATTGGTGTAGAGACGCATGGGATTGTCAAAGGTATTGGATTTTTTGGAAACGAAAGTCATGTTGAGTTGCGACAAGAATGCTACGAAGTAAGGAGGATAGAGTTTAGACCGGGCGATAAAGAGAAAGCGTATGAGATGATCTTCGATAACACCAGCGTGTTCGTATCAGAGAATCCCGAGTTGTACGGGCATTAAAAATATTTTCAAAAACCTCTTGACTTCTATGATTGTATCCTGTATAATGTAGCTATGGAACGGAGCCACACATTTATAGAGGAGAATGACTATGGACAACAATATTGACCCAAAGGTCGGAGAGGTTTGGTTGGTTGATCTATCTAATGCGACAGGTCATCAGCAGCGCGGTATTCGACCGTTTGTTGTGACAAGCAACAATAAGAGGAATTTTTTCAGCCCTACGATCAAGGGAAATCCGTTGTCTTCCAAAATATATAAGCGTTCTCCGGTTCATGTCCTACTCTCAAAGGAAGACTGTAAGTTCCTAGAGGTTGACAGTATTGTTCTCTGTGAAGAGACTGATACGCTTAATAAAGGACAGTTCATCAAAAAGCTTGGTGTCTTGTCTGATCGTCAGATGAATATGATCGCAATGGCAAGATGCAAGGATGAACCGTTTTTGCTCGCAGCATTCCTGAGCGGCGTACAACATACTATGGAATTTCAGAATTTTGCCGCATTTGCTTGATTTTTTATAAGGTTTAATGGTACACTACATATAATAAGAAGGAGTGTGCCACTATGCTTACTGAAGAAAAAATCAAAGCTTTTGCCGAAAAGTATTCTGATAGAAGTGGTGAGTTTGTAATATCAACGCTTAATCATGTTATGGATTGTGAGGCCGAGGCCGGGTACGAGCTATTTGATTTCACAAAAAATGATTTTGTGAAGATGTTTGCAAAATACAATTGGGTGAATTCAAGTCGTTCGTTTAGAAATGTGAAGTCAATAATCACTGGCTACATCAAGAGCGAAAATCGTACATGCTTGTACGATCTAGCTGAGTTTGCAGAGAGTGACGTAAGTTCAGACAATATGTACGCGGACAAGTATTTTGCATCAGTTGACGAATTTGTTGACTTTTTAAACAAGTACGAAGAACCGTATCAGATTCGGATGAACGTGATTGCCGTGCTATATTGGATTGGCCTTACTTCTGAAGAAGTTTCTAATCTGACGATTAACGATGTCGATTTTGAATCTCATATCGTTCTTGGCAAGACTGATGTTGACTCAAGATTGATGGATATTATTAAGCAGTGTTATGAAATGAAACAGTATGACGCTCCCAATAAGGGAGGGTACAGGGCATTCTATGTCATGAATAGTGATTACATCATTCGTAAAACCGAGGATAGTATCGGCGCAGACAGTGATCCAAAGATGTCTACGAATACGATTCATAGTTATTTCACGCGGTTGAATGATATTCTCGAAAGAAGATATCATTCAAAGACTTTAGACCGAAGACATCTGACAAGAAATGGCGAGTATGTCAAGGTTTATAACTACTGTAAAACTCATCCAGAATTTAATCTTGTAGAACTTAGTTTCGGGAATGGTAAAGATCCTCTTGTGGATATTATTGGAAGAAAGTGTAGTAAGGTTGCCTATATTAGCTTCCGGCAAGGATACAAGGGCTGGGTCGAATACTTCCACAAAAATTAAAAACAGGGGGCTTCGGCCCCTTGATTTTAACACGCTAGCTATATAACACAGGACACAGAAAACAGTATTTGAATGGAGAATGATAACAATGTCTGATTTCAAAAAATTTCGTGCACTGCTGCAGGATCACTTTAATGAGATGGTGAAGGTCGAGAATCCACTGTTTATCACAGATGCAGACGAGGATGAACTGTACAATCTGTATCTCGACAGCTTCCCGACTGGTACGAATGAGCTGTTCCGTAAGCGTCGTGAGTATGATTGTTCCTGCTGCCGCCGTTTTGTGAAGAATATCGGCAAGCTGGTAGCGTTTGATGCGGGTCGTAATCTGGTTTCTATTTGGGATTTCGATGCTAAGTCCGCTAAGTATCAGCCAGTTGTGGACGCTCTGGCTGCCTATGTGAAAAGTCGCAATATTGTGAATCCGTATTTTGTCAGCCGCAATATGATTGGTTCTGGCAATATGTTCGGCACTGTGATGAACTACGAGTATGATGAAAACCACAAGGATGTATATACTTGGGATCATTTCGCAGTCAATATTCCACAGCGTTTTATTACCAGTGGAGATGATGTGGCTACCAAGATGGCTCAGTGGCGTGATTCTGCAAACGTATACAAGCGTTCTCTGGAAGAACTGACCATGGATGCTGTTGATACTGTTCTGGAGCTGATTGCACAGAATAGTCTGTATCGCGGCAAGGAATTTGAAAACGCCGTCAAGGTCTTTAAGACTAACAAGATCGAATACGACAATACTCCGGCTGAGAACAAGGCCGCTTATGTTTGGCTGGCACCGGCGTGGGAAAATATGGGGCAGCTTCGTATTCGTAATACCGCTATCGGTACTCTGCTGGTGAATCTGAGTGAGGGCATGGATGTGGATGTGGCCGTCACTGCCTTTGAGAAAGTTGTTGCTCCAGCAAACTATAAGCGTCCAAAGGCCATTTTCACTAAGAAGATGCTGGAAGATGCACAGAAGACTGTCACCGAGCTTGGCTATATGAGCAGTCTGGGTCGTCGGTTTGCTACTCTGGACGATATCACTGCTAATAATATTCTGTTCTGCAACCGTGATGCCGCTCCTCGTATTACTGGTGTTACAAATCCGTTTGAGGCAATGGCTAAGACTGTTGCGATTGATCCGAAGAAGTTTGGTCGTGCAGAAGAAATTGGTATCGACAAGTTTATCAAAGACGTGCTGCCGACTGCGACTGGGCTGGAGCTGTTCATGGAGAATCGTTTCGAGAAGAATATGATGTCTCTGATTGCTCCGCAGGATAAGGCTGCGCCGTCTATGTTTAAGTGGCCTAATGGTTTCAGTTGGGCATATACAGGCAATGTGACTGACAGCCAGATCCGTGAGAACGTCAAGAATGCTGGCGGCAAAGTCGATGGCGTGCTGCGTTTCTCGATTCAGTGGAACGATGTGCCGGGTGAATGGGATGAAAACGATGAGGATGCTCATTGCATTGAACCCGATAAGAATCACATCTATTATGTCAGCAAGTGGAATCCTCGTACTAATGGCAGCCTGGATGTGGATATCACTCACCCTTTGCGGGATAAAGCTGCTGTTGAGAACATTACCTGGCCTGACATTAAGAAGATGAAGGAAGGCGAGTACAGCTTCTATGTGAACTGCTTTGCTAGTCGTGGCGGTAAAACTGGTTTCCGTGCTGAGATCGAGTTCGATGGCAACATTTACTCGTTTAACTACGATAAGCCGCTGCATGGCGGTCAGAATGTCGCCGTGGCAAAAGTCACGCTGAAGGATGGCGAGTTCTCTATCAAGGAACTGTTGCCCAGTTCTACCAGCACCTGCGAGATCTGGGGTGTGAATTCCAATCAGTTCGTACCTGTGTCTGTGGCGATGTACTCTCCGAACTATTGGGACGAACAGACTGGTAATGGCAACCGTCACTACTTCTTCATGCTCAAGGATTGTGTCAACCCTGAAAAGCCCAATGGTTTCTACAACGAATTCCTGAAAGCGGAGCTGCTACAGCATAAGCGTGTGTTTGAGGCACTTGGTTCTCAGATGGCAGTTCAGTCGGTAGATGACCAGCTGTCCGGCGTTGGTTTCTCTGAGACGAAGCATGATTCTTTTATTGTCAAGGTCCAGGGCGCTACTGAGAGAGTTCTGAAAGTTGTAATTTAAAGGAGAATTGTCATGGAAAAGAATCTGTTTGAAATCGCAACTCGAAATCGCTACCGCTTTACCTACAAGGGTGTTATGACCGTAGAAGATTTGTGGGATCTGAATGTTGAGGCTTTGGATGCAATCTTTAAGGCTCTGAACCGCCAGAAGAAGACCGCAGACGAGGATTCTTTGCTGGCCGTTAAGAGTGCCGAAGATACCGAACTGGCAAACAAGATTGAACTTGTGAAGTATATCGTGTCCGTTAAGCTGGCTGAATCTGAGGCTCGTGTGAGTGCTGCCGAAAAGAAGGCGCAGCGCGATAAGATCATGAAGATTGTGGCAAAGAAGAAGGACAAGGAACTTGAAGATATGGATGTTGACCAGCTGATGAAGAAGCTGGAAGAGCTGAGTTAAAATAGACATTTTATCGTGATTTTCGTTAAAACAATTAACGAAGTATCGTGATATTTCTTCCTCCGAAAATGCCCTGCGCGGGGCTGACAGCCGGGAAAGACCGGTAATATGGGGATATGGTGAAATTGGCAGCCACGCTTGATTCAAACTCAAGTGTCGAAAGACGTATCGGTTCAAATCCGATTATCCCTACCATGAAGATCAGTTGTTCTAGCTCGTTCGGGGATTGGCCGTACATTGGCGACCGGAAAGACGTCATACCGGTAAAGGACTTCAAGCCAGACAAGAAGAGAAATAAGGTGTAAGCCGACTAGCTATCGGATAAATACTCTTCAGTTCGCCAGAAAACTAGAATGTAAAACGAATGGTTGGCTGTTTCTGATCTTCTATATAAGCTACCGTGGTGGAATGGCAGACACCGGAGACTTAAAATCTCCTGTCGGCAACGACGTGCCCGTTCAAGTCGGGTCGGTAGCACTAATATCCGGGTGTAGCTCAGTTGGAAGAGCGCGTGCTTTGGGAGTATGAGGCCGCAGGATCATGACCTGTCACTCGGACCAGCCCGAAAGGGCATGTAGAATTTTTCATTCACATTATTCCCAGCTCTCTGGAAACGGAGCAGTGTGACGTAGTAAGCTGGGTATATGATGCGCCATCGCCAAGCGGTAAGGCAGAGGACTTTGACTCCTCCATCGCAGGTTCGACCCCTGCTGGCGCAATATGCGGATATGGTGGAATGGCAGACACGCCAGACTTAGGATCTGGTGCTTCGGCGTGTGGGTTCGATGCCCACTATCCGCACCACGGTCATAGAATGGTTGCGTACCGTTTGTTGATCTCCTTTACTATTATTCCCAGCTCGCCAGTGATGGTGCAGTAGTGCTTTGTAAGCTGGGTGATTGTGCAGCTATAGTGTTAGTGGTTAGCACATCTGCTTTCCAAGCAGAGAGGGCGGGTTCGAGTCCCGTTGGTTGCTCCAATTTCGTATGGGTAGGGATTTTAAGCGGTCAGTCCCGGCCGCGCCTGTGCGAAATACCACCCCGAAAGGGGCGAGATATAGGAAATGTGCATCGCTGTTATTCCTTCCTCGTCTATATGATATAGATGCAATAGTGTTTTATAAGGAAGGTGCCCAGTTGAATAGTTGCAGCTGTTTAACTGGTTTTTATGGGATAGTAGCTCAGTTGGTCAGAGCTGGCGGCTCATAACCGCTTGGTCGCGAGTTCAAATCTTGCCTGTCCCACCAACCCGATAGGGTGAATACATAGAATTTGCTAGAACTTTTGTTTTATAAGCGAATGAATAATATGACGTTAATACGTCTATTATTTTTCGCTTATTTTCTGAGATTTAGCTATATAACACAGGATACGAAAAGGAGGAATGAAAACTGAAGCATTACGGAGATATCACACAACTCCATGGATGGCAGATTGAGCCGGTGTCCTGTATCACAGGAGGCAGTCCCTGCCAAGATTTGAGTCAGGCCGGTAAACGTGAAGGTTTGGCTGGTGAACGCTCTGGATTGTTCCTTGAAATGATTCGTGTGATTACAGAAATGAGGGAGGCCACCAATGGAGAATATCCAAAATTTGCAATCTGGGAAAATGTCAGAGGAGCTTTCAGCTCAAGCAAAGGCGAAGACTTCAGATGTGTGTTGGAAAGATTTGCACGCATTGTCGAGCCAGACGTTTCAATTCCTCGACCTTCAGGAAAGAACGGAAAGTGGGAAAAATCTGGAGCGATTTCCGGTAATGGATGGTCTCTTGCATGGAGATTGTTCGACGCTAAATACTGGGGAGTCGCCCAGCGCCGCCAGAGAATCGCGCTTGTCATGGATTTTGGAGGACAACGTGCCTCAGAAATTCTATTTGAGCGCACGAGCATGTCAGGGGATTCTTGTGAGAGCGTCCAGGCGTGGAAAACCTTTACCCGAACTCCTGAAGCAAGCGTTGCTGGATATGATCGAATGGTGGAATCCAGGAACTCTGTCACAGGTGGTGCAGAAAGTGAAGGAACAAGAAGGTCTGGAAGAGAAGGAATTGGACGAGTATTGGAGTCAGACCATCGAGAGACTTCGACTCGATGCACAGAACCTGCAGCCTACACTCTAAAAATCCGTTCTGGATGTGAAGGTGGAGGTAAAGGCGCTCTGGTTCAAACTGAATTGAGCGCAACGATTTCTACGTTGCAAGACCAGACGCTAATTTGCTTGGTAGAAAATCCATCATTACATAATTCAAAACAAAAGATTTCACCGGTGGTATTTGAGAGTCACAGTCAGGACGCTCGATACACTCAGCAGGGCGATACAAGTCCGACTTGTACTGCTCAGTGGGGAACGGGCGGTAATAATATGCCGCTGGTCGTTGAAAAGAAAGCCTTTGCAATGCAGCGTATTGGTGAGTACAAGGAAAGTGAACACGCCAGCACGATGAAATCTCGTGATTATAAGGACGCTACTGACCTGATTGCAGAGAAGGAAACGAAGAATCTACGATGGATTGTTCGCCGCTTGACTCCTTTGGAGGATGAACGGCTTCAGGGGTTCCCTGATGGATGGACAGATATCGGTGACTGGATTGATGAGAACGAAAAGAAGCATAAAACTTCTGACGCAGCTCGTTATAAGGCACTTGGCAATTCGATTGCATTGCCTCAGTGGTATTGGATTTTCCAGAAAATGAAGCCGTATATCGGTGAAAATCCAACGCTTGGCAGTCTTTTCGATGGGATCGGTGGCTTTCCGCTTGTCTTTGAAAGCACGTATGGTGATGGTACTGCTATCTGGGGATCTGAAATTGATAGCTTTTGCGTTGCGGTGACTAAGAAACATTTTCCAGAAGACTAAATCTCATAAAAGGCTAATTTTCAAATAAGAGGTGACACGATGAACAGCAAAATTTCTATCAATGCAACCATCGACCCCGGTTCTTTGAGTATTCCGGCAAGTCCTATCTTCCAAAAGGAAAAGAATACATATCTTTGTCCGTTTTGTGTGACGAAGCTGGAGAAGTTCGAGCGTAAATGTTCTGATTGTCATCGAAAGATGGATTGGAGTAGGTTCACTGAAAAGAAGGAGGAGGTGTTCACTTGAATATAGATTTCTTCCGACGGCGCAAGACTCAGCTTGAAGATACGCTTCTTTTGAAAAATCAGGCCGTCGATATGCTTGATTATCTAAAGACGCACTGCATCAACAATGACCAGTATTGTGCCATTCGAGATTACATTGAAGAAGCTGCGAAGATTCTGGAGAGCGACCTCGAATACGCAAATAATAAGCTACAATCCGCATTCAAACCTAAGTATGGCCGGAACAACAGATTGACTCGTGCTCAATCTAAGATGTTCCGTGATAGAGAATATTAAAAATGGGGTGATGCCGTATGAACACATGTAAGAAAATATGTAACTGGTGTGGTCGTGAAATCAAGCCGATAGGTAGCGAGCAGGGAATCAGTTTTGAGCATCAATACTCTTATGGTAGCCAACTTGATGGTTCGCTTTTGAGTTTTGATTTGTGTCCTGAGTGTTCAGAACGGTTCCCAGTAGTGCTTGGCGCAATGTTTATACATAATCCATTAAAGGACGATTTCTAACGGCGGGTGCCGTATGAAATATAAGCCATCAATAAACCAGACGGAGGATAATACATAAAATGAATAGTGCATGAATTGATTTAAGACGATAACAGGAAACATAAGTGATTATCAATGAAACAAAATTACATAAAGGAGACTTGATATGGCAGATAGAATTTTTAATCTTCCTCAGACCCGTGGTTCTTTTGAGATGGCTGGTAAGGTCACCGGCACCCAGCGTAGCAACTTCTATAACGAGAAGGAGACTAAGAGTGGTGTTATGCGCCGTGTCCTGAGCTTTGGTATTCAGACTTCCAATGAAAACACTTTCTATGTTGATCTGGCTGGTATGCCTCGTGATAAGGTTTACTTCTTCCGCCGTGCCGATAAGGACAAGGGCATCGAGAAGGATAAGAAGGAAGTCGCTTGGAAGGATCGTCTGACTTATGTTGCACCGGAAGGCTATGATATGATTGGCGTTAAGGTCGGTGTTACCAAGAAGACGAATGAGTCTGGTAAGGTTATCAATGATAACAAGACTCTAACCGACTTCGATGCAGCTAAGGAGATTTCCGAGAACCTGCATGACGGTGACAACGTGTATGTCCGTGGCAACATCGAGTACAGCACTTACAACGGCAAGCACCAGATTCGCTTTGTTCCTACTCAGGTTTCTCTGAGTTCTAAGGAAATCGACTTCGATGCAGAGGGTTTTGAAGAGCTGGCTCTGTTTACCCAGACCATTGTTTACACTGGTTGCCGCAAGAGTGATGAGGGCGATGAAGTAGTTGTCGATGCAAAGATCGTGAATTATAACACTATTGAGGATGCAGAGTTCTTCATTGACTATAAGGCAAACACTCAGAATAAGGTTCTGGCCGATTCTATTCGTAAGCGTTTGAAGCCTTATACTAGTTTCGAGTGTTTTGGTCCCATCGTTAATCAGCAGAAGGTTGAGGAAGTTGAGACTGAGAATATCTGGGGTGGTCCTAACAAGATGAAGCGTCAGAGCACTCCGGCAGTTCGTAAGCTGTATATCGAGGGTGTTAATCCTGATTCCTTTGATCCGAATCCCGGCGATAAGGATGCAGAGCCTACCTATACTGAGGACAATATCTCCGAGGCACGGGCAAAGATTGCTGCCAACGCTCAGGCTAAGAAGGACTTCGATGGCAAGGCAGCTGAGAACGATACTTCTTGGTGGGGTGGTTCTAACAAGTCCTCTGCGACTCCTGCTAATGAGGAAGAGGATGACTGGGGAGTGTAATTTTTAGTCTTAGCTAAGTAACACAGGATACTTATAAAAGAAAAGATTTAGAGAGGAATTTACATATATGGCTATGATTCGTAAGGCATCTGCTGTTCGTAAGAAGCTTCATATGCTGATTTATGGTGAACAGGGAACTGGTAAGTCTCGTACTGCTATGCAGCTGTGCTATCTGAAGAATGCAGACGGTAAGCCGTTCCGTGTTCTGTATTTGGATACCGAGAATGGTTCTATTGATAATTACACCGAGGAGCTGGAAGCTAATGGTGTGAATCCTGATAATCTGCTGATTGTTTACACCCAGTCTCTGGCAGAAGTTCAGGATTATATCAAGATGGTTACCAACGATGAGGACATCGAAGATGAGAATGGGGATGTTTATCTGGATGCAGATGGCAAGCCGTTCCGTGCAGACGCTCTGGTTGTTAACTCCGCTTCCATCCTCAAGATGACTGCCACCCAGGGCCTCACCGCCTTCTCGCAGAAGCGTGCCAAGGTTAAGGCTGCATCTCAGGGTCTGACCGGTGATGAAAAGGCAGTTAAGATTGAGGGTGCTGGCATGGAGCTCAAGGATTTCAATACCCTGAACTTCAAGGGTCAGTCTCTGATTTTGGATCTGAATGCATCTGGTGTGAACTACATCGTTGTTTGCCGAGAGAAGGACGAGAAGCATACTAAGGTTGTGAATGGTTCTATCGTAAGTGAGCCTACTGGTCGTAAGATTCCTGATGGGTTCGCTGGTCAGGAGTACAACGTTGATACTGAATTCCGCCTGTATTTCCAGGATGGTCAGCAGCTCGCTTTCTTCGATAAGGATCGTACTGGTATGCACAAGGGCGGTGAGGTTGTTGAGGATTTGACCCTGCTTGAGTATCAGGATATTATTTCCAGCAGCGCAAAGAACCGAGAGAACGTCATCAAGAACGGCTTGAACGATGCTGTTAAGACTGAGGTTAAGCTGAGTATGCGTGACCTTGGTATCGAAAACGATGAGCCGGATGATGTTCCGGCGGATAAGAGTTCCGATAGTAAAGAGCCTTCTATGGATGACATCAAGGCAAAGCTGAATGACCTGATTGCTTCCGCTTCTCCTATGAAGAAGAGTGCCGCACAGAAGGCTGTTAAGGCGGCTGGCCTGTCTACCGCGTTCCGTTCTATGACTGATATTGAGGAACTGAAGAAGGTCGCCGCAGTCATGGAGAAGGAACTGGCTTAATGGAATTAACCCGTAAATGCAAGATTTGCGGGAAGAACATTTTCATCGAGCGAGACCGTAGCACGTTTTTCTACGACAAGACTGGTTTTTATCATAAGGATTGTTTTGTAGAAAAAAAGAAAAATCAAAAACGCCCTTGGACAGATGACCTGCTAAGGGCATTTTTTGACAAAGTGAATGACACTACGGATAAAAAGGTCGATGATCTTCTTTCCAAAAAGAGAGAGCAAGACCACAATCGTGAGCTTGCACATATCAAACAGGAAGAGAAAAAGATTCTTTTCGACCATATTCGAGATATATACGCCCCGGCGGTTGTTCCTGGCAGCTTCTACTCGAAACTTACACAGTTGATTTCCGGTAATTATTACAAATATAGAGGTTCTATTCCTCCGCTAGAACTTTACGATATGTGGGTTCTAGCGAAACCCCGACTAGATAAAATAATTGCCGAGAAAGAAGCAAAGGGTTGTGATATGAGTCAGCGATGGAATTACGACTTGGCTGTTTTATTGGCTCAATATCCTAGTTATCTCGAACGAAAAGAAAGACTAGCTTCGATTCGCAGTGAAAGCGAAGACAAAGCGAAGGAAAATTTGACTGAAACGGTACTGAAACGGATGAAAACAGCACCGAAACAGACTAAAAACGAGAATGAAATTGATATAAATGCAATTCTCGATGAGATATAAAAGAGGGAGGTGGATGAGTGGAACTCATTTCAAATATCCCGAACGAAATTCTATTTGTTGGCGCAATTTACAAGCATCCTGACTATTTGGTCGAGTATGGGCATTATGTCAAGAGCAAGTACGATTTTGCCGATGAAGCAACAAAATTTTTCTACGATGCAGCGTTGATTATTTACGAAACTCGGACTCAAGAATTTAATAAAACGTCTGTTTTAACGTTTATGGCTGAAGACGAGTCCAGATTATCCCAATACAAGCGGCTGAAGGGCTGGTCAACCATCGAATACTACATGAGTCTTGCGAATGACGATGATATCAAGGGATATTTCAATATCCTGAAGAAATATTCGCTACTTCGTGAGTATCAGAGAAACGGATTTAACATTGAAGGAATCTTGAAGCATCGACAGTTTGAAATGTTTGGTGCTCAGGACATTTACAAATTGATTCGTGGCAAGGCCGACAAGATCAATACGGTTATCATTACAAACGATGATGCTGAGATTTTGAATAACGGTCTGCTGCCGATGGTTAATGAACGTTTGAGTGTTCCTGATATGGGCTTGCCGTTCCAGTATCCTATCATGAACGATTTGTTCCGAGGATTGAAGCTGGGCACCGTGATGTTCAATGGTATGCCATCTAATGCTGGTAAGACTAGATACATGATGGCGATTGTTGCATACGTCACATTGGTTCAAAAGCAAAAAGCACTCCTGCTGCTGAACGAGATGGATCTTGAGTCAGTCCGATATTGCTTACTGGTCACCGCCATCAATAATCCTGAGTTTCAAGAGTTGCATGGTCATCGTTTCCATAAGGACGAGCGAGAAATCACCCTTGGAATGTACCGGGACGCGAATGGAAATTTCATCTTCAGAAAACAAAACGAAGACGGAGAATACATAGAAAGCATTGATGAATTTACCGCCCGTGTCTACGAGGAAAGCGAAGAGTACCGCAATGTGCTTGATGTTTGCCAGTGGATTGAGAGCGAATCACAAGGCTTGATTATCGCAAAGGATGTTTCTGCTGATTATAGTGACAAGTCCCTGCGATTTGAAATCCAGAAGGCAGCTCTCACTCAGGGAGTTAAGTATGTGTTCTACGATACTCTAAAGAACGACATTGCATCTATTGGTGAATGGGCAGCGTTCAAGGTCACGGCCACCGAGCTTGAAGAGATTGCGAAAAATCTAAAGATCTTTATCTACGGTAGTATTCAGTTGGCTGAAAATGCCCATGAGTATCTTCCTGATGAGCTGAATTCAAATAATATTGCTGAGTCAAAAATGATTAAGCATGTTGCTTGGACGATGGTTCTGTTCAAGGAGATTCCAAAAGATAAGTTCGCGAAGTATCAATACATCTCTCATGACCCTGAATGGGGCGGTGACTGTGCCCATCGGCTAAATCCAGATAAGCGGTATTACGTTGGAAACATCGATAAGAACCGCTTTGGTGAGAAAAAGAAAATCATGTTTGAAGTGAATTTGAACCAGAATGTCTGGAAAGAGGTCGGTGTCTGCACCAGAAAGTAAGGAACTACAATGGTAAATATCGCAGATCTGAAAAATTACATTCTTGAAGAACAGCAGATTGAGCCGATTCTGGAAGAGCTTGGGTGTCATCATATTAGTCACAAAGCTGGGTATTACCAGTGTGCAAATCCAGATGGTGACAATAGAACGGCACTCTGCATTTACGAGAATGAAAATCTTACTGCGGTAGATTACACACGAGATATTGCCAATGGAAAGACCAGTTATGATTTGATTTCTGTCGTCCAGTTCTTTCTGGAGCTGTCTTTTCCAAAAGCTATTAAGCAAATCTGCGAATGGGTTGGACTTGACTACTATCACAACTTCGAGGAAGACCTTCCTAAAAGTATGTTGATTCTAAAAGAACTCATCGCCATGCAAAGTGAAGGTGAAGAACACGAGGATGACCGTCCGATAGTCCCCATCTCCGAAGCCATCCTCGGTTATTACAAACCTTATGTGAACCAGATTTTTGCTGACGATAGAATATCTTATGAGACGCAGCAGGAATTCGAGATTGGCTTTGATGAGCTGACAAATAGAATCACGATTCCAATTAGAGATGAAATTGGTACTCTGGTTGGTGTAAAGGGAAGATGCTTTGGCAAGCCGCCTGAAGGCGAATTAAAGTATCTCTATCTTGAGCCGTGTGCCAGAAACCGTATTCTGTATGGTCTGTATAAGACAGAGCCATACATTAAGAATGAAGGTCTGGTATATGTTGGTGAAGCCGAAAAGTCTGTCATGCAGATGTGGAACATGGATGTTTACAACTGTGTGGCGACTGGCGGTAAGAAGGTTTCACAGAATCAAATTGAAATTTTGACACGTCTTTGCGTTGATATTTGTTTCGTCTTTGATAAAGACGTTCAACTTAGTGAGCTTATGGTTCTCGCCAATCGATTCGTCGATGGCGTAAGTGTGTATGCTGTAGTAGATGATAAAGGGATTCTGGATGAAAAGGAAGCCCCAACTGATAATCCTGAAAAATTTAAGGCGTTGATTGAGAATTGTGTTAGGAGAATTAAATGAATGTAAAACTCTGGAAGGGGAGTAGGAACGACCTATCAGACCCGATTGGAACGATTATGGAGAACAGAGGGATTGAGGATTATAAGACCTACATGAACCTAGATGATTCTTGTCTGAATTCTCCGTGGGAGCTGGACAACATGGAAGATGCTGTCAGGCTGTTGAACAAACATATCTGGAATAAGTCTATTATCTCTATCCTTGTAGACTGTGATGTTGATGGATTCACAAGTGCTTCAATGATGTTTCAGTATTTGAAGACGATTGGTTATTTTGGAAAAATCAATGTTCTGCATCATAGTGGCAAGGAACATGGACTCTCTAAAGAAATTGAGGTTCCACCTGAAACTACCTTGCTGATTATTCCTGATGCTGGCAGCAACGATGTTGAGCAGTGTAAGGAACTCTGCGAAAAGGGCATCGATATTCTGATTCTTGACCATCACATCTGCGACAGAAAGAATCCTTACGCAGTAATCGTCAACAACCAGAATGGTACATATCCTAATAAGGAATTGTCTGGCGCTGGCGTGGTGTATAAGTTTCTTCAGGCTGTTGATGAATATAATTGGACTGATGTTGCAGACCGGTATCTTGATCTGGTGGCAGTCGGAAACATCGGTGACGTTATGGATATGCACTCGCATGAGACAAAGCGCCTTTGCACGAAAGGTCTGGCACGAATTGTGAATCCGATGATTTGTGCTTTGGTTGAGACGAATAGTTTCAATATCAAGGGTGATCCGACTATCAATGATGTTCAGTTCTATATCGTTCCGATGATGAACGCATTGATTCGTGTTGGCTCATCTGAGCAAAAGAAGCGGATGTTCCGTGCGATGGTCGGTGAAGAACAGACTTTCCAGTACACTCCGACTCGTGGCAAGAATGCCGGTGTCACGATTGATGAGACTCTGGCGCAGCATGTAGCTCGTGAGTGCTCTTCTTGTAAGCACCAGCAAAATAAGACAAAGGATAAGGCTGTCTCAGAGCTTCAAAACTGGATTTCTAAGTATGGAGCGGACAGAAGTAAAGTTTTGTTTTGTAATTCCACTGGCATTCTGGACAGTAATTTGACTGGCGTTGTAGCAATCAAGCTGGCTGAAATATATGGTAAACCTTGCGTACTACTTCGAGAGATGGCCTGCCCTGAAGAACCAGACGAGAATCAAGAGTATTTTGGTGGTTCAATGAGAAATCCTGACGGTTCTCCGATTGAAAGTTTAAAGGAGTTCTTGATGAGTACCGGAGATTTCGAGTCGGTTCTTGGTCATAACAACGCTGCTGGCGTGAAAATCAAGAAAGAAAACGTGCCAAAGGCGATTGCGGATTGTGACGAACTGCTTAAAGATGTCACTATGAGTAAGGCAATCGTAGTTGATTTTGATTTTGACTATAGTAGGCTGACCGTTGCATTGCCGAAGACCATGTACGAAATGCATAAAATCTGGGCACAGGGAATCTCCGAACCGTATTTCTACATTAAAAATATTCCGCTAATTCATAGTGGATGTGCTCCGATGGGCAAGAACGGCAATATGTGGAAGTATTCTGATGAGGAAAAAGGCATTGATTTTGTGTGCTTTGCTGATAATGGTCGGATGATTGGCTGGATCAACAATGACTTCTATGGTGGTCAGGAAGAGAAATACATCAATGCTGTATGCCGGTTATCTTTAAATCAGTACGGAAACAAAGTAACTCCGCAGGCGCAGATTGTTGATTTTGAGGTGATTTGATATGGGAAATTGGAAGCGTGCTATCGCTATCGACTTTGATGGGACTCTCTGTGAGAATAATTATCCTGATATCGGTGAACCAAACTGGAATGTGATCTACCAGGCAATTCAAGAACAGAAGCACGGTGCTGGTCTGATTCTCTGGACTTGCCGGGAAGGAAAGCTTCTGTATGACGCAATGGAGGCTTGCTTTGATTGGGGCATTCAGTTTGATGCAATCAATGAGAGTCTTCCTGAGTGGAAAGAGCATTTTGGAACTGCTCCTAGAAAGGTTGGAGCTGATGAATATTGGGATGATAAGGCTGTGCCTGTGAAAGATGGTAGTCTCGATATTAAAAACAACGAGAAATTGACCATTGAAGAATTAAAAGAAATGGCTGGACTGCCAGTTTGGTGTTCTGATTCCGAATGCTGGACATTAGTGGAGTGCGATAAGAAAGGCCCATGGAAGGACGTTCCTTTTGTTTCTTTTCGGAAGAACGGATCTTCGTTTACATGGAACGTTGTAAATCGAGAGCTTTCTTGCTATCGAGGAAAGGTATAAACCTATGTCAGTTTATATTACAGGCGATATTCATGGCGATTTTAATCGTCTCTTAGAGCTAAATAAATTTTGTATTAAACATAGGCTTGGAAAGAACGACTGGATTATCTGCCTTGGTGATGTTGGTCTAAATTATTATGGTAAGGATAACATCAACGAATGGAGAGTTAAGACCATTGCTGCGGACATTCCTGCGAATCTGTTTTGTATTCATGGCAACCACGAGCGCCGCCCGTCTCGTAAGGATGGTTACAAAACAAAGGAAATCAGTGGAGATATTTGCGGTAAGGTGTGGCATGACCCACATTATCCCAATCAGTATTTTGCTATTGATGGCGAAGTTTACCAGATTCTTGCTGATAGGGAAATTCTGAACTGTCTTGTTTGTGGCGGAGCTTATTCCGTAGATAAATGTTATCGGTTGGAGCGTGGATGGAACTGGTGGCCGGATGAACAGCCCAATGAGAAGACTAAGAAAAAGATCTGGAATATTACACATGACCCTCAAATCGATGACATTGATGTTATGCTCACGCATACCTGTCCATTCCGTTTCATTCCAACTGAATTGTTTATCGGTGGTATTGATCAAAGCACAGTAGACCAGTCAACTGAAATATTCTTTGATGATATATACGAATGCTATCCTAACGATTGTAAACCATTCTGGTACTTCGGCCATTTCCATGGCAACAAGTACACTGACGACTATGTGATGCTTTTTGATGACATTATTAAGTTTGGAGATAAGGTGAAGAGTGATGGTTAAAGATAAAAATTTACGAGTGCTTGATTATATTGATGGCAAGGAAATACTCATTCAGATGGGAGAGGAAGGTTCGGAACTGTCGAAAGCTGCGATAAAGTTTTATCGTGCAATCGACATGAAGAACCCAACGCCTGTAAGCATTAACGAGGCTTATGAAAACCTCGTAGAAGAATTCGGGGATGTGCTGAACTGTATCTATGCATACTATGATGATGACGAGGATTGCATCTTGGCGTTTACATCGAAAGCGAATGAGATTGCTAACGAGAAGCGCAAACGCTGGATTAAGCGTCTGAAGGAACGCGACCAGTTTTAATGGTGAAAGGAGAATAGATGTCAGATAATTTTGTAAATCTTCATGTACATACAGCGCAGGGTTCGTTACTTGACTCTATTCTTACCGTCAAGGAGCTTGTAGACTTTGCCAAAGAGAATGGTCAGAAGGCTATTGCTGTTACGGACCATGGCAAGATGCACTCTTTTGTTGACCAAGTTAAGGCTTGCAAGGAAGCAGGCATTAAGCCAATCATCGGCTGTGAGGTCTACGAAGTAGATAATCAGAGCGAAAAAGCTGATACGAAAGACTATAAACAGCCTCGTTACCATCTTGTTTTACTAGCGAAGAACGAGACCGGTTTAAAAAATCTATTTAAGGTTGTTTCAAATGCTTGCGTTGATGGCATGTATAAAAAGCCTCGAACTTCTTTGAATATCATTGAACAGAACGAGTGGGGTAAAGGTATCATCTGTCTTACGGCCTGTCAAGTTGGTCGAATGAGTAGATTGCTTGTTGATGGAAACGAGACTGAGGCATGGCAGTTATGGAACAAACTGAAATGGATCTTTGATGACGTATTTATGGAAGTTCAGTCTCATGATACGCCAGATCAGGCTGAAGCTAATGCCAAAATTGCAGCTTTTATCAAAAAGTACAATCTTCCGTATACCATTACAACAGATGCTCACATGCTTTCTAAAGAAGATATTGATGCACACTCTGTCTTTGTTGAGATTGGAGAAGGCCGAGAAGTTGGTGAAAGCTACGTTGACTGCTATCTTCAGACTGAAAACGATGTTTTGAGAACGCTATCAAAGCAGTTTGATGAGGACTTTATCAAAAAAGGCTGTGAGATGTCTGTGAAAATCGCAGACATGATTGATGATATCGATATCGGTCTTGGACAGCCGAACCAGATGCCAGAAGTGAAAATTGAGGGAAAATTTGATTCTCATTTTGATTATCTTCGGCACCTTGTATATGCCACTTTTAATAAAAAATTCGGGTGGATGAGTGAAGTGGAACAGCAAACCCGGCGGAATCGTATTGAGATGGAACTGGATGTTTTGAAGTATGTTGATTATATTGACTATTTCATTATGCTGTATATGCTTTGCAAAAAGGCTGATGAACGCAAAATTCCTCGTGGGTACTCTCGTGGTTCTGGCGCAAATTGTCTTTGCCTTTTTATGGAGAATGTTACTCAGATTGACTCTGTTCGTTGGGATCTTGACTTCTCTCGTTTTGCAAACAAAGGTAGAAAGAGCCTGGCCGACTTCGACTTCGATGTCTCTAAACGTCGTCGAAAGGAACTTATTGCTATTGCAGAAGAACTTTTCGGCAAAGAAAATGTTGCTCCTATCGCTACGTTTAACTCTTTGTCTACAAAAGTTGCCATCAAAGATATTGGCAAAGTTCTGAACGAAGACCCAGAAAGCCCGTATTATATGCAGATTCCGTATGAATTACGTAATGAGGTCGCCAAGTTAATTCCGACTGTAAAAACGCTAGATGACCTTGGCGAAGAAGTTGAAAAGGAAGTTCTACTAAAGGATATCCTCGGAAAGAGTAAACAGCTTTCTAATGTATATGACAAGTTTCCTCTATGGTTCAAATACGTTATGCGTCTTGAGGGTCTGCCTAAGAGTATGGGTCGCCATGCTGCCGGTACATTGATTACGCCCAAGCCTGTCATTGAATATTGTCCTCTTTGTATGGACAGAGAAGGCAATCAGATGTGCCAACTTGAGATGCACAATGCCATGGACGATTTGTCGCTGGTCAAGATGGACTTCCTTGGTCTTGAGAATTTGGACATTATTGACGATACGTTAAAGATGGCTGGATTAACATGGGAAGATGTCGATATCAACCATCTTGATCTAAGTGATAAGGCTGTCTATGATACCGTCTACAAGTCGGGCAACACAATTGGCATTTTCCAGATGGAATCTGCAGAAGCACGAAAGATGTGTGTTGAAGCAAAGTGCGATAATGCTGAGGATATCATTGTTGTGAACGCAGCAAATCGTCCTGGTACTAAGGACAGCTTCCCGACGTATTGCTCCAATAAACTTCATCCAGAGACTATCAAACTACTCCATCCTGACATCAAACAGCTTTTTGCTAAGACGCAATACATTCTTCTTTATCAGGAACAGGCACTAGCGGTATTCCGCTATGCAGGATTCCCTGAAACTGAGGTTGACAATGCTCGTCGTGCTATCGGCAAGAAAAAGAAAGATGTTATGGCATCCTTGGAAGTTCAGTTCCGAGATGGTCTTCACAAGAAAGGATGGAATGATTACCAGATTTCTGAGATGTGGGCACTAATCTTGAAGCAGGCTTCTTATTCCTTTAATAGAGGCCACGCAGTTGCGTATGGACTTCTTTCTTACCTGACGGCTTACCTGAAAACTCATTATACTGAGTATTTCATGGCTGCGTGTATGATTACCAAGGAAGATGATTCTGGCAAAATGGGTGTGTTTATCAACGAATGCGACCGTCTACATATTCGTGTCCTTCCTCCAAGTGTCAACAAGTCTGATATGGAATTTAAGGCTGATGCGGAAAAGCACACAATCCTGTTTGGTTTGAAAGCCATTAAGGGAATGGGTGAGAGTGTCGCTTCAGGAGTGATTGCAGACCGTCCATATTCTGGACTGGCAGACTTTGTTCAGAGAGCAAACGGTGGTAAGATTGGAACCTCAAATGTTGTCAAGTTGATTAAGGCTGGCGCTATCCCGACAAAGGATAAGAAAAAAATCTTAATCACTTTTGCAAATATGGTTTTTGAGAACGAGTATAAAGAGAAGAGTTTCCATGAAATGGCATCTCTCCCCAAGATCTCTATTCTCAAAGACGAATACGGAATTGACACAGATTCTATTAAAGACAAACCTACCAGACTCGCCTTATATAATAAGGTAAGAAGGGAGCACTGGGAAGCGGACACATGGAATCGAAAGAAAGAAAAAGACAAAAGGCGGAATGCCTTTATACAGGCGTTTGCTGAAAAGTATATGCAAGACGAGCACATGTGGGAATTTGAAACCCTTTCAATGTTCTTGACTAGCAATCCCATTAAGGATGCTTGCACCTATATTGATGCTGGTCTTGATACTGTAGAGGATGGCGGTGAGGCAACTGCTATTTGTGTCATCGTAGACATCCAAAAAAAGAAGGATAAACGTGGCAACCAGTTTGCATACTTACATGTTTACACGACAGGTGGTATTGTTGAAATGATTTGTTGGGCATCTCAGTATGCACGATATTCAAGTCTAATTTCAAAGGGCAGCGATCTTGCAATCCTTTGCAAGAGAAAAGAAAATTCGTACATTGTTGAGAAGATGAAGCCTTACAAACAGTGGCTGCATGATAGAGAGATAAAGCAATGAATGATGTTTTATATAATGGTGTTTTATATACTATTGACGGAGAGGTTCTTTGTGAATTTCCTGAGTTTAAAATTGATTGGTACAAAGATAAAACTGTAATTAAGATACATTGTACGAATTGTTGCGTCGTTAGAAAAGTTCAGAAGTGGAAGTTTGACTGCGCAGAACAATGCGAGCTTACCACAAAATGGTTTTATTGCAGAGTGTGCGGAGGACTGACAGAATTTAGATTAGGTGCATAATAAGAGGGTTATAAAGTGGCAGACAAGAAATTTAATGAAAATATGATCCGTTGCTACATTAGGATAAAACGAGTCTTTTATCCGAAAGATGGGAGGGAGGTGGAACCCGGCGGCTTCGCCACTTTCTCTGCCGAGGTGGTAAAAGTCAAGCAGGGACATCCTATCATGAGCCGATACAGCGACCTCCGGCTAAAAGGCAACGTTCCTAGCCTCGATATGAATAAAACTTATTCGTTCTGTGGTGAATATGTTCATCATGAAAAGTTTGGTGATCAGTATAAAATTATCTACATGAATGAGTTTCAAGAGATTACTGACCCGGAAGAACAAAAAAGCTTTCTCCGTTTTATCTTGACCGACCATCAATTTGAGATGCTTTATGAAGCATTCAAGAATCCGTATGAAATCATCAAGAACGGTGATGTCAAGTCTCTTTGTACTGTTAGCGGCATTACGGAAGGTCGAGCACAAAAGATTATTGACTCCTTTGAAAACAACATTGATAACAGTGAGGCGTACACAAAGCTAATTGAGTACGGTCTGACCCCTAGTGCTATTGAAAATCTTGTCCGTCAATATCATGGTGCAGACACTCTAGTGAGAAAGATTGAAGAGAATCCTTATGTTCTGATCGATGATGCGTATGGCATCGGCTGGAAAAAAGCTGACGTTCTTGCTTTGAATATGGGCTTAAAGCACAATTCGCAATTCAGAATCGAAGCTTACGTCATGCACTTTCTCGCCGCCCGCGCAGAGGAAGGCAACTCTATCATCCCGGCAAACCAGACAATCAATAGCTGCATCAAGGAACTTGATTTGAATGAGGGGGACCAAGAAGTAATCAAGAGGGCACTTTTCCATCTGCACGATGTCCGTGAAACACTTTGGTGGAGTGATGACCGTCAGGAATTTGCTTTAACTAGAGTGTGGAATCTGGAAGATGAAATCGCAAATGAAATCAAGCGACTGGCGGATGCATCTGTTGAACCGATTGGTCGAAACATGGATGTAGCAATCAATGAGGCAGAAGATGCGCTTGGAATTGAGTACACAGAAGAGCAAAGAGATGCTATTAAAAAGGTATGCTCTAGCAACGTCTGTATCTTAACAGGCTACGGCGGAACTGGTAAAAGTACTGTTGTCGCTGGTGTTCTAAAGGTTCTTCGTGGCAAGTCTTTTGCTCAGACTGCACTTTCTGGTCGTGCCGCAGCTCGTATGCAGGAAATTACTGGTCAGGACGGTAAGACGATTCATCGTCTTCTTGGTTATGATATTGAGAATGGTGGTTTCATCCATAATAAAGGTAATCCTCTTGAAGAAGACATTATCATTCTGGATGAGACTTCTATGGTTGGAGCTCAGTTGTTCTATGACTTGATTCAGGCTATCGAGACCGGAAAGCGATTCATCATGATTGGTGATGACGGACAGCTTGAGAGTATCGGTATGTGTAACATCTTTAAGGATATGCTTGCATCTAAGGTTGTTCCTGTGGCTCGTTTGACTAAGATCCATCGTCAGGCAGCTAAGTCTGCAATTATTACCGAGAGTATCAAGGTTCGTAATGCTACGCAGTTAGTTCCTTATGGTTGGGCTGGCAATGAGGTTCGTGGTGAGCTTCGTGATCTGGAACTTGATATCTATAAAGACGCAAGTGAGTCATTCAACCACATCATCAATCAGTACCGTACCTTATATAATAGGGTAGGGAATGATAGTGCGAAGATTCAGATTGTACTTCCACAGAAGTTGCGTGGTAGTATCTGTACTTATGAAGTCAATAACGCTATTCAGGAAATTGTGAATCCGAGTCGTGGTCAAGCAGAAGCAAAGGTCACAATCTATGGTGATGGAAAGGATAGAGCGTACACTCTGCGTGAGGGTGATCAGGTCATTATCAACAAAAACAACTATAAGCTTCACACATATAATCTCAAGACAAAGAAAAAAGAAGAGAAGTGTCCGGTGTTCAACGGAAACCGTGGCATTATCCGAAAGATTGAGAGCAGTTTTATCCTGGTTGATTTTGACCAGTGGGGAACGATCTTCATCCCTCATTACTTTGGTGGGAATAACATCTGGGCAACACTTGAACTTGCTTATGCTTTGAGTTGTCATAAACTGCAGGGCAGTGAGGCTCCGTATGTGATTGTTGGTATGGACAACTCTGCGTACCTGATGCTGACGAGAGAATGGCTTTATACGGCCATCACTCGTGCCAAGAAGTATTGTGTGATTTGCGCCGAAACCCATGCTCTTGATCGGGCTGTAAAAACTTCGAGAGTGCCATACAAGCGGACATTTCTGAAGGAATTTTTACGGAAAGAATTTTTAGAAAAGCATTGACAATTATGTGAGTATCCTGTATAATATAGCTATAAAAAGTCTCCATCCTTGGAGGCATAAAATTTTCTCTTTAACTACATAACATAGGATGCGAGAAAGGAAAGGCTTGCTCGTAACGACAAGCCTTTCTTTATTGACTATAGCTATATAACACAGGATGCGCAAGGAGGTTTTATGACAGATAAAGAGCTCATAGGTAAGTTCAATGCGATGGTTAAGGCGTTGCATGGAACAAAAAGAAAGACGGACAAGACCCGCATTTTGTTGGATGCTCGTAAGGATTTTGGAGATGAGGCTGATGAGCTGATGGCATTCTTCCGATTCCTGCTTGACCCGGCGATTGTAACTGGCCTGTCTGATTCAAAGATCAATAAGAAGGTGACTGCAAGGCCAGATATCGACGTTCAGTATCTCAGCTGCGGATACCTTTATATTATGGGTGCTGGTCACAATACCGGCTCTGACGCATCCATCGCAACAATCCAGAATTATTTACATAAAAATCCTGAGTACGAAGAGTTTCTAAAGCGACTGTTCACTAAGAACCTGCCGATTGGAGTCGAGGCAGCTACTGTCAATAAGGTGTACGGCGAAGAAATCATTCCAGTCTGGGAGGTTCAGCAGGGATATCCGATTGATAAATACAAATTCAAAAAGGATGAACTTATTTTTGCTTCGCGCAAATTGAACGGAGTGCGCGGAACTTACTTCCGAGGAAGCATTATTTCTCGTCAGGCACAGAAGTTTGAGGGACTTGACCATATTGTTAAGGATATCGAGGAAATCATCGGCACGGGTTACGCAGTTGATGGTGAGTTGATTCGCAAAAATATAGACGGCTTAACCGATGGTCAAAATTTCCGTGAAACTATTTCTATCCTCAATAGTGATGGTAACGATAAAAGCCTGATTAAGTTTGTGGTTTTTGATATTGTGCCAGTTAATGAATTTGAGAAAGACGCTTGTACTGAAAAGTATTCTGTAAGAAAAGCTCGATTACTTGAATTGGCTGATAATCTTGAACAATGGAAAGATGAACAATGGGAAGATTTTGAACTTAGACCGGCAAATATCGAAGTTGTTCCTATGGTTTATGAAGGTACGGACGTGAATGAAATCCCGAAGTGGCTGGATTATGCAGTTGAACACGATTGGGAAGGCTTGGTCGTAAATCGTCAGGTTCCGTATCGTAGGACTCGTCACAATGGCTGCTTGAAAGTAAAACGTTTTTATACTGTTGACCTGCGAATCACCGCAATCGAGGAAGGTCAGAACCGGCTGACTGGCACGATGGGAGCTCTCGTTGTGGACTACAAGGGTAATGAGCTTCGTATTGGCTCTGGTTTTGATGACGCTATGAGAGCTACTGTGTGGGCGAATCCTGATGACTACATCGGTAAGATTGTGGAAGTAAAGTTCAAGGAAAAGAGCTGTGACAAAAAGACTGGTCTTGAGTCTCTGCAATTCCCGACCTTTGTGCGATTCCGATACGATAAGAACGAAGTAAGCTACGGATAAGGAGAAAGCTATGAATCTTTCTAAGAAGTCCATTAAGCACATTCTTCGGATTCTTGATGACAAATGTATCGAAGTTCCTACAAAGGCATCTGCTTATAGCAATGGTGGACGTAGAATTTTGACTCGTGATTTTGAGCCAAAGGTGTCACATGGCATGAATGGCTGGCAACGAATTGTCTATGTACCGTCCGAAGGATATTTTTACGGAATTTATAACGGGCAGACAAAAGAAGATTGGGGCATTCCAGATATCTGGTCTCCTGCACAGCTTACTGATTTGTGAGGTGTAAAATGCTACTTTTAACAAAAGACAAAAGGGTTATAAATTTAAATTGCATGGCAGTTATTGACACATCTGGGCTCCAAGTTTATGCAAGACAGGACGCTACAAGCCGTGGAATTATTCTTGGCGAATATGAGTCTGAAGACAGATGTTATGATGTCATCGATGAAATTTGCGACGAATATGAATGCGGGACAAAAGTATATTCCATGCCGAAGGATTAACTATGAACGACTTCCGAAAACTAGCCATCCCAAAGAAAGAACGGCTCGAAGTTCAACTCACAGATGGCACAGAAGAACACAATATATCGTACATAATTACATCTCTAGCCACTATTAAAGGTGCTGAGATTTTTAAAAATTTTCGTTTGTATTCTGTAGGCTCCGCCGGGGAACTCAACTTATTAGAGAAGCGAGACGGCGATCCCTACTTTATTGAGTTGAAAGGAACAGAATATGAGTAATTCGATGAATCGAGAAGACCGGCGCAGAGAGCAACGTAAGGCACGAATCCTCGCCCGACGAATCAAGAAGGCCGGTGGCCCAGACTTTCTGGCGGGAATGCCAGTTGAAGAGTGGGAACCCAAGATTGGTGATGAGGTCACTATTAAGGTAAAGAGGATTCAGGGTAAGAAAGACTTCTTCAAGATGAGTCCTCAGTATCAGGACTTTATCAATAGCCTTGAAGACGGAAAGCCTTACAAGATTACTAGTACCGGTATGAAGGGTCAGGTTTACGGCATTGACGCACATCCTTATTTCCAGATTTGGAAGGGTGATATGGAGCCCTATAAGGAGCCCTAATGAGGATGTACTTCAGGACAGATTATAAAGAGTGGGGTCCGGCAGAAGCCACTTTGCAGAAAGGACACTGGTATAAGGTTCTTTGTGATGCTGGAGACTTCTACATAATTGACAACAGACCAGAAAGTAACAAGTGCGGTCTGCGACTAGGAGAAATATCGTTTGTTGATAAAGAAGACCTCGAAGATGATATCTATGTCGTTACTGGAAAGAGTGAAGAATTTGAGGAAGGAGGTGAGGCGATATGATTGGTATTGACCATCGTGAGCAGGGTCGTAAGGAACGAGCCCTTGCAGAATATTACAGAACCTTGGCTCGATATCCTGTCGAGTGTGGAGAGCCGATTACATATCAGCTGTCAAAAGAGCAGCTTAAACAGGTTCTCTGTGGAGAGGTTACTGTGGATGAGTTGATTGAAAGGGGTGAGGTAAATGAGAGACAGGATTAGTATGTGGGTCGCTTTCATTAAGATTTTTAAGGACTATCTTATTGCGGTCGGAATCATGATTGCGTTGTGGCTGTTGTCTTGCCTTATCAAATATGGGATTTCAGTATCCAACTTCCCAGATTGGTTTAAGTTCGCACTTCTAAAGTAATGGAGGATTAAATGGTAGTTAAACTGATTACACATACTCCTGATCCTGAAAAGGTGGTAGCCGCCGCCGCAAAACTGTGTTATTCCAATTCGAGTATTCAGGATTTGATGGATGGGTTGACCGATGAGAAGGTTGATGAGTTTCTAAATCGACTTTCTAGCCTTGGTCATGCTAGTCCTACGGAGCATGTGACTTTTACTTTTGGAATCGAAGGTGTGAGCCGGTCTTTGCTTGCCCAGATTACCCGGCATCGCATTGCATCATTCAGTGTACAGAGTCAGCGCTATGTGCGAATGAATAATGCGGAAATCATCATTCCTGATGTTATCGACGATGATAGCGAAGCAAGAGAGGCATTTAAACAGGCAATTCAGACTGCTGAATATTCTTATAAGCACCTGTGCCAGATTCTTGAAGACAGGATTACTGAAGAACTGATGGTTGCTGATTCTCATTTGACTGAGAAAAAGGCACGCGCAAAAGCATCCAAGATTGCAAATGAGAATGCACGTTCTGTTCTGCCAAATGCTTGTTCCACGAAGATGATTGTTACAATGAACGCTCGTTCGTTGAACAATTTCTTTAACCTGCGTTGTTGTGAACGAGCACAGCCTGAAATTAGAGAGCTTGCAACTGAGATGCTAAAGCTGGTTTATCCGATTGCTCCTCATCTGTTTAAGTGTGCTGGTCCCAACTGCTGCGGTAACGGTTGTACTGAAGGTATGATGTCTTGTGGTAGATCCCACGAGATTCGTGATAAATATGACAAACTGAAACAGGAGGCATTAAATGGAAACACTTGACGAGATTAAGAAGAACGTCGAGCACCCGTCTTATTACGGCGGTGCAGATAATCCCTATGAGGCCATTAAAGTGTTGCGAGAGTGGCAGTTGGATAAAGATGCTTATCTTTGGAATGTTGGTAAGTATCTAAGCCGGGCAGGTCACAAAGATGGCAACTCTCAGCTTCAAGATTTGGCGAAGGCACGTTTTTATTTGGACCATAAAATCCGGCTTTTAGAGGAACAGCAGAAGGTTGTTGAAAGTGTCGTAGATACGCTCAAGAAAGTCCCTAACGAGGTAACTGATAAGCTGACTACGACGCAAAATAGCTCGCATGATTATCCTACTAGCCATGAGTGGATTGGGCTTACTTGTTGTCCAACCAACCAATCCGACAAATTAGCAAAGGTAAAATCGACGTGCGACATCGAGACTGCCGTGGTTCCTGATTGCGCTGATGAGGTCAAGTTCTAATGAAAAACGAAAACAATACATACTTGGCTTTTGTGGTATTTTTCTGCATCGTAGTGCCAATTCTTGCTTCTATGGTATTTAGATGAGGTTTACATAAATGAGATACAACTGGAAGTTACCTATTATCGTTATTTGTGTCGTGTTGATTTCCGTTATCGGTATGACATTTATGGTGCAGGGACCTAAGAACACGGCCATCTCTTATGAAGAGCAGATTCAGGAAGCTAAGTCTGGCATTGAGATTCAGGAGAAGCGCAGAGCTGATCTGATTCCAAATCTGGTTGAAACCGTCAAGGCTTATGACCAACATGAGTATCAGACCCTGATGGATGTTGTGAATGCTCGTGGCACTTCCGGTCAGACCGCTCAAGAGATTACGACTCAGATTGCAGCTATTGCGGAAGCATATCCTGAACTGAAGTCCAGTGATAACTACAAGGAGCTTATGAATGAGCTATCCGTCACTGAAAATTTGATTGCAAACTATCGTGGCGATTACAATCGTGTCGTGAAGGAATATAAGCAGAGCGTTCGTAAGTTTCCGAACTCCTTTCTGCTGGGTCTGACTGGATATGAGGTTCAGAATTATGAGTATCTGTCCTATGAGGGGAATGAGGCGGCACCGGCAGTCGGCGACCTTTTTGGAAATCGGTAATGCCGAAATTACTTATCGTGAATTGATCGTCAGTGTTGGTATTGTGTTCATTATGCTGATACTTGGTAGCGTTATCGCTGGAAATATCACCAGAGATTCGCTTGAGCAGAAAAAAGAATATAATACAGCAATTTCGATTGAGTCCGAAAATATGTTCGATTATGGAATGAGAACCAACGTAGGTAATGCGTTTTGCCAAGGCGAACTAGAAGCAGTAGATACCGTAAGCGATCCACGTATCGACGGTCAGTGGATGTATATCTATTGCGAAGAAAAGCATTATACGATGCATACACGAACTGTCACTACTACGGATGGTAAAGGCCATACAAGAACAAGAGTCGAAACGTATTGGACTTGGGACTATTACAGCTCAGAAGAGCACAGTTCCAAAAATGTAACGTTTCTGGGCAAAGAATTCAAGTATGGTGACATCAAAATGCCATCCAGCAAGTACCTGACCACTGTACAAGTCAGTTCTCATGTAAAGTTCGAGTTTTATGTCAAAGATGTTCGTTATGATGGCACATTATACGCGAATTTGAGCGATAAAAGCATACATAATGCACAATTTATTAAGGATAAAAACATCGAAGAAGCACGAGATTATATGATTTCTACAGCTGGTACACGAGTGGTTTGGTTTTATGTATTCTGGATCGCATTGATTGTAGCTGCGGTCGGAGTTTTCTATGTGGCCGAAAATCGTTGGTTGGAAGATTAAGAGGTGATTGTATGGAATATGTAATTAAACGCGATGGAACGAAAGTTCCTTTTGATAAGAGTAAGATTGTAAATGCGATTGAGAAGGCAATGACCTGTACGCCGGGTGGTATCGACGCTCGTGTGTCGAATGCGATTGCTGACTATATCGCAGACATGCCGGACATTCTTTCTGTTGAGCAGATTCAGGATATTGTAGTGGACAGTCTGGCAAATAGCCCGTTCATTGATGTTGCAGATGCATATAGTCAGTGGCGGCAGTATCGTCAGGAAATTCGAGACAAAGAGAAAACCAACGCAAGTATTCTTGAAATTCTTGATGCCCAGAACGACGCAATCAATCAGGAAAATAGTAATAAGAACGCAACCATCAATAGCACGCAACGTGATTACATGGCCGGAGAGGTATCCAAGGAACTAACTGACAGACTTCTACTTCCAAAGGATATCCGAGATGCACACAAAAATGGTTTAATTCATGTGCATGATAAAGATTATTTTGTGATGCACTGCCATAATTGCGATCTGGTCAATCTGGAAGATATGCTCCAGAACGGCACCGTCATCTCCGGCACCTATATCGAGAAGCCCCACAGCTTTTCCACCGCCTGCAACATTGCTACCCAGATCATTGCACAGGTGGCTTCGATGCAATTTGGAGGTCAGAGTATTACACTTTCACATCTGGCTCCATTTGTAGATGTTTCCCGCAAGAAGATCACAAGTGAAGTACACCAAGAATTTTACGAGATGGTTCAGAGTAATGAAATCGATAAGATGCCGGAGTCTGAAACTATCAATCGAATTGTAGAAGAGCGTTTACATAAAGAAATTGCTCGTGGCGTGCAGACCATTCAGTATCAGGTTGTCACTTTGATGACGACAAACGGTCAGGCCCCTTTTATCACCGTGTTTATGTATCTCGATGAAGTTCCAGAAGGTCAGACTCGTGATGATTTGGCTCTAATTGTTGAAGAAGTGTTAAAACAGCGCATTCAGGGTGTAAAGAATGAAGTTGGTGTATGGGTCACTCCTGCCTTCCCAAAGCTCATTTATGCTCTTGATGAGGATAACATTCATCCTGATTCTAAGTATTATTACCTGACTGAGCTGGCAGCTAAGTGTACTGCCAAGCGAATGGTTCCTGATTATATTTCCGCAAAGGTTATGAAGGAGCTTAAAGGCGGTGTGTGGCCTAGTATGGGCTGTAGATCCTTCCTTACTCCTGACCGCACCACTGAGAACGTAGCTAATGCCAAGAATTGGGTTAAGGGGCATAAGTATTATGGCCGCTTTAACCAGGGTGTGGTCACTATCAATCTGGTAGATGTGGCTTGCAGTTCAGAAGGGGACAAGGATAAATTCTGGAAAATCTTCGATGAACGACTCGAATTGTGTCATCGAGCTCTACAGATTCGTCACAAGCGTCTACTCGGCACTCCTTCTGATATGGCCCCTATCCTGTGGCAGTACGGTGCATTAGCTCGTCTAAAGAAGGGCGAAAAGATCGATAAGTTGCTCTTCGGCGGCTACTCCACCATAAGCCTGGGTTATGCCGGTCTGTATGAGTGTGTGAAGTATATGACCGGCAAGAGCCACACCGATCCTGATGCTAAACCTTTTGCTCTCGAAATTATGCAGCACATGAATGATAAGTGTAACGAGTGGAAGGCCGCTGAAAACATCGATTACTCCCTGTATGGTACTCCTTTGGAGTCCACTACATATGAATTTGCACGTTGCTTGCAGAAGCGGTTCGGTATGATTCCAGATGTTACTGACCATGACTACGTAACAAATTCTTATCATGTCGTTGTCCGTGAACATATCGATGCTTTCACTAAGCTAAAGTTTGAGAGCGAGTTCCAGAAGCTTTCTCCCGGAGGGGCGATTAGCTATATCGAGGTGCCAAATCTGCAGCAGAACATTCCTGCGGTGCTTAGTGTTATGCAGTTCATTTACGACAACATCATGTATGCGGAGCTGAACACCAAGTCCGACTACTGCCAGTGCTGTGGTTACGACGGCGAAATTAAAATTGTAGAAGATGAGAAAAACCACAAGCTTGTATGGGAGTGCCCGAATTGTGGTAATCGTGACCAGAGCAAAATGAATGTCGTAAGACGTACCTGCGGTTACCTGGGAACCAATTTTTGGAATCAGGGGCGCACTCAGGAAATTCGAGATCGAGTGGTCCATTTGAGCGATAACTAAACAAAGGATGAAATATGGATACTACACAACAGATTTTAGAGCGAGATTGGGATAATGATTTTGTTAAAAAGATGCAGAATCGTATTTTGGTATCTCATTATAAATATGGTTGGATGAATCAAACATATCCAGACTTGGCTCAAGCTGTAAAGGAAATTTATCCAAGAGTCAAAAAGTATTTAGAGACAGGAAATACAGAATGGCTCATTGATGTTGCTAATTTTGCAATGATTGAATATTTGCATCCTAGTGTTATTGGAGCGCATTTCAAAGGAACGGATAGTGAAGAGTCTCCGGGGTTGACAAGTGGAATCAGCTATAAAGAACTCAAAGAGAGTATGAAGTAAAATTTGAATATAAGTGGTGGGTTGGTGGGATTATTTATGAAAGAAATCATTGTTTTCTTTGTGATTGTATGGGTTATCGCCTATTACATTCTAAAAGACAACTATAAAGATTAAGGAGACACTTATGAAGAAATTTATGGCAATTTTTGTTGCATTCCTCGTTGCAGTTGGCGCAGTGCTTTGTACAGAGCGGGTACATACTGGTTATGTTGGTGTTGTTTATTCCGCAAATGGAGTCGAGCAGCAGACTATTTCTCAGGGTTGGCATTTTATGAGCCCCCTGAAGCATGTATCTGAGTTCCCAATTACTCAGCAGCGAGTAGTCTTCTCTAATGCTCCGTCCGACTATGGCGCAAAGGAACACGCAGATTGGCACATCGACGCTCCTGCCAATGGCGGTACGATTGCAATCAACCTGACTGTCAATTATAACTTCCTGCCGGAGCATGTTGTTGAACTGTACACCAAGTTTGGTGGTATGGACGGTGAGAGCCTGATGGAGAGCAAGATTCAGAACGATATTATTGCTTACGTCAAGGAAGTTACTCCTCAGTTCAGTGTCATGCAGATTTATTCCGATGACCGTGCAGGTGTTAATACTGCAATCACCGACTATCTGAATGAGAAGCTGACCGCAGAATATGGCATCAATGTTTCTTCCGCACTGATTGTTGACGCACAGCCTGACGATACCCTGATGCAGAAGATTCGTGCCAAGGAGCAGGCAAAGCAGGATGCAGAGATTGCAGAACTGAATAAGCAGACTGCTTTGGCTCAGGCAGAGACTGATAAGGTTAAGGCACAGACGGAAGCTGACGTTAAGATGATTGAAGCACAGGCCGAGGCTGATGCAAATAAGGTGCTTTCCGAGTCTATCACTCCTGAGCTGATTCAAATGAAAGAAGCAGAAGCTCGTCTGAAGCATGGTTGGGTCACCGTTCAGGGTGCAGATACAGTCGTCACCAAGGGTGAGTAAACGAGGCTTTATAAAATGAAAATTTTCGCAAATATCTTAGGATTTATTTTATCCTGGTTTATCACAGTCCTTATTCTCTACGGTGTTTGGAAAATGCTTGGGCCAAATTTTAGACTGTGGGTTGCAAGTGGAGTCTGGTTAGTTCTACTTGTGTTTGGAGGTTTTAAAACTAACAAGAGTCAATAAATAAACAAGCAGGGTGGGTGTGGTGGCATGAAAACATGGATGTGGAACGTATACGTCAGTTGATTCTCGAAATCATTCGAGTCATACAACAAGCGAACAATATTAGTCAAAATGAAATGGAAGATATTATTTCTGATGTTGAGTTTGATTTTTATAACGGTCGATAAAGAAAGGAGTCTTATGGATTATTGGTCTGTTGAAGTAATGTACTACGATGATGGACATCAGGAACTCAATACATATATGGTCAAAGCGCAGGATCAAAATGATGCCATGAACAAAGCACATCATCGCTTTGAAAAATCTCATCCCGGTATGAGTTGTATGGTCCAGAGCACAGAAAAGGTAGGTGGTTAAGATGGAAGACGAAAATATCGTTTATGAAAACATCAATCCTGAAGATGACAACGAAAGATATTTTCTGACTCCTTGGGGTTGCCTTTGCTGTGCATTTGGAGATTTTAGCTTAAAACCTCCCGAAATTTCTGGAAAGATGGCTGATGCTCTCATGGATGATTTCTTTGAGATTATGGAAGCAGCGGGTATTTTAGAGAAGAAGGGGAACGATGATTGTTAAGTTCTTAAAACATCTTCCCTGTTGGTTTCTACCAGAGTGCAGTAGATGTGGCGGTGTTATGCTTTACGATAACACTCATAGCTGGCATGATAAATGGCACTTTGTATGTGATACATGTGGTAGAGAAAAGTGGGGTACTTTATGAATGTTGAATCAAAATGTTACTTCGATATTGATCCCCTATTTAACCCATCATATAAGGAAGTGCTCATTATTGAAACCGATAACTGGGCGTCTTGTGAGATTGTAAACGAAAATACTCATTATGAAGTGGAGAGCACAATAAGATACGAATGCCGCAATAATGAGCAGCTTGAAATAAAACATCTTGAAGCAAAGAAGATAAATGGAATTCCGTTGAAGAATCTTTGGATGGAAATGTATTCCAGAGAAGAATGGAGACTGTTATGAATTATGGTCAAACCTGTGTGTACGGTGTAAGTCTATCATACATTATGGCTAACGGAAAACGCAATTTCTCATATTATGAGATTCCTGCTGACAGTGAGTATGAAGCAATCCAATATGTGCGCGGCCAATGGCACCGGGAGCATCTATTTGCTCATTACGAGCCAGATGTAAGCGCTCGACTTTTGTACACTAACTATTGGAGCTGTTTGAAGGCTTGATAAAAGTGCCGTTTTATCGTGAAATTCTATCAAATTTATAACGTAGATACGTTAAATAACAGGAGACAAAATGAAGAAGTGGACAGAAAAGCTGCTTGAAGCTGAAGGATACGAGATCCGAAATGCACAAATCAAGAATGTTAGCCTTAACATGGCCGATCATGGAGTTTTGACTTCTGATTTGACGTTGGATGGTCATGGATGGGGCGTTTGCTATGGAGGATATGTTCTTGGTAAAGGATATGTAGGAGCAAAAACTTTCAAAGGATATGCTTCTGGTATGGAAGCCATCATGCGAATCATGGACACTGTTGGCTGCGATAAGTACGAGAACATGAAAGACAAGTATATCCGTGTGGCAACTAAAGGCTGGGGTAGTACAGTAAAAATTATCGGCAATATTCTTGAGGATAAGTGGTTTGATTATGAATCTTTCTTTGATGATATGAAAAACGACACTGCCGATGATAAGGGTACTGAGGTAATATGGAGAAGAAATACGTAAAAATCTTTAAATGCCGTGGATGCAATCGCGATATCATTAAAAATGATGTTGATTTATCTATTGCTGAGAAATGGACTCTTTCAGGAATGTTTCAAGATGGGTGTAAACCCGTTGAAGTGTCTGGCGGGTCTAGGCTTTCTGGACAGAACAAATTCCTGCTTCATCGGTGTGATCCAGAAAAGCTTTGTATTTGTGATTTCATTGGATGGAAAGAAATCGAGGCTAAAAATGATTAACGATCCTTTTGCAGAAGATGGTATCGTCTCCTGTCAGTGCTGTGGCAGTGGTGAGTACCTTTATAACGAAGATGGTAACCGTAATGGTTACTGTGGTAACTGCGGAGCTAGAATCGACTGGCCGGAGGACAACAATGAAGAAAGTAGTACTTGAACTTCTGGTTGATGAAAACGGAGATGAGGATATCAATCCAATTAAGAGTGAGATTGAGAGTGCTTTTCAACGTTGTTATCATAATATAAAGTTGGTTTCATACGAAGAAGAAAGCATCGATGCACGATGGTTTTGCGCGAAAGATGTAACTCCTCCAGTCCCAGAGCACGGAATGTGTTCAGAGGATGTCATCATAAAATACAAGGACGGAACAGAAAGCGTTGCGTGCATCACATTTAATGGTGAGTGGTATGATACTGATTATTATGAGGTTGCTGATACGGTAGTATATTGGCGCTACATGACGGAGAGAGAAACAAAGCTTGACAAAAAGCTAAGAAATTCCAAATTTCAGTAAAATTATTTGACGCATTATCGCAATAAATTTATAACAAATTTTGATAGAATTCCGCTTTTAACAGAAAGGGAAGGTATGTTTAAGACTTTTAAAAATACTGCTGTATGCGTCCTTCTGGCAGCGATTATGCTGACTGGATGCAACGCAAGTGTGAAAGACTCAGTAGGGAATGTAGCCAAAGAGAATGGCTGGTTCTATCGCATTGGTGACACTCCTATGGTGTACGATAAGGATACACACGTCATGTATTACTTATTCAGTAAAAGTGGAGGCTACCATGCTTACGGCTATATGTCTCCTTATTATAATGAGTACGGTCAGATGTGCTACTACGTTGATGGTCAGGTTATTCCAATCGAGGAGGTGCTAATCGATGCTGACTGAGATTGTTTGGATGCTTGTTAAATCGTATATCGTTTTGATTCTTACAGCCGCAATTATCCGCTCTGAAGAAATTCTATACGATTTCTTACGTAATACTGTAATGTATGACATCAAACTTAAATATGTAAAGTGGACTGTCGTTGCACTGAATATTCTTATTATCGTATGTGTGAGTCTATGGACAAAGGTGATTTAAGATGGATACTAGCTTTAATTTAAAGCACGTTCCCGGAAGCTTTGCATGGATTATTGAGCGAGAGAATGCCGACAAAAACTGTAATAAATGTGATACCAACGGAAATGTGAATATAACATTCTTTGACGGTACTCAGAAAAAGTGGCGTTGCCCAATTTGCCTTGGATACAAAAAGGTTGTAAAAGACGTATATCGAATCAAAAAATGTAAAATCAAGAGAGTAAACATCGGAGCAAGGATTAACGAAGATGGCAATTTAACGGTAGAAGAAGAATCTATTCAACTAGAAGGAACTAACATAAGGGACAATATCGATCCTGATTTTGAGTATTACATTCGTAATATTTATGACACAGAAAGTGATGCGAAAATTGCGGCAAACGAAATCAATAAAGCACGAGGGAACACTGATGAATTATATGAAGATTGTCCCATGTGATATAGCAAATGGTCCGGGCGTAAGAGTCACGTTATTCTGTGCTGGTTGCAATCACCATTGCCCCGGTTGCCAGAATCCTACTACATGGGACCCGAATGGTGGTCGGCCATTCACAGATGAAACACTTGATAAAATTGTAGATTTACTTCGACCTGATTATATTCAGGGGCTTACGCTCACTGGTGGAGATCCACTGTTGCCGGAGAATAGAGAAGTTATTGAGAAAATAGTCCATCGTGTGTGGATTGAATTCCTAAGCAAAAAAGACGTCTGGCTCTGGACTGGATACAAGTGGGAAGACTTATGGAATCAGGATGGAGTCGTAGCTGACATTCTTGCTAACATCAACGTCCTTGTAGATGGTCCTTTTATTGAGGCGCAAAAAGATATTTCTCTTCCATATATGGGAAGCTCAAATCAGAGGGTGATTGATATTTGGAGGAGTGCAGAAAAAGATAATCCAGTCCTTTGGTGGACTCCAGAAGATAAGAAAGGAAAATAATATGAATCCTATTGTAAAAGTGAACAAGATTTATCCTGATGCACGCATCCCTACTTATGGCACTGAGAAGGCCGCTTGTGCTGATGTTTATGCCTATATTCCAGCAGATCAGGCTGACCTGTATGACGAGCAGGGAAACCCTATTATTTTTATTCACCCGCATAAGACCCGTATGATTGGTACCGGTTTGCGTTTTGCTCCTGCTGATGGCTGGGCTATCCTTGGTTATGCACGCAGCGGTTTGGCATCTAAGAAAGGGCTGGCTCCCGCGAACAAAGTCGGCGTCATAGACTGCGACTACAGAGGAGAGGCTATGGTTCCGCTGCACAATCACTCCGATACAACACAAGAAATCGTTCATGGAGACCGTATTGCTCAGTTCATGTTCGTTCCATATTATCAGGCACAGTTTGATGTCGTAGATGAACTGGATGAAACGAAGCGTGGTGATAAGGGCTTCGGAAGCACTGGTGTTTGATAATTAAGGAGTATTGCTTATGCGATGCAGTTTTGGATATACAGTTAAATCCCCATATGTAGAAAGACGTGTTAAATACTATGATGAAAATGGTATCTATGACGAATCGGTACAAAGTGATGACGAATTGATTATCATTGGGGAAAAGCTAAGAAATGGTGGTTATAGATATAACGAAGAACTTGGGAAAGCAGAGACGGCCATGTTCGAGACAGAACCAAACAATCCACAATATAAAGAAATTCTTGCAAGATTAAATCGTGTTCGTGACAAATACGGTATCAAACACTGGGATGAAAAGGAACGGGTGATGTAAAATGTTTTGGAATAAATCAGAAGAAAAGCCGTCAGAAGAACCTGAAAAGGCAGAAGAAGCCAAAGAGCAAAGATAATTTGAACCATATAAATGCTGGACTGTTAATGTTAACTATTGTCTGAGAAATGGCATAGAGCATGGCTTTTCAGTTGACTATGAAAATTCCGATTATCGCGATAAAATGAGCCACAAAGAGGCTGGAGAAGCTATGAAATCGGATGCAACTAAAAAGAAAGAAGAAATAGAAGCACTGGTCGAAGCAAATCTTGGGCAGGAAACTGGCTGGATTAAACTCGGGTCGAACTATATTGCCAATCGAGATCTTGCAACAGTATCAGTGCAGCTCATAAAAAGTACAAGCGAAACTTTTGATTGGAGAGATTAATGAACGATATTATTCAAATGCCAAAAGGTAATTACGTTTTAAAGAATGCTGTCTATGCCGATACGGGCAGGAAACGTCTTGATGGATGGTATCCTGAATGGGTTGGTATGACAATGCAGTTCCGCCCGATTCCGATTGGTTGGATTGCGCAATTCAGATATGTCAAAGACAATGATGGTAATCCATATTATGGTGGAATGCATACATCTCCTGTAGTATCTGTGGATATTGCGACCGATGAAAGCTTTGTGGAGATTAAAACCATGAATACTCTTTATACGTTCGAAAAAGAGGTGGAAAAATGATTATTGTTGGATATCCGTGCATCGGGAAAAGCACATACGCAAATAGTCATGGGTATGGCGTTGGGTATAGCGTGATTGATCTTGAGAGTAGTAATTTTATCAAAGACGGTAGCTGGATAGAATCGTATTGTAATGTTGCTGTTGATTTATCGAAGCACGGCTATGATGTATTTGTATCTTCTCATGATGCTGTACGTAAGCAGCTTTTGAAAAGCGGCTATGAATTTATTTTCGCAATCTATCCTTCTCTTGAAATCAAAGACGAATGGATTGAGCGACTCCATAGCAGATATCTTAATACAAAACTTGAAAAGGATTATCGTGCATGGCAGAGGGCGGTAAGCTATTATGATGAAGACGTGACCGCATTTAAGGAAGATGCAAAACATTTCCACGAATTTTATGAGATCGGTCATGAATCAGAGGATGAGTCTTATGACATTGCATCCGTTCTTGATGAATTTAAGTATGGCTGTTAATTAAGATTTTACGGGTGGGTGGGAGGAATAAATAATATATGCATAAAACTGACGGTTTGAAAAATCCAGTAATCGTGTTTCCCTGCAAGAACTGCGGTTGCACAACTAAAATCCGAGTGGCTTCTTTTGAAAATCCTGATTTGGATATTCCTGAGAATAATGTGATTGCGTGCTATAGATGTAGAGCGGAAGTTGCTGGGGCTGAGTTTGTTTCTTGGAAAGAAGCAACTAAAACTATTTTTACCGTGGAGGTGCCATATGGCAATTAAGATTATTCAGCATAAGCAGACTCCAAAAGAACTTGCATATCATTTTAAATGTAGGTGTGGTTGTGAATTTTGGTCTGATTCGGAAGGTGTTTCTAGTGTAAAAGCACTGAATGTGACTTTGTTTTATCTAACACAATGTCCAGAATGCGGCAGTCGTGTAGAGAGTCACGACGAACCAGTTCTGCGAGAAAAAATTTTTGATGAATAAAATGTATGTTTTAAAGTGTGGTGAACGTAATGGAAGTTTGGGAACTAAATCTTCTGCATGATGGGGATATAGAACGAATATGTATGTGCTCTGATGAACAACCATTATTCGAAATGGCAGTCGATATGGCATTTAATTTATTTGCAAAAATAAATGAGTGGCCTCTCAAACAAGAACATTGCCATGCTTCCGTAAGTGTAAACGACAAGCTTCGTTCTATTTTTGTGAAAATCAGTACACAAGACGACAATACAGTTGAACTCTGGGAGTATAAATGGGAATGTATCTATAAAGAACCTCATGAAGACAAGTCTAGTGACAACTTACTTCAGAAAGTTGCTTCTCGTGTGCGAGATATTCCAAAACTATTTTATGATTGGGCAGAGAATTTCTGCTGGAAAGCGAGAAAAAATGGCTATTTGCAGTAAATGTCTACATAAAGAAGTATGCGCTTTTAGGAAGCAAACAAGAGATAGTTGCGCCGAATCTTGCAAAGACTTCCTAGGTTGGGTCAAGGTCTGTGATGAACGTCCGATTCTTTTAAAAGACAACGTTGTAATAAGCGATTATGGTATGTCGTTTATTGGATATTACGATTACAACAAAAGAGATCGAGAGTACTTTTGCGATTCAAACACCCTCGAAAAAATTTATGAATGTCCATCTTACTGGCTGAAAGGACTTGCTTTACATGAGCAGGAAAAAATCGCTAACAAAGAATATAAACAACGATTGGTGGCTCGCAAAGAATCGGAGAGCGTACTTCAAACTGTTCCTGATGCAGACGATAGTTGACTTTTTTGATGCAATTTGCAGAGCGTGTAAGAGAATCGAAGGATGGTGTAAGAGATGAGAAAGATGTCACTAAAAGAGATGAACAGAATGTACCATCTTCGAGAGCATGGCCGTTCTAAAAAGGTTCGTAAAAAGAATCATCATCGGGCGCAAAAATATCTTAATAGATTTGGTGCCATTCCTTACGATTACGAAAAATACATTTAAGAACTAGACTTTTATGAGGTGACTTATGGGTGACTTTGCATTTTGTAGTACATTTACAGAAGATTATCAACTTTTCAGAAAAAAACTTGAAACTGGTACACTTACGGAAGAAGAACTAATAGAGTTTGATAAAAAATATGGCTGCAGATTAGAATACACTTATTATGCAGATCAAACGCCTGAATATCTCAGACATCTTTTTAAACCAAAGAAATGTATCTATAACAATCCAATCATTAAAATGCGGTGAAGATCATGGCACTTGTTTACAAAGATGACTGTACAAATCTCGTAACGGAAGAAAGGTCATATGCGATACATTTATTGAAGCAACGACATGAAATATCTGTTTATCGTGATTCTGTATTGGATGAAAATTATATTGAATATTGGTTTCAATATCTACCAAAATACAATAATTTCAATTCGCGTGGCGCATCTCCTCTAATATCTGCACCAGACGCAAATATGATTTTTGGAAGTTTTAGAGATAAACATCGTGGAAAGTATTGGTTTAACGGATGTATGCCAGCCACAAAGGAAATAAAGTATCTTAAAAATTATGAGGTGGTAAGAGCTTGACTAAACAAATAGGCTATTATAAATCCGACTGGTATATTATGGGCATTGATGGAAAATATAACAATGCCTGTATCTCGCATACAGAATCGCAACTTCGATATACAGTTCCAATGTCGCCAGAATGGACCATCAATGGATTGGGTTTTGCTTACCTTAGAGAACATGGATTTGAAGATTATCCTGAACTCTATGGTATTGTATTCTATGATATGGAGTGGTGGCGACGAAAACGCTATCCGGGTGACTTTTATGTAGAAATACCAATTTGCGATTCGTGTGCGGATACCTTTCATTTAAAATGGCGTTGTAAGGAATTTCGTGTACATCAGTGGTCTAACTTACGGAAGAAAACAAAGTGGGTAAGAGGTAGAAGTAACTACACTATTTGCGAGCTTGCCCATAAGTTGCCGCACGAAGAGTTTATTGAGTATTTAAAAGACAACGGCATCTATATCGTAAACGAAAGTGGTGTTGAACTTGGATGGTAAAATTTGTTTTGTGAACTACCGACCATACCTTACAATAGTAGATTACGGAGATTGGACTCCAAGATGGAAAATCGCATATTGGATTGATATAGATGGATTTAAGCCTGGATTTAGAATCTCAAGAAACTTCATTCATCCCTATCTAAATAACGTCACGCGCCCATGTTTAAACGTAGTAGCTTATGTCGACATATACGATCCATTCGTTAAAACACTTTTGTTGAGTTGTATGAAAACAAATAAGTCGAACCTAATTCCGGGTGATTTATATCTTGTGTGGAGATGTCCCGGTAATTTTTCATGGCCGGACTGCGAGTCACATTTTACATTAAGAAAGTTCAATCAGAAATATTTATTCAAAGATGGTGACGTGAAATGCTGGGTGAACATGAAAGACATCGATTGGAGCAAACAATGGCTCCTTCATCGTATTTGAGGTAATAAATGAGCAAAAATAATAACGATAATGCGTTAAATAAAAGTGGCAAATTTACGGTAGAATTAGGGTTTTATGAAGGAGAGCGTTAATGAAGGATTTTGACTTTTATAGAGCAAAGTATATTCGTGATGAAAAATGGCAAATTGAGTTTTTCGATAAAGACGAAAAGTACGTTGGCTCTATTTATAAAATAGGGTCAGATGTCGTCCGTGGCTACTGTGAGTGTCTAAGAGACCTTGGTTACAAAACAATTTTATAAAACTTGGATTCTTATAAAGGAGGTTCACAATGATTATTGATTGCAAATCTATTGCACAAGATATCAAAAAGAAAATCAAGAATATTATCGCAGAAGATAACTATGTTCCTATTTTATATATTTATCAAGTAGGGGACAACCCTGCATCCAATGCTTATATTCGCGGCAAGTTGCGTGACTGTGAAGAGGTTGGAATCGAAGCGGAACTTATCAAGCTGCCAGAAAATATTACTGAAGATGAATTGAACAACAAGATCTTAGAAGATTATAATTATAATTGGGAATATGTGGACGGTATTATTGTCCAGCTTCCACTGCCAAAACATATCAATCCTAAGAATATCATTATTCCAGACAAACTTGACGTTGATGGTTTTAATTCTACATCACCATTTCAGCCTTGCACTCCGCTTGGCGTTATGAAGATTTTTGATTCCATCGGTTACAATCTGGATGGCAAGAATGTACTTGTGTGCGGTCAGTCTGATATCGTGGGTCGTCCGTTGGTTGATATGCTGATCGGGAGACATTGTAATGTAATCTCTGTAAATAGCAGCGGAAGTTTTATGAAGTGCACGGCTCTTGCAATGGATATGGTCGATGTAATCATCTCTGCAGTCGGAAAACGTAATTTCATCACACCACTTGGTCTTGATCGAGTAGAGGTCTGCGTCGATGTTGGCATCAACTATGACGAAAACGGAAAGCAGCACGGTGATTGCGCTGACGCGGTTTATGAGATGGAGAATATCAAAGTTACACCTCGTATCGGCGGTGTTGGGTTAATGACTCGTGCGATGCTCCTTTATAATGTATGTGTGGCAAGGTATGGGGAAGAGAAGATGGGGAGGTGATTGGATGAAGGAAGTTCCAATTTGGGAAAAGACAGCCCTTACAATCGAAGAGGCCGCAGCGTATTCTAATATTGGACAGTGCAAAATACGAGAGCTTCTTCAGGAGAAAAACTGTCCGTTTGTAATATTTGTAGGCAGAAAACAGCTTGTAAAGAGAAAAGCCTTCGAAAGATACATAGAACAGGCATATTCCGTTTGAAACTTCTGCTCCAGTGTGATATAATCGAGATGTCACATTGGAGCTCTTTATATAATGTAAGGAGCTTATTATGGAAAGACGTAAAGACAATAAAGGCAGAGTATTAAAAGAAGGTGAGAGCCAAAGAAAGGACGGCCTATATCAGTATCGCTGGACAGATCGAACAGGAAAGAGGCACACGGTATACGCTGGGGATTTGAAGGAGCTAAGAGAAAAAGAAAAGAAAATTCAAGATTCTATTCTTAGCGGCTCTGATTTTGATACTCTTAAATTAACTGTCTATGAATTTGTTAAGCAATACAACGATACTAGAATTCATGCTCTTGGAATTAGAACGGCTGAAAGAAATGCTAGTTATATTAGGAAACTGCAAAACGACCAGATAGGAAGTAGACTGGTTGCTAATACAACTGTTTTTGATGCCAAGTTGTGGGTGAAAGGACTTTACGAAAATGGCCTTGTCTATGACAGCATAAATGATTATCGTGCGATTTTATCGTGCGCTTTTCAAGCTGCATACGAAGATGGTTTGGTCACAAGAAATCCTTTTGCTTTTAAACTATCGAGAGTTATTCCGCGTAATACGAAAGAAAAACAAATTATAACGAATCAACAATATAACAATCTTTTAGAATTCATGCAAAACAATGGATTCTATCGTAAGCGTATTGATGATATTGTAATTCTTTATGAAACCGGTATTCGAGCAAGCGAGTTTTGCGGATTGACTGAAAAAGATGTAGATTTGAATTCTGGAATACTAAAAATAGACCATCAGATTTATCGAGTCAAGGGCGGAAAACGTACTATTTTAAAGCCAAAATCTAAAGCTGGAAACCGAATTATTCCACTATCTCCGATGGCTAAAAATGCCTTTAAAAATGTCATTGATAAAAGACATAAATCGAATAACAATATTATTATTGATGGGAGAAGTGGATTCTTATTTCCAGGGCAGTATAATACGGTACGGCAGGCACGAGATATCGAATCGTTTATAAAATCTCTAACGAAATCTTATAATAAGATGCATCCAGAAGACCCACTTCCTCATATTACCCCTCATACATTTCGTCATACTTTTTGTTCAAGACTGATTCAGTCAGGTATGAACATTAAGGCAGTTCAGTATTTCATGGGGCATTCTACTAGCAAAATCACGTTAGAAGTGTATGCGCATGTCTTCAAAGATGCATCTATTGAAGAATTTATAAAGAATTTTGCTGAAAAGAGTACGTCTTCTACTACACCAATTACTACACCAATTTCACAAAACTTGCAGGAGGTTATATGAGATTGTATAAACAAAACAGCAATTCAGTAAAATGCAGTACACGATACATCGTCAAATATCGAATTATACAGGCTTATATGAAGTCCCTTGAAATAAACATGCCTTTGTGGTAAAGTATATACAATCAATTTAGATGGCTCAAACATGAATGATTTTGTTG